CTTGTTTCTCTTGTTTCCCTTGTTTCTCTTGTTTGGAGGTGTCCCCTCCCGCAAAACAAATCAACCCCACCAACTCCCAGCATAAAACCCGAGACCTTCCTCCCGATTGTTCCACGTGGAACGCCCGTTCAGTCTAGGATATCGAGGTCTTTGCTCTTGATTGCCTTATATACTTGCCTAATACAATGTATTGATAATAAAACCAATAAAAGAACTATGATTAAAGGCAGGGCGTCGCCCGTAGCTATAACATACCGCCCCAACTCAAACGCCATATACCCACAAAACAAGGTAAGCACCAAATATATAAATACACCCATAAAAAATATACAATAAGTAACCGTGATTTAAAAACAATACCCAAATAATACAAATAATTGAGTATCAACAACATAATATATATCAAGCCTTAGAGCTTCCTCTAAGGAAAGATAAGCCCAGACATAGATAAAAAATATACAATAAGTACCGCCTATTATATACCTTTTAGGATCGATTCACGCACGAAACCATACATAAGGGCACAATATACCCGCCTGCATGGATATAAATATATACAAAATGATACATAATAAAGCATTTTACTTACACATTTTCGGTCAAGGCTTAAAATTTACCGCCTTAACACTTTTATGTGTAAGCAAAACATATGAATATGCTATCATTTTGTAAAATATAGGCACAAAAAAGCCCTTCAGTCATATATCACTACATTACTGAAGGGCACAAACTTTAAAATCAAATAAAAACAAACGATCTATTGTCGCAATTTGTTTGCCATGTAACTAACACGCTTACGCCTGCACTTATCCGACTCCCTGCTACAATCTAATTTATTAGAATTGTATAGTTCTTTGGTAAGCTCAATATAAAACTCCATTTGAGACTTTCTAGCAGATTCTAAAGCCTTTTCTTTTTGAAAAGATAGTTTCCTATTCAAGTTACTAAATTTATTCTTATACATAATCAATCGCATTTAATGAAGCCAATAAGAAATAGGCGACTAACAAGGCACAAGGCCGCCGTTATCAATACAGCTAGCCGGACGCGCCACACCCGCCAGATTCCCTTTGGTTTTTGTCCCTTTGCCCCGAACGAACGAGACCAAATACGCACATACGTCACCCGTGATACGTACCGACAAGGCGCACTTTGTCCGTCAATTTAACCGCACAAAATACCCTTGTAAGGGTTGTTATTTTGCTGCTACATATAGCGCATAAGTATTTAAGCCACCTTAAACGCTATTGTTTTGATACATTAGCACGGCTATAACCCCGTTATGCACTCCATACGTGTTACTCTAGCAACGCATGGACATACGCTCTATACATGCGTATATACACCAATACACCCCATGAATTTACATGGCCTATCCGGAAACCGGACGTATTAACCCAACTTGATACAAGGCCAAGAATAACGGGACGATCTACGACTGAGATAACCCCTACCCACATTGCTAAGAGGCAGGCTATTTATGCAGATTCTCGATACCCTACCGATCTGCATATCCTTGTATCAATATGTTAAATATCATGTCCATTTAGTCGAAATCAGTGGCACGGCGCGAACGTATGGACACTGCCACCATAACGCCCCCCTATGTGATTAAATAGGGGGCAAACTGTTTGCTATCTATCATTTTTAGGATGCGTCAAATAATAGGTTACACACTTTGCAATGAGATTAAACGTATACCGTTTGATAGGTACGGCACACTTTACGATACGTTTGTCTGCTCCGTTAAACGTTTCGTAATATATACCGAAATCGTATTCTACAGGCTCATTGTATCCAAAGCGTTTATGAGACGATCCAAGTATTGCTATATCCTCTATTTCACTCATTTTAAGCTTTTTGTTTTTATCCTGTTCATTTTTATCATAGTATTCACGCTCTACTTCCTTGTATGCGCAGAACGTGTTATTTACACGTGGTAGTATTTCTTTACAAAGTTGTATTACTACCTCTTTATCTTTTGCCAAATTGACTAAAGCGGGGACAATCGCTTTATCTACTTTGATCTCATTTTCTTTTAAAATCTCATTAACTTCTTTTCCAGATTTAAAGAGTTGACACCAAGCTTTAACGGCGCCTGTTAATGTTTTTTCACTAGCTTTCTTAACTTCATTTTGCACTTTGTTAATATCTTTATTTGTCATTAGATTTGCCCATACCTTTGGGGCTTATAACGGCTTCAGGTGCGCCTGTTTGTTAATGTTATTATCTTACAAGGGCAAATATACTACATATTTTATCACCCAACAAATATTTTGCAATAAAAATTCGACGATTATATGTAATAAATCTAATCAAATGTAAATATATATTAAAATATTGATTTATATGATTGATAATCAGCAAGTTAAATACAAAATAAGCATTCTTTTTTCGGCTCGCAGATCGTTTGCCGTTCCTGTTTCCCGTTCTTCGTGGATTGGGGGGGGCGGGACCAAAAACGGCAGCCCGGCCGGGCCGATTTCGGGGAGGTGGTCCGTCCCGCATATCCCCCTCCCATCATACCCCACCTCATCCTTCCAATAACGTCCCGCATATCCCCCTCCCATCATACCCCACCTCATCCTTCCAATAACGTCCCGCATATCATCCTCCCCGAATATCCCTCATACTTCCTCACGACCATATCACCTTCCATCTCATTTAATTTGTTATATATTGCGATATAATTAAAACATAATATATTATAAATAAAGAAGTTAAATACATGAGGGGGGGGGTATTTATATCCTTCGTAAAAATTTATTCTTATGATAAGGAGGAGATTTTATTCAAGTTATAAATCCCCTGTTGATAATGGCGTTTATGCCGTTAAACAGGATGGTAGATTAATACCTTTGTCAAAGGCGGATTATCAATGTATATCCGTAGCTATTGTACATGATGATCATAAGATCATGATTGAGAAGAATGAAGATTCTAATCAAGGCTACAAAACAGCCACGTCCGGTTTGCCCGATTCTTCTAACAAGACTTACTCTTTTTATTGGGGTGAATATGGTACGGATCAGACCGGCATTACAAATTATGACAAAGTAGACGGGAGCAATGATTTTGGTTTCCTAAAACCGGAGTCGGGTTCATACGATGGTACTCCTAACCTTTCGGCAAATGTTACTGCCTGGACAAGCGGGGCTTTATCTGATTGGGATGGGAAAGCGAATTCCAATGTATTAAAAGGGGTGACTACCGGTGGCGGTTCTTATACTTCCTACGCGACAGCCGGTCATGTACTTAATACGTTCTTAGCTAGTGCTGACGCTAAAGGATATGATGATTGGTATATCCCATCATGTGGTCAGCTTTCATTGATATATATGTACTTGATTAGCGTCAATAACGCGTTATTGGCTATTGGTGGACAGCCGTTAGATACCAGATATTATTGGTCTAGTTCAGAGCATAGCTCCAACTCCATATGGATCGTGCTATTCAACAACGGGCGCACATTCACCCGATACAAGCGCCTGACCTCTTCTGTTCGATTTGTACGTGACATCGAGTGATCATACACCCTACTGACCCGATAGGACGGGGCTGGCTCCCATCCTTCCGAGCGTCCCCCGTCCTCCCGCCGCCTCCCGTTATTTTTGGCTTCCTTCTGGTTTTATCCTCAAATTTTCATATCTTTGGGACAAAACTATAATCATGTTTAGAGACATACTTCATAAGCTTAAGATCTTCTTCTGCGACGATGACGTTGAGAAGATATATGTAAGGGACAGTACGGTTATCCGCGACAACGAGATCCATAGGATGTATAATGAGATACTGGACGAGTTAGGCGATTTGGCTACGGTCGTTTCAAGGAACTACGTATATGGTAAGATAAAGGACAGGACGGGATTAAGTATCCGTCATATTAGCAGGATAATAAACCATACTAAAGTTGAGGAGATATGATTAAGGACGTAATGGAGAGGGATATGATAAATGGGATATCCACGTTGTTCGTGATGATATTCATGTCCGGGTTGATGTTTGTCATGCCGATGTTAGATATAGGGCGCGATGATATTGCTATCATAATAGGATCAGGAATAATACTATCTTTTATGCTAACCATAATACCGATCTTACTTTCTTATGACATAAGGGATGAGATCATTGAGTTGATTGGGGATATGGATAGCCAGATCGTGGTAGACGCATCGGTGTATAAAACGAACCTGCCCTAAGTAATTCCTAGGCAGATATTAATCTCAATTCGACTTCAAATACGATTCTATTCTATCAGCGACCTCTTTAGGCGTATGTCCATCCCATTCCCATGCCGTATCAAGTTCAGGGATATTAAACAACTCCCAATACCGGTTCTCATAATGATTGGATATCTGTCCCGTTGGCGGTTCTGCCATTACGATAAACCACAATCCGCCGAAGCATTCCTCTCCATCATAATGCTTATGTGATTTACAGATCTTTATATCGCCTTTCTTAGCAAGCTCATTGAAGAAAGCGGCATTGTAAAGCATTCGATATCTATATAGTTCGTTAAATGTATGATACCCATCGGATATATTACTCATCATATCATCTTCATGTAAATATGTTTTCTCAAAAATGTCCTGCTTGCAAGGATAAAACTCCCCGTTTACTCCCTTGATGATGTAATCACCTACATTGGCTTTCATAACACCTTCAAGGGTTTCTATACTACAATCAACAGAAGGAGGTATCCCATTATCAGCGTCACCTTCCCTAATAACTTCTATTTTAACGCTATCACCAGCGAAATCCTTGATCTCATCATTATTAAAGCCTTTCCATTTTACGGCTTCTATCGCAATTGGTTTCTTTACATATCTATTCATAATTTTACGATTTAATATATTATTATCTTTTGATATACCTTTCTATAAGATCTATGGATAATTTAGCGCCCAGCTCTTCCTCCAACAGGTTAAGGTGGTTCCGGTGCAGGCATCCGCCCCGCTCCACCTCCCTAAAGCCGGCCCCGTCCCGGATCCTGACCAGCCCTTTCCTTGGATCCATGTCGATCAGATCCCGAAGCTCGTTCATGTTCTTAAACCGGTTCTCTATCACCTTAAATACATCGATCTTAGGTTTCTTATCCTTGATCTTTATCTTAACCCTTCCGCTCATGATCACCTCCCCGTGCTTCCGAATCCACCATCGCCTCTATCGGTATATCCGAGGTCATCCAACGACTTCACCTGATCCCATACGATACGTTCCCTCCTACGGATAAGCAATTGAGCTACCTTGTCCCCAACCGAATAAGAAGGATCATCATAGCAATCCACACGTCTACATGCTACCATAATCTCGCCTCTATATCCTTCGTCAACGGTTCCCGGGGCGTTTTGGATAACAGACTTTGTTTTGGTGATGCTACTACGAGGGCGTATTTCCATCTCATAATCCTCCGGCAATGCTACATGTACACCGGTATGATATATGGTCCTGCCTCCGTCAAGTTCTACATCCTTGACGAACAGATCCATGCAAGCGTCCTCCTTATGGGCGTACTTAGGCAATATCGCTCCTTCTTCCAGCCATATCTTGACCTTACAAGCATCTATATCTTCAAGTAATGATTCTACCTCATTATAACTCATTGGTTGTTCTGACGCCAATGAAATGGCTCTTGCCAATAAATCTTTAATCTTACTCATCGTATCTTGTTTTTAAATTCCTTTCCTTTCGGACATTGTAATTTACATTCCTCGCCACAAGCGGAACGGTTGGGGTCTCATTCCGGGTGCCCCTCTTCCCCCGTACGGCCAGTAGGCGTAATCGCAGACGCTCCAGAACGCCTCCATCGCCTTGATCTTGGCATCGACGGTTATCTTCTCCTTCACCTTTTTCATGCTCTTCCTGAACTCATCTTTCATATCCTTCCCTTCTATCTGTCTGGCCTTACGTCTCTCGTTCCACCAATTGTAGTAGAATTTGTCTGCCATCTTATAAGCTTCGGGGTCAAATTTATCACGATGCAGGACAGGTGCGTCCTTGATCTTTCTCAAATTCCTGCCACAAACATAAGCAAGCCCGGCGTACGGAGGTATGTCCTTAGGATCAACCAACCCATCCGGCACGCAGTAGTAGAAGTAATTGGGGCGGCCGTACCTAGTCCAGCCTCCGGCCTCGTACAGGGCTTGCCTTCTAACCTCGAACCAGCCTTGCATTACTTGGCGCTTTTCCTGTTTCTCGAAATCCTTGTTATAGTCAGCTAACGAGATTTTTACCTCAACTTCATAAGCGTACATAGATCTGGTTATAGCCAGATAATCGGACTCCCGGTTATATACATACAGGTTATTTATCACCCATTTAGGAGATACCAAGAACTGTCTGTTAAGGATATCCAATATCCCTCTTTCAGTGTACTCAGTACCTTTATTTGATTGCCGTGTTCCCATCTCCAGTAAGAGGATTATTCCTATATCCTACCGCCATTATAGCGTTACCTATCGACATTCTCAACTTATCCATATCTTTATCATGGAACGAGAAAGCGGTTAGGATATGGCCATTGGTCTTATCATAAGATTTTATCATCAACACAGCCACATACTCACCCATCATCTTACCATTCATGATATCAAGATCAATTATGCCGTGATCTATTAGATCAACCACATCCCATCCTAATGGCAGGTACTTTTTTATTTGATTAATGTCCATACCAAATATTATTTATAAAAAGGAGGGCCGTGCTACCCTCCTATGGATACACACGAAAAATAGAACTGAAAGCGATCCTAAGCACGTAGGATTTTATTAATTCCCGTAGGCTGTCTACCGGTTATCATTAACTACCGACCTACGGGAATATGTTTAAGAAAACACCATGTGGGGAGTGGGGGAATCGAACCCTTATCCACGCTACGATTAGGAATCGTAAATTCTATCCGTTAAATTAACTCCCCTTTATTCAAAGATCTATAAATTGTATATAATTACCAAACGATATTTTAGCGAATCCGGCTGGAATCGAACCAGCATCTCCAATATTATGGTAATCATCCAATGATCCTCGGATCCATATGTCCCGATCCTCCCGGACAAGGACATCAAACAAAATCTAAACTCTAAATCTAATGACAAACTCTATTAATCCAACTGTGGACCCGACCGGGCTTGAACCGACAACCTTCTGGTTATGAGCCAGATGATCCAACCAATTGATCTACGGGTCCTAAATAACCACATCGGCTTTCACAAGAGGATGTGGATCGGAATTTCTCGAAAATTATATAGTAATATCATGAAACTATTGTCCAACATTCTAGCATATAGCACCAATCCTCGAACGGGAACGTCTCTACACCAGACCTACCCCATCCCGTCCCCCAACTGTTCTGTAGGACGAAGCCGGCCTTGTCCCAGCCGGTGAGGATAACGGCATGACCTCCCAAGTTCTGCCCTTGGCCTTGCCAGAATCTATTACCATAATTATAGCAATACAGACCTATAACCAAAGGCCCATTCAGCATCAAAGCTACCTTAGCCGATACCGGATCTATGATCCTAGCGTAACTGTTTATTTTCTCCCCATCTACGCCTACGTTCTTGATAGACTTGATAGCGTCACGAAGAACCATCCCGTCTTGATCCTTATCCTCTCTCAGATCATATATATCGTAGGGAGAGATCTTAGCCGGTCTTTTAATAGCCCTTATACTCTTTCTCCAGTTAAGTATCTCAGCTAAGCTTACCGCAGCGCAAATAGGAGAAGATCCTTGATCCACTACGCTATCAACGTTATTGACCTTATACTCATCAGGGACAGCCTCATGCTGCATATTCATAATAGCGTCCCTGTCATCCGCTGGTGATGGTATGTAACCTAGCCCGTATTTCATTGCTTATCTTTTTTATGGTAATCAATTATCTTGATATTAAACGTATCGGATCTTTGCCTTACCTGTATAGACCCCCTAGCCTTCCCCTTGGCGTCGTACAGGGCGGTAAAGCCAAAGTTATCGACCCGGCCGTCGTCCAGCGTAAACCGCCACTCCTTCCATTGGCCCATCACGGTCCCGGAAGACACTATAGAATCCACTACATAAGATATGTCAGTAGTATCATATTCCGTATAATAGGTTCTTGACGTACTGCATCCGACAACCGCTAAGGTAAATAACGTTAACAAGAAAAACAAGATCTTATTCACTTTTCTTAGATTTTTTACGTTTCTTAGATTTCTTCTTATCATCCGTCTTATTCTCGACATTTACGTCAATACCGGCATCAGAGACCTCAGGGGCGTTATTTTCAGGTATATCAATATGACCTGAGTTAGGATCCATCTTATCCTCATCAACAACAACCTCATTAGGAACATCGATGTCTAAAATCTCTGCCTCCAGATACTTGATACGATCTGACATGATTTTATTCTGGTCCTCAAGTTCCTTATATCTTCTTCTAGCCTCATCGAGTAATTTAGATGATAGTTTATGTTTCTTCTCGATATCCATATAAGCCCGTTTAAGAGTCTCTTTATCTTTTACCGACTCATTATATATCTCTCTTGATTTACTAAGCTCATTACCCATCTTAATTATAATAGAATCCTTTTGTTCTATATCCATATTAAGGGAATCGGAAAGAGTTTCAAGATACCCTACTTTCTCTTCTAATTCCGTTATCTTCTTGCGGGAATCCTCATAATCTCTTTTTAATCTACTTGAATAGCTAATAGCCTCATCAAGATCCTGTTTTAGAGTATTTATATAGCTACTCTTTACTATCTTCAATCCGAACATCCTCATTACTTTTATAAGTTCTAAAAATATCGGCTTTTATCTTGCCGACTATAATTAACTCAGCTATATGTTTGTCTTTCTCGACTATAGCCATATCCTTACGGACATTAGTGACCCTGATCATGATATTCCCGTTATTAGACGAGACGAACGGTGATCCTACCAAAGTAAGTCCCGTATCTCCGGTAAACGACGGCAGCATCATCAACACCCCTATGGTATTATCCGGGAACGATGCCCATACCCCTGTGTCTATATCAAGGACATCACCCTGTCCTAATGGGAAAGCATTACCCTGCTTGATAGGAATATCCTTACCCAACGAGTTCCATGCTTTCGAGAATCTTACGGAGTTAAGGAATATCTTCCCCTCTTTCTCCATCACCCCTACCATAGGTTCGCAATTCAATCTAACCTCGTTTTGTTTATCATCTGGCTTCTCCTCAAGCTCATCAAGGTCTCTGGCTGATGTAAACGACTTGCTTTCCAGAAGCTTTTTAATATCCTCAATACTGGCCATTATAATTTGATTATTAAATAAACGATCTTCAATCCTAACTTCAAATCAGATGTCTTCTCGAACATCTCCCTAAGAGGTAAGATAGTAGCGTCAAGATCTGACGCTACCCATTCTCCATCCTTATAATACATATCCTTTTCCTCGGAATACGCTATACAAGATCGATGCCCTAGGTTCTTCATAACCGTATCTACCTTATTTTGGGTAGGCATCGAGACACGATTCACTTTAGTAGATATATTGAAATTACTCTCCATTAACTTTCTGATTTTTAATTAGTTAATTAAAATGGAAGATCACTGTCGTCTCCAAAAGGAGGATATTGAGGAGGTTGTTGTTGACCTCCAAACAAAGGGGCTTGCGCTTGCTGCGGAGCCTGCGTAGCGTATGACGGTGGGGGCGTTTGCGTTATAGCCTCACCAGCGTTGTTTTGGCTTGGAGACTGAACCGGTCTCACGCCATCCGCTTTAATACTTTGGATATATTTATTAAGTACCTGATAAGCGAAAGCGTCTTGGGTCGTATAATCAAACTTCTTATTCCCCATTATATCAGTACTCTCAACCCTGTCAGGCCATCCATTCTGCCCGTTCTTATAATATTGCTGGATAAGCTCGTCCTTCCCATCTGGAGTTTCCCTAGCGTATGAAATGAAAAAATTACCGGGAGCATATTGATCCCCTTTCTTAGCATGAGCAGGATTGATCACCACCTTACGTTTCAGGTCGATATTAGGCAAGTACCTTACCAGTGACTTAACGTAATTATTGATACCTCCTTTTTGAGTCATCAAAGGAACGTTTATAAAGTAATTACCATCCTCATCACTTATCTTTATGGATAAGTATTTGGCATTTATTCCATTGAACTCCACTTCTCGCACATTGATATCAGACAAATAACCTTCGATACCGTTCCAGAATACCCTCCAATAAGAAACGGCTCCGGTCTTCTCGTTTATATGCTCCTCGAAACCTTCCTTTGGTTCTCTTGATGACTGATATAATAATCCGCTACCACTTACTTTAAAGTAATGGTTATTACCACCTGATGAATTTTCTCTAACTCCCATTTTATGTATTTTTAAATATTAAACAATAACTGATGATGACAAGAAATACTCGTTCTTATTATCCTCCCCATAAATCTTATTGAAATGAGATTTATGATCATGCTCGATAACCACCCTATTACATGAGACGCTTTTTATAATACCAAGATATCTTCCACATAATACGTTACATATAATATCTTCACCATGATAAGACAAAGAAGCAAGTCTCTCCTTACATGATTTACCGGAAGACGGGTTCTCTGACATAATACCGCATCCTTTATCGGTAAATATCAACTTGCAATGATCGAACTCATTTACCTTAAGATTGTTTTGGAGGGCTTGGACGAGTAGATCCTTATCAAAGACATAGGTACTTGTTTTGACAAAATGCTCGTCCACGAACCTCCAATTTGGATAATTACCCTCAAAATGGGTCTCATACATATCCATATCAGGCGTAGAGAAATAAGTCTTAGTATCGTCCGCTTTTATAGACAACATATCCGATGACTTATCGATATGCTTATCAAGCAATATCGCAGATTCGTTCGATACCGGTATAAACATCTTCTCTACCTTATCCTGATTAGGGACAAAATACCTGTAAATAGTATTTCTATCCGTACTTACTATATTAATATTAATATCATCAATATCAATAACCACATTCTCGATGCATGGATAAAAGTCATCTACCTCCGTATAATCGCTGGCTTTGTTAAGAACCGAAACATAATCGCTCATCTTAACCTTAATTCCTCCATCAAGTATCTTATGTACCTGTGGGAATGTATTGATATCAAAAGCCGGACAACTATACTCACCAGAAGCGTAGTGGATCGTGATCTGATCTTTTCTATCCGAAAGCAGTATCGTAATCTCACAATTCTTCTGTTTTTTCATGAACTTAATAAAAGAGCTTGCCTCTACCAAGAAAGAGAAGTTAGAGTCAGCCTCGACCTCCAATCGCTCTATAACACATACCTTGGCATTTACGGAAGTGATATAAGCCAGATTATTGACAACATCTATCTTAAGATCCTTATAAAGGGAGTTGGAACCGGCGTTCTTAACCACCGTCTCCAATTTGCCCAACTTCTCATTTAATGACTTCGACAAGCATCTTATAAGCATAACGAACAACTTTTTATTACATCGCAAATATAATCATAATTATATTAATACAAATACAATAAATACTTAATAGTATTAAAATAGTTTAAACTTACGTCTAATATACTCGGCTATAAGCGTGGCGTCACACATTCCGTCTTGTATCTTAGTAGGTTGTACTCCTTTTCCTGACCATGGTTTCACGAAAGAAACCAAAGGGAAAAGGCGCATGGCACATCGGATGGAGGTAGCCTTCGTGTCTAACTTCGCCGCCGTATACACCCGATCGGCTGTCGTATGAAGTTCCTTCTGCCAGGTCTTTGGTTGCACCTCCTCGAACATGAACCTAACATCCGGGTGAGATCCGTATCGCTCCATCATCTCCACCATCATAGCGAATAGGGCGTTCGGTTCCCGGCGTCTCCCGCCAAAGGTGAAGTTGCTGGCTGCCGAGCTGTTGTGGATGCTATGGACATCCTCGACGGCGATCGCCAGCGTCCCGCCTCCCTTTTCTTGGATCTTGTCAGCGGCATCGAGGAAGAAGCTTGATATAGCCCTAAGATCTATATCCCCCTTAACCGATATCCTTGGAGTCATAATTACCTTAATATCCCCGTTCTCCGGGATCATGGACAATCCTCCGGTGTCTATACCCGGATCTATACCTATTGATATATTCATAACTTCAACGTATATAATGAATGGAAATCCTCCGGTCTAAACACCTGTATTGAGTTATCCGGATACATACCTATATAATAACCGTAAAAAGCCCGTAGAATGCCATTTTCTAGCCTTATATCCAATGCCTTTACCTTATTCCCTTCAACCATAACATCAACCTCATCAGTCTTGTTAGATATCTTATCGAACCATTCAGGTATAGGATCAATACCGTACCTGAATGCGTTTACCGTTGATTTTATTGAGATATATGTTCCCATATTAGATAAGATTACAATCGTCTCGTTTAACAACCTTAAAATCGCCATTTCTAAGTAATATCGCTACATCAGATCTCGTATACGTAAGAGGTGTATACGACACCAAATGATAAGAAGCCTGCCCTGTCGCTGGCCGAACTGGTCTTAATACGGCTATGGCTATATCGCCGCCAAGCTCCGTACCACCGGTAACACCCTGTAGGCACATGTATATGAATCCCTCATACTCATATCTCTTTCCGATAAACTCACTCATGGGAATACCTACGAACAGATAGTTCTTTATATCCTCTTTCTTAACCTCGACAGCGTTTTCTACACTGGATGGTATTACGTCTACAAATTTTACTCCTATTGCCATGATTACAAATTCAATTTAGTTCTTAACTCTTGACACAATTCTTGATTATCTCTCATGATACTTAACGTATTATCGACTCCGTTCCCTACACGAACATCCCCGTACCAGTACCATGATCCTTTACGGATAAAGATACCAGTTTCCTCGCATAACTTCAAAAGTTCAAGTTCCTTGTCGAACCCAACTCCATAATACAAGGCCGTCTCGGCTATCTGGAACGGTACGGCTGTCTTATTCTTCAGCACCTTTATCCTAACCTCATGACCTACTGAAGATCCGTCCTCGCCTACTATAACCTTCTTTCTCGCCATCTCCATACGGATAGATGCATAGAACTTAAGGGCGTTACCTCCGGTCGTTACCTTAGGATCGCCGTATATAACACCGATCTTCTCCCGATATTGGTTGATGAATACCAGAACGCAATCGCTTTTGTTCACGATACCAGTAAGGACTCTCATGGCCTTTGACATTAACCTAGCTTGCAATCCCATGTTACTGTCCTCCATATCACCCTCTATCTCCTTCTTCGGCACCAGATTGGCTACAGAATCTACGACAATAAATCCGACCTTCCCGGACTCGACTAACTTGGCTGTAATGTCAATAGCCAGCTCACCGTAGCTTGGTTGGGAGATCAAAAACCGGTTTATATCCAACCCCATTTTCCTAGCGTACTCAATATCGAAAGCATTCTCCACGTCTATTATAGCTACCAGCTTATCTGGATGTTTTTTTTGGAACTCGATCATACTTAACGTACACATCATGGTCTTGCCACAAGATTCCATCCCGACCAGCTCATGGATCCGGCCTACCGCCCATCCGCCGCCGAGGGCCTTGTCCACCACCAGAGAACCAGTGCTTTCCCTTGGTATGGATATTATAGGCTTATCATCGCCGAAGTTCATTATCGAGCCTTCTCCAAGCTCTTTATTTAAAGATGATACTAACTCATCTACGTCTGAAAAAAGTTCTTTCTTAGCCATTATAATCCGTATTCATCGAAATTAAACAAATCCTGTTGTTTCTTGATCATATCCTTACCGATATCAGATATCTTTTCTGGATTCAAAACACCCTCATTCTCATCCACCTTCTCTATAAAGTCAGATATCTTATCGCTTAGCAGTACCATATCTTCCTTAGGCACTGATTTCAGATAAAGCCCGTCTATAGACCTACATCTTGAAAGAGCGGTATATATCTGTCCTATTTCGAAGGCTCTGCTGATGTCTACGAATATATTATCTAAAGTCATTCCCTGAGATTTATGAACGGTTATAGCGTACCCTAACCTCAATGGATATTGTATTATATAGCCGCAAGAAATGCCTTCAAGGGAATCATCTACCTGCTTATACTTCATCTTCTCCCACTTCTCTTTGGTTATCTCCACCTCAGTATCGTTATCTAGATGAACATATATCGTCTCATCAACAGTATCTATGCTGGTTATGATACCCATCGAACCATTGACATACCCATTGCCGTTTCTGGTTATTATGACCTTAGCTCCTACCTTTACTATAAGCTCATCCTCACAGGGAGCTACAGGCTTTTCCCCGAATACAGTAGCATCGAACTTAAATACCTTATTATTGATCTTATCAAGATTAGTCTTATTTATCTCATAAGCTTCTTTGTTAGTTGAGCATATAATTATAGTATTATCCATATTATCTGGATACTTGACCCTACTATCCAATATCTGTCTTGACTCGTCGGTAATAACCCCACATCTTATATCCTCAAGTACGGAAAGAAGCTGAGGATCTTTTTGACGGAATACGTTCTCGAAGGTAATGACCGAGAATCCTGACGCTCTTAATGCCTTTGATGAGAAAAAGAACCGGCTCTCATAATATTTGTCGATAAAATCATCCGCCGTCACCACAGGAGGTAGTTGTGATAGATCTCCAAACATAATCAACCTAACTCCACCGAAAGGCTCCTTGCTACGCCTACATTGTCTAAGTATGTCAGCCACCTCATCAAGCAAATCAGGTCTTACCATACTGATCTCGTCAATGACAATAGTATCAAGATTCTTGATCTTCTTCTTCATAAACGGACTTACATCCACCTTATTCGACAACATACCTCTCTCGATAGAAGGGATATAAGGATCGTTCTTTATAGAGAAGAACGAATGAATGGTCTGTCCACTGGCATTCAACGCCGCTACTCCAGTCGGTGCTACGATAACGCACTTACCCAAGAACTTTACGATACGTCTCATGAACGTACTTTTACCACTACCAGCTCTACCGGTAATGAACAGATTCTCCCTAGTGGTGAAAATCTTCTTCAAGGCACGACCCTGCTCCACGTTTTTATCCACCGTCATAATATGACGAAGGAGGTCGTTTTCATTTCTAAAATCCTCTTTTACCATATCTTTTTAAGTTTATGGTACAAAGATACGAATAGTTATAATTAACTAATTGAAATAAATGTAAATAATATATAAATATTAAATTTTGTATCTGATACTCAAATCATCCAGCCTTACTCATCTCAACCCCTTTTACCCCTAAGAAAACGTCTTTTATAAAATATTCGGCGATAATTATATGCATTATCGTTCCTCTGTATGATAGTCTTAGGTGTCCGATAGTTACGTTTTTCCTGTCTTTGGTATTGACTATTCCATTGTTTTTCTTTACCTCATCATATAAATCGGATATAGTCTTACAGCACATACTAAGAACTTCTTTTATCATCCGATATACCGTTCTTTGGGATATTAGCATCATACCTTCTTTTGATAACTTTATATTCAATCTATCCATAAGATATGACACATTGAATTTGACAGTTCTTTTTTTAGTTACCTTATATATCTTATTTATATTTCTGTTTCTAGCTGAGAATATTATTTTTGATAACATCTTGACTCTATTTAATTTACGACTTTTGTTAGCCATCCTTCTTCTGGTATTCGAATCAAGATTTTTATCAAGGCAGGTATATACAGATTCTCCTTTCTTTACAAACATATCCTTTATCCTTGGGGTCTTACTAGCCTTATGCTTGTATTTTATGATATCCGATAAAGCTATCATAATCTCTCCTTCAGCCCAAGCCTTTAAGCTTATAAGCTGGTAGTTCATATCCTCATGAGAATCCCTTAATACATGTCGGTAGCAGAAATAAGCGCATCCATCCGATAGGATATCAATAAAATCATTGGTGTTAATCTCTATCTGATCTCTGTTTCCATCTTGCATCCTTTTTCTTAGAAACACATGTTTGGATACGTTTATGATAATAAGATATATCATTGCCATCTTACATTCATCGCTGATCTGGATTCCCGATCCATGATACTCCTCATGTTTCAATGAATATTTTATGGCTGTCACTTTCTTGCCTTCCTTATTGGTAACAGGCTTAAAATCAACTGGACATATAAGTGATCCGGCTGGAAGTTTTACACATCCTAGCTCATCTTTCTTGGTCTGAATATTACATGGAATATATCTTTCGGTAAGAATCTTATCGAAATTTGATTTCATTATATGTAAAAATCTTATCTTTGTTCCCATAGGATGTTTTATTTGCTGCGAATATACGAGTTCCGTAAATACGAAACAAGTTATTCGGATGGATGGGTAGCCTGTGAAGGTCGCCCATTTGTTGTTTATACGAAATTGTCGTAATAAAATGGGGGGGGTAAATATCTGTGTTTCTGTATGATCATTTTTGACATCATACTTGTTACGCGCGCATTAATAGGTATATTTATTAATTATAATTAACTATATTAATATATCCTACTTCCTAATCCTCCATGTTTTGTGTAGGGTATATCATGAAGTCAAATGTCTATATAGCTAATTAATATTTTTACTGCCAAGGTGTAGTGCCGTCAGGCAGGACACCGCAGGCTTATAATAACAATGCCATATGATGTTACCGGAGTCCGGGACCCGGAAGGGGATCGGGCGGAGCAGAAGCCAAAGAAGAAAAAGTGAAGTCATGTGCAGTCGCTCACGCTCCGGCCGCCCGTATCCTCTACGGCAGGCTCCATCGCCCCAAGACTTCCCATTTCCTTTGGATTTATATCCCATAGCACGGCAGGAAGGCATCCAAAGGGAAAAGGTGTGGTCATGTCCCGTGAGGCAGGATAGAGCTGTCCACCGCCGCTCGGAGGCATGTATGGCCGGTGCTCAACTGGCCTCGTTGCCGTGGCTTACGGTGGACTCATTCGGCCTTCCTCCGCCATTTCCACCACCTTTTTCCTTTGGATGTTCGTAAATACATGCTAATCAGCATATATTATGTTGATTATGGCATAATTTCTTGATAACGATATTTTTTTTAAGTAGTTTTGTCGAAAACTAATTCTATTATTAGAAATGAGATTGGTTGATAGACATATTATAAAAGATAATCGATTTGAGGATATTTGCCTTAAATCCGGATTGCTGTACAATTACGTACTGTATCTGGTAAGGCAGGGTATTTTCAATAAGGAGTATTTAAAGGAATATGATCTCTCGACTAAATTAGGCAGGGAAAATCAATTTGATTTTAGACAGCTACCTGCATCTGTATCACAACAAGTGGTTGGTCAGGTATTCAAGAGCGTTAATTCATGGATCAAGTTGAAGAGTGATTTTGACAGGAATCCGGATAAGTATAACAATCATCGACCTCATCTTCCGAAGTACAAGAAAGGTAAGAAGCAGAATATGGTTGTATTTACGACTTTCTCTTGTCGGGTAAAGGATGATGGTTATATTCATTTTGTTAAGAATGTTATTGAACCGATAAAAACTAACGTAAAGAAAGATGAGTTAAAACAGGTAAGGATAGTGCCTCAAGCAACATGTTATGTGGTAGAGGTAATTTATGAAAGAAAGGAGACGGATCTAAACTTGGATAAGGATAATTTCCTTTCGATCGATTTAGGATTGAATAATTTATGCTCATGTATCAGTAATGTAGGCATCAAGCCTTTATTATAAACGGGAAAGTTATCAAATCATTGAATCGGTGGTATAATAAGAAGAAAGCCAGATTGATGTCGTATGTTGGCGATAAGGGAACTTCTAGGAGAATAAGAAGGATTTCTTTGTATCGTAATTGTTGGATCGATGATAAGATGCATAAGATTAGCAAGTATATCGTGAACTTTTGTGTATCAAATAATATAGGTCGTATCATTATCGGTCTTAACAAGGAGTGGAAGCAGGAGATAAATATTGGCAGGAGAAATAACCAGCATTTTGTCTCTATCCCTCATTCTAAGTTAATTGATAAGATAATGTACAAAGCTAAGTTGCTAGGTATAGAGGTTGTTACTCATGAGGAATCTTATACTTCAAAGATCGATCATCTGGCTTTTGAGGAGATGAAATATCAAGATAATTATCTAGGTAAAAGAAAACGCAGGGGATTATTTCAAAGCTCTATCGGCAAATTGATAAATGCGGATATTAACGGGGCTATTGGGATAGCTAGAAAAGTAGTTGGCGATTCGTGCATTAATACGATAGTCAGTAGTGGGTTTGCGTTTAACCCAATTAGATTGAATATCTTGTGATATAAATATTAATCTAATAAATAAAATTTAAAATTTTAATAACGTGCCGGAACAGAGGAAAGCTTTCGTATTCGCATTACCTTACGATACTAGACTGGATATGATCCAGCAGTTCTTAAGGATATACAACGGCTATCTGGATTCCAAGGGTAGGAGCTTGATTACTGAAAGGACGATAAACTTACTTTCTTTCTACATCAATTACGGATACTCGGATGATACCAGAGCCAAGTACATGGATTGTTATGGACAAAAGGAATCTTATATCGCTGTCCTTAACAATGAGCTAAAGCGTGGCGGTTTTTTGGTAGACAAGAAGAACGGGAATTTCCGTACCCGTGAGCTGTCTATTGAGATGAGAAGCCTACGTAATTATTTTGTTCTTGACGGGGAGGGTGATGACACCCGTGTAATGGGATTCGTATTCAAGAGAAATAAGCTTAACATCGATGGATAGGAGTCTTATTTCGTTCGACAGGGATATTGTCGATGAGGTGGTGAGAAGATCTGGAGGAAAATATACCAAGCAACAGGTCGAGTGGTGCATGAAAGCATCCGTATCTTATATCCATCATCTCTCCAGATATACCGATAATATATCTATCAGGATTCCGTTTATCGGATACGTTATCTGCAATCTCCGTGAGATGCGTGTAAGACGTGATAAGATACGTCGCATATATGTCAAGGAGGGTAATCGTTATCCAGACGAAAGGATGCCTATTGAGCTTGATTGCCTGGATAAGAAGATAAAGGTGATAGAAGGTATGGAGGGATTGAAGAACGGAGATCCCCTTACACGTGACAATCATGAGGCTATGTACCAATGCCGGTATGGCATGACATGGGAACAGTTACAGGATTTTCAACAACAACAATTTAAAAAATAATATGCAAACAATTGGTAAAGCCCAAGTAATAGCCCAAGCTTGGGAAGATAGTTTATTGGGCAGGATTCCTAAGGATGAGAAGGATTATCCGGAGTGGTACAAGAATCGTCTTGATTTATGCAAGAAATGTCCTAAGAACTCTTCTAATATAGCTTTCTTTAAGTTACCAGCTAAGGTATTGCTGCAAAGATTGATGGGAAGACAGGCATGTTCGTTGTGTGGTTGTTTTATCAAGGAGAAGGCTTGGATGAAGACCGAGGTATGCCCGTTGAAGTTCGTGGAAGGAGAGAAAGCCAAATGGAATGCTATGGAGGTGATAACAGCCGATCATAACGATTTTAATATCGAGTGTCCTAACGATTCCTTTGATATAGGACTTACGGATGACGAGAGCGAGTTTTATCTAAATATTTTTGATCAGAAAATAGGTGATAAGATAGAAATCGTGTTATTTATCACCCATAAAGATGGTTTCCATGTCAAGGATCATCATCTTTCATGTGGATGTATAGGAAACGTGTCATATAACAAACATCCTGACAATGAGAATAGAACTATATTTAGGATGACGTTAGATACCTCAAAATATACGGAAGGTCATTTTGAGAAACACCTATCTCTTACCGGTTATACGAAGGACGATCCTGAACGTAATTTCAAACATTTCCCGCTACGTATTATAGGGGAAGCTTATAAATAATGCCGTGAGAAATCTCGTAAGAAGCAAGATAGATGACCGTATCCATGCCCTTATTGTCATGGAAGTCGGATGCCGTGAGTTGCCTGAATATTCGTTGGGTGATATACTTTACTCCGCTTTAAGGAGGATAGCTAGGGCTAATGGTGGTAATGTCCGCTTCTTGCGGGATGTTAGTACCAGGGATTTATTGAGGTCTATAGACCAAAGCATCAGTGATGAGATTGAGTTAAACAACAATGATTATAATGCGTAATATGGAAGATAAAGATATAAAAACAGAGATTAGAGATTATCTTAAAGAAGAGGCGGATACTCATATAAGGCATTGGATAGCTATAAAACGTGAGAGCAAGCGTTTGTATAGCGATATTGAGGATAGGACTAAGAAGATAGCCCTTAAATCATCTTCATTGATAAAAGAGGAGGATTTTGTCGTTCTTCATGAGATGACCCATAAGATACAGATGTTGAATATAGAGGCTGTAAAAGTCAATTCTAGGTTGATGTTCATAATCCAGTTGGCTACCAGCTTCGGTATGGATCTGGATTTAGATACGACATATGCGTCCACCGCCAAGAGTATTATAGAAGACAGAACGTCTGGATTCGTGTTTTATGATGACAAGGAACGTCTTAGATATGCTGACAAGGAGCTTGAGGATATGTTCCATGACATGAGCGTGACGGAAGTAAGTAAGATCGGGGTTGTTCAATCTTATGAGCTTCTTATGAAACAGTATAACGAGTTTAAGGATATGAAAGCCAATGCCACAGGGAAGACGAAAGCCGACGAGTAGGGACGTCGATCGGGTAAACGATAATCTTGAGGTCATATCCAAGGCCGTGGATGACGCCAAGACGTATATCGCCAAGCATCCATGGGATAAGGAGAAGCCTGAGGATATGGCTAGGGCGTTCGATTTCATATCCAAGCTGATCGATAAGATCAACGTATGGAATGACTCGTATATGGAGAAGAGTGGGATCATGGATGTATACAGGAGTGTCAGCAATGTCCAGAAGAAGGAACGTAAGGGACAAGTGTCTGGAGGTATAGAGTCCGTATTAAAAAGTATGAAGTGATGGGGTTAAGCACGAGTCCAGAATTTTATGTAAACATGAAGAATCCTCCAGTGTGGAACGATTTGTTCGGCTGGGAGGATCAAGATGATGATGTTAAGCAGTTCTTCACGGAGGAGGCTTATAAGGTCAAGAACGGGGTGACTATCAACGGTACGTTCATCCCGCCATGGCTTTATTGGCATGTTAATTTCTTTCCCGTATTTCAAGATCTTCCAAATGGGGAGCGTGTTCCTGCTATCAGCCGGTTACGTGATAATGAATGGTTTTTCGCTGAGATGTACCAACGTGCCCGTCAGGAGAAGAAAGGGCTGGGGATGTTCGGTACCCGTCGTTTTGGAAAGGCCCTTCTGGACTCGGAGCTGATATATACTCCTTATGGACCTAAGAAGATAGGGTTCGCTGATATCGGTGATATCATATATGGCGATGATGGTAAGCTTACGACTGTAGTAGGCGTATATCCTCAAGGGTTCGTTGATATGTATAAGGTGACGTTTGAGGACGGGCGCAGTATAGTATGTTGCGGTCAACATCAGTGGAAGGTTAAATATCATGGTGATTATAAAGTCATGAGCACTATGGGTATCATCCACTCTGACTTCCAGAAGATGACCATAGATATAGGGGAGGCCGTGGATTTCCCCGAGCGGCGGTGGCTGATGTCGCCCCAGCTCCTTGGGTCTCTGACCGCCTCTTTCCTTTGTGGATCTACCGACAGGATCTTCGAGTTAAGCAATAAGGAGATGGATGATATTATTTATTCATCCAAAAAACAGAAAGAGTTGTTTATAAGCTCATTCATGAAGATAGCTTGCGGCATAAGTACTGGTGACGATCGTTTTAAGGTCGTTTACAAAAGTGAGTATATTATATCCTTCGTAAGAAGAATATTCTGGTCTATGGGATATTATTGCGTCATGGATGGTGATGATATGTATATATCCAAGACCCATAATAGGCTTAGGATATCCGATATAGATTATTACGGGAAGTATAAAGCTACTTGTATTGAGGTCGATAACAAGTCCCATCAGTTCCTTACCACTAATTTTGTCGTATCCCATAATACGACTATCATGTCATCCCTTCTTCAGATGAACGCTACCATGACGATCGGGCTTAGTCATTCCGTGGTAGGTTTCAGCGATATCGATTTATCTAATATAGGTGAGTATTGTGAGTATGGGCTTGATCATGTGCATCCTTTTTTCAGAATTAACAGGACCAAGACCGATTGGAGTTCTGGTGTCACCTTAGGCAAGCGTATGTCCAACGGGGTTCGTGATGTTCATGCCATAATATCCATAGCCAATATCAACATGGGTAGGAAGACATCCACGCAGAAGACTGCCGGTCTGACCCCAGCCACGGCTATTTTCGACGAGGTAGGTAAGGGGCCTATCAAGAAGCCGTACACTGCCGCCATGCCGTCCTACGACACTCCTTATGGCTGGCGTCTCAGTCCTATCTTGGCTGGTACCGGTGGTGAGGTGGAACTATCCAAGGACGCTCAGGAGATGTTCTCTGATCCTGATACATACAATCTCCTGGTCATGGACTGGGATATTTTAAATCGGAGAGCCATGAAAGGGAAAACATGGAAAGAAAGGAAATGGGCGATGTTTGTTCCTGGTCAGATGGCTAACTCCGGTGTCAAGAGAACTATAGGTCTGGGTGATTATTTGGGGAAACCTGATGATAAGAAGCTTAATAAGATCAAGATTGACGCCACGGATTTCGAGGCTAGTACCAATAAGCTTAACGAGGAACGGAAGAAGCTATCTACGAAAGATAGGGTAGCTTATACCTCTCATACCATGTTCTATCCATTTACGATTGACGACTGTTTTTTAAGCTCATCCCAGAACCTATTCCCGGTCGAGTACGCTATCAAGCATAAGAATGATCTTCTTGAGTCAGGGCAATATAGCGGCATGCTGTGTGATGTTTTCCTTGAATCGGGGAATAAGCTTGGTACTACGAAATCTAATAAACAGCTAGCTGGTTTCCCGTTTAGCGGCGGTGTTATTGACGCTCCTGTCCAGATATTCGAGATGCCTCAATCCAATAGGTTTGATGATTTTATTTATGTGGCGGGCCAAGATCCGTATAAGCAGGCCAAGTCTGATACTCCTTCATTGGGATCCTTTTATATATTCAAAAGGCGTGTTGGTATCCGAGATCCTTATGCCTATAGAATAGTTGCCTCTTACGTATCCCGCCCATCATCTATAGACCAATTCTGTCGTACATGCGAGGTACTTCAGAAAGGATATGGTGCTATATGTCTTATGGAGAACGCTGACCAGATGTATGAGCAATACCTTAACCGGAAGAGCGGCATGCCTGCGTCCTTCTTCTTGTTCGCTGGCGAGGCAATAGCCAATAAGTATGTGAAGGCAGGCTCCCGGCAGAACAGCAAGCTGGGGCTATACCCGACCCCCGGCAACCAGAACCTGCTCTTCTCCTGCGTGGTGGATTACTGCTGGCAGGATTTCGTTATCGGTTATGATGATCGGACTGGTCTTGATATAACTGTCAAGGGTATTGAGCTGATCGATGATATAGCCCTACTGGATGAGATAATACAGTATAAGCCCGGATTGAACGTCGATAGGATAATAGCGTTCGGGCATGCGTTGGTTCTCGCCAGATATTTTGACGATAACAATTACATGCCTAAATCGAAGATCGAGGAGATGAATAATGCCCGCAAGGAAGACGCTTATAAACACCATGAGGTATATGCATCTGCATTTGGATCGGTATCTATAGGAGCTTTTAGGTAAATGAATGTCAATTAAACGCCTATCTTTGTTGTAAATAAAATTGAATAATCATGGAAGTGTTTAATAGAGATCATTCGTTTCCAGCAAAAGGAGCGTTATTAGGATTACCTCCTCAGGCTATTTCCACGAAGAAAAAGAACAGGAAATGGAAGGAGGATTGTATGGATGCTCTTGAGACGATAGGGTTGAAACAGTATGATCGTAACCAGATGTACCGTGACTATTATCTGATGGCGGATGGTAAGTTATCTTTTATGGAGATGGCGGATGTTATCCCTCAGTTAAGGGACGTGCAGAAGTTAAGGAGCGATATAAGGATACCTTCTTTCTTGAAGCATTATGATATAATAGGTGGTATCGTAAATGCCTTTGAGGGATGGCTGACAAACCTACAGGATAAGTATACGGTTAACGAGGTAGGGGATATGGCTATAAGTGAGTATGAGGATACGATGTCAAACTTACTTCATCGTCATATACAAGAACAGTGGGATATTATCGTTAATCAGCGTCTTGTGGAGGCCGGTCTTGATCCTACATACAATGAGTTTAATTCCGAGGAGGAACGTCAGGCTTATGTTCAGCAAATCCAACAGGCCAAGGCGTCTATGACCCCTGATGATATCCAGAGGTTCATGAGTACAAGATGGAAGACGCAGGCGGCGGTATGGGGGGATCATACGATCGAGGCTGACCGTAGCCGGTTTTATATGGATGAGCTTGACAGGGAGAATTTCCGGGATCGTCTTCTTAGCGGAAAGATGTTCCGGAATCATTTCGTTGGCTTCGACTACTATCGTCCGGAGGTATGGAGTCCGAGGGAGGTTTTCCATCCTGATGTGAAATACCCGCAATATGGGTCTTATGTGGGTCGTCTTCATTATTACGAGGGTGTTGAGTTGATATCAAAATACGGTCATAAGATGACGGCAAAGGACAAGCGTCGTATTATGGGCGGTGACGATGATTATGAGGGATGGGTATCTAATGACGATACTAGGTATGACTGGAAGAAAAAGAAGCCGTCTATTACCGGTATGTATGAGAATGAGGTTATTCCATGGAAAGGATACCATGACTATGAGTCTATAGTTGCCGCTGAGGACTATTATGGTGTTCCGATGGGCGAGTACCACACCTTCGGGCCGGACGGGGAGGAACACACCCAGCCCCGCTTCTTGCCCCGCTTCCATCCATTTGGCTATTTTAACTCTGACATGTCCAATGGCAAGAGATATGAGATAGACTCTCGCCTTTTTAGGGTAATGGAAGGATATTGGGTATCCATGAAACCGGTATTCTTAATAACTTACATGACGGAGACTGGGATGGTGGATCAGGAGCTTGTGACAGATGAGCTTCTCCCGGAGTTCTTGGAGAAGAACGGTATCAAGAAAGTGAAGAGGGTTATGGCTGAAGCCGTTGGTGATCCTGAGGTGAACACCTACATCTTGGAGTATGTTCCTGAGGTTAGGTTTGGCGTTAAGATCACCGGAGGTAATTTAATGGATAAGCCTATATATATTGGTGGGGATCCAATACCTCATCAGATACATGGTGACAGCAGTCTGTATGATTATGTCATTCCGGTTTCGGGATTTATAGGGGCCAGTCTCGCTGATCGCATACAACCGTTCCAGATGATGTATAACCTTGCTATGAATCAGCTATACAATAACGCCGAGAAGGAGATCGGTAAGTTTTTCTTAGGTGACTTGGGATTCCTGCCTACTGAATATAAGGATATGATGGACAAGAAGGGAGCTTTGGCTACCTTCATGCAGATCGTGAAGTCCGTCTCGTTTATGGGCGTAGGTGGTAACGATACGAACAATCCTTACCAGAATCCTCAGATGAGTAGCATATATAACCAGTTTGGTGTATATGATCTTACTAATACGGATCAGATAAGATCCCGTATGGAAATGGCTTCTTACGCCTATATGATGGCTTATAGGATGATAGGTATATCTGAGCAGGCTATGGGTCAGTCAACTAGATACGAGAGTTCTACGGGCGTAAAACAGGGAGTTAACGCTACTATGCTACAGACCCAGACTTACTTTAATGATTTCGATGACTTCAAGAAACGGACATTGGATATTCATCTAGCCGTGGCTCAAGTATGTCAGAAGGAGGGATACGATTGGACCGTGATGTACAGAAACAGCGATCTTTCCTTGGCTTACATCAGTCTTACGGATAATAGCTTGTCGTTACGTCATCTTAATGTTATGGCTGTCTCTAATTCCAAGAAACGTCTGGAATTGGAGAATTTGAAACAATATATATTACAGACAAATACGTTAGGTAATGACTTGCTTGATATCACTAGGATGATGAGCGCCAACTCAACGGCTGAGATGAATCAGATCGGAAGGGATGCTAGATCTTACGCCGATCGTGTAAGGCAAGAAGAATACCAGAATCAACAGCGACTTGTCCAGCAGCAAGCCGAGGCCGAGCAACAGGCACGTAATGATGAGCATGAGAAGGATAAGGAGCTGGCTTATATCAAGGGCAACTTCGACTTAAGGGGTAAGAGCATAATGGCCGCCGGTCAAGCGGCTAGGACCGAGAACAACTCTGAAGGCATGGATTATGTCGAGGCTATGGCTGATAGGGCTTTAATGGAAAGAGATCTTGATATCAAGGAAGAGGAGATGAGAACCAGACAGGCTAACGCCGAGGCTGAGCGAAGATCTCGTGAGGAGATAGAGAAAAGAAAGTTGGAATTAAAAGAAAAGGGGATAGACGCTAGAAACAAACGTTCTGATACAGATAGGTTTACGTCAATAATAAACAAGAATTGATTACAAGTTTTGTAAATATTTTTACAAAATCTGTAATCATTTTGGCGTAAAATTCTGTCATATACTATAATGGGTTTGATTTAATTGGTAATTGGATTAATAATACTTTTGTAAAAAGCAAAAAAGGAAATTGTATGAATGACATGGGTGATTTCGCTAAGGGTTTTAAGACCATGAGTGTCGAGGAACTTTTTTACCGTGGTGACGGTGATGGCGATAAGAATAATATCGAGGGTAAATATGATAAGGATGGTAATCCTATAGGTGATACCAAGGAAGAGCCTGCCGACGGCGGAGCGGCTGACGGTGGCGGGGATAAGGGCGGCGACGTTACCAACCCAGACCCGGATTCCTTTGGCGAAGGCGGTACTGATAATAATAACGTGGTATCAGTGTTTAACGGGAAATCTTTCTTGGAAAAGATGGCCGCTAGAGGTATCATCGACAGTATCGATAACCTTGATATTATGGTAGATGACAAGCCAGTTGATCTTTCTACTATCACAAAAGAAGATGATCTACTTGATATAGTGGAGGGATTGATCAAGGATAAGGCCGATGAGTTGTTGAAGGATAAGGTTGATACCGGTTCTATGTCTGACTTCATGAAGAAGATGATAGAGGTGGATAAGGCTGGAGGTAACGTAGGTCAGCTTCTAAACCAATATCAGAACATTCAGGCGCCGTTGGACAACCTTGATATGAGCAACAAGAATGATCAGCTTGCGGTCATCCAGCATTATTATAAGATGTTGGGTATGCCGGAAGACGAGATAAAGGATAATATGGAGATGATAATTGGCAAGGGCGATGAGTTCATTGAGTCCAAGGCCAATAAGTTCCATGATATTCTGAAAAAGGAGATGGATAACCTTATCGAGGAGGAGAAGAAAAAATCCGAGAAAAGGAAACAGGAGTTGATTGAGCAGATGAAGATCTATAAGAAAGGTCTTAAGACGTCTATAAGCTCAGGATTCCAGTTGACTGACACGATGATAGGTAAGGCTGTCGATTTCGTTACCAAGCCGATAGACAATCAAGGTCATACGGCTATAGATAAAGCTTATTCGGAGGCTATCAAGAATCCGGACATGGCCGCTGATCTGGCTTTGTTCTTGATGAATAAGGACGAGTTCCTTAAACAGAAGACTAACAAGGCTAAGATGGAGGTCAATAAGAAGACCATCACTCTTCTTTCTGGCAATAAGGGAGGAAAGCAAAATAAGAATAATATCGATAATGATACTATAGAGGCTAACTTCCTTGATCTGAGTGGATCAAAGAGTGTATAACATTAAAAGATAGATAATTATGAATCCTTTTTTAACAAAAAGTTTTCCGGCTACCGTGAATGGCGATAACGTTATTGCCTTCACCGATGCCAAGAATTATAAGACTTCGCTCGTAGAGCATAACTTAGGCTCATTGGCGAGCTGGTATTATGAGGATCCGGACAAGAATCATTTGGGTCTGTTGAATCTGTTCTCTAATATCGCTAATTACCCCGTTCCGATGTATATGGGTATGATTAATAACGGCGCTACGATCTCCGTTAACGGTATTGGAGCTTCTTTCCGTTATGATCTTCCCGTTACAAAGACATTCGCTGTAGTTACGGCGGAGGATACTTCGACTCATCATCTGAAACCGGGTATTGACGGTAGTTTGTTTGATATCGTTTTGAATACATCTGAGTTTACGGCTTATGATGTCATCACCTATGACGCCGCTAACGGCTGTAATATCCTTATCTCAGGTGAGATACCGTCTAAGACAGAAGGTGATTTGACACGTTATTGGGGTCGTGTTATCGGCGGAAAGGCTAAATACTTCCCTAAAGAGAAATTACGTCCGGGTATCCGTTACTGGAAGATCGGTCATGCTCTTGGTGAGTACAGTACCCAGTTCTCTAAGGTATCTGGAGCTGACAAGGCCGGTTCTATGACTTGTGAATTCCGTTTAGGAAACCACCGTGGCGTTGAGGGTGAGACCACTATGTATGCTGGTATGAAGTCCATGCAGGCCGCCCAGAATAGCACTTCAGAGTTCGTGGAGACCGCCCTTCGTCGTATGAATGCCATGAGAAGCGAGTATGAGGGTAATATTCCTGATTTGGCTATTATCGGCAAGACTGTTAATGGTAGACTTGATTTACGTACGGCTAAGGTAGCGTCCACGCTGGAGGTATTCTGTATGGCTGAGTTGGTTAAGCTGGAAGCTAGACAGTTGATGTGGCAAGAAGGTGGTATTATCATGGATCAAAATGGCCCTATCCATTTAAATGAGGGTATCTACCGTCAGCTTCGCCGTGGTTATACTATCTACTATAGTCGTCCGATGGGTATTACTAAGGATACTCTTATGGCTGCTGCCGCTTATATTTTCCGTGGTCGTCAAGATCTTCCTATTACGGAGCGTAAGATTAAGTTCAAGGTAGGAGCTATGGCTATGGTCAACTTAGAGAAGTTGATTAGAGAGGCTTTCTTTACTACGTTGAGTAATTTGAGCTGGGGTATGGGTAGTGACCGTATGTTGCCTTCTAATCCTATCTCTGGTACTAATGATGCTATGATCTTAGGTCCGGTACAGGTTAAGGGCGCTTTTCTTCCCGGCATCGGAAATGTAGAGTTCGAGCACGATCCTTCTTTGGATTACGCTGACATGACAGATCGTAGCGAGTTAGTGAATGGCATGTATCCTAGATCCTCTTATTCTTGTATTATTGAGAATATCACTGACGCTGGATCGACTAACGCGTATTCCGCTATTCCTAATACGGCTAACGCTAAGTTGGGTAATATGAATAACAACGTATTCTATATCAAGCCAGAAGGCGTAAGCATGTGGTGGGGTTATGAGTACGGTCGTTGGGCGCACAAAGCCAACGGAAATGAGATCGTATCATCCTTGCCGGGCATGAAAGAGCAATTCTGGTGTCACTCAGCTTCTGCGGCTTGGGTTATGGATAACAGCAAGTTCTTGATTATCGAGCTTCAACCGAACTACTTCAGCTAAGTTTTTTTCATATGTAATTTGGTTTTTAGAGGGGAGGATATTCCTCTCCTCTTTTTTAGGGAAGTAACGCAAAAATAAGGAAATGAAAGAGATTTTAAAATCAAAGAAGGTATTGGTCGAGGTAAACGGCTTCAATATCATGTCAGATACCTTGTATGAGGTAGTAGGTAAACACGACGGAAGCGCTCCGCAGGCCTTCCAAGACGCCAATATAGCCAAGGCTCCGTTCCCGGAGAATGCTACTCACGTATGTTGCCCGTGGGATGATTTCTCAGAGGTTTACAATACCGGTTTTTATCCAAGATCAAGATGTTATAATGGCATGGATAAGGATGAGGTTGATAAGTTAGTTGATCAACGTGTCAATAATATAATGAAGCCTTTTGAGAATATATCCCAGAAGGATCTTTCCCAGACCAATTTCGAGTTTTGGGATGATGCTAAAGACAAGATCTATATGGGTAAGGTTTATAACACGGCTAATACCGTTGAGTTATTTTATTTATATCTGGCTGTATTTTCTGGCATGTTGACTCCTCAAGAAATGGATGGTGATCCTATTTTCATGAACTCCATGTTCTGTTTCATCGAGAAAGACAACGCCAAGGATTTCGTTCAGCAGCGTGAGATCAATAAGATGAATATCAGCTATAAGTTCATCGACGCCCTTAAGAAAGGTGGCAAGGAACGTCAGGCTGTCATCGACCTTCTTCTGTACATCGGTATCGTGACCCGTCCTGATTTTACAGAGGATGATTATTACACCGGATCACTATCAAACTGGATGAACGAGAAGAAGACCAACATCGATTATCTGCTTGATATCTGGGATCGGTCATTGGAGGGTGATTTCAAGGAAGTTCTTGAGTTCTATCGTATCATAAACGTCCTTCAACGTAACGGTCGTATTAACATGACTCCATCCGGCTTGCAATATAATGGTCAGATCATAGGCCCTGACACCCGTACGTCCGCCGAGTTTTTGGCTACCAAGAAAGATCTTATCAGTGTAAAGGCTAATGTCTTGGATGAGTACGAGGAACTTATGTCTATTTCTAATATAGACGATAAGACCAAGAACAAGAAGGTTAAGGATGTCAAGAAGAAGGAAGACGTAGGTGAAGGTGATAAGGTTAATACGGAGGAATGACGATGACGATCCAAGAAGCGTATCTAAGGTCTTTGCAGAAGAATGAGCAGAATCTCGCCAATGGTGGGATTAAGCTTGATCCCGGGAGGTTCGTGCTTTTGTTCAACGAGGCTCAGGATAGGTTGATAAGATACTATCTTAATAGGAAGGATGATGAGACCATCCGATCTATACAAACTCTTCTGGTATACTGGAAATCGCTTAATAAGATCAATCATATTGATGACCCCGAATCGACATCATTCGGTCTTCCTGATGATTATTTATGGTTCTCAAATATAAAAGGAGCGTTTTCTTATAACGGATGTGAGGTTGGAGATTTTGTCATGTGGGAGGCTAAGAACGAGAATGTTCATGAGCTTCTTGGGGATGATAACAATAGGCCTTCTTTTGACTATCGGGAAACGTTCTACACCATAGGTGACGGGAAGGTCGTGGTGTATGAGGACGGCTTTCGTACAGACGAGGTCAGGATGACCTACTACCGGAATCCGGTACGGGTGGATCTGGCCGGGTACATCAACGCCGCCGGTGAGCGGTCCACGGACATCGACCCTGAGCTGCCCGATCCTTTGGTGGAGGAGATTTTGGATATGGTCGCCAAGCAATTCAACCTTAACGAGAATGAGTTGCAGAGGTATCGGTTTGATAAGGATAATGTGGCTTCTTTTAGATAAACACCGTTAGTTTGATCATTAAGCCTACTCGGAAACGGGTAGGCTTTTTGTTTTACATAAAATGTAAACATCATATTATGTCGTATACTCACGACCTCATTTTATTGCGGTGATGTTGTTTATGATTATGTTTGCGTTAGGTAAATGATTTTTAAATTAAAATATTGATAATATGTTGCACAGACCGCAAGACAGGGTACTTTTCGTATCCCCACACGCTAAGATGGTGGATGTTGATTCCATCTTATTAAAGGAAGGACAGATCGGTATTTACGATACTAAAGATACTTCCGAGAACGGTTGTAAGGCCGTGATTGATTTTACCGGTAAGCCTCGTAATGATAAGCGTTATGAGATCCGTATCGGTCGTAATGAACAAGCGGCTTCCCGCTCTATATATGACAAGGATTTTTCCACGCCTTTGTTCTCGTTGAATGAGATCACCGAGATTTACGCTTCCTGGCCGAAGAAGGATCACGCTTATGTCGATGACGTTATCTTAGGATACAATGGTGTCTCTGACGACACGGCTTTCTCCGTTTCCAAGGGCGACCGTATCGTTATCCGCTTGATTCTCGCCGGCAGGGCTTTCGAGCTTCTTGGCTACGAGGGAGGTCGTGTTGAGATCTTTGACGCTATCCTCTTGGATGATTGCGACAATACCCCTAATCAATGCGAGGAATGTGATCCTTGCGAGGAGGTTGATTTGTTACCCGCCGTATTGAAGTGTATCGAGCGGATGAAGAACCAACCTATTGCCGGTGGTGGTAAATTATCCGATTATATTGATATCATTCCGGTTACAAGATGTACTAATGAGGCTACTGAGCCTGAGACGGAGGATGTCAATTTCTATTGCATGGAGGTATGCGATACTGGTGATGATCTGGCATTAGCTGAGGTTCGCGCTCAATATCCAGGATTGAAGATCGTACGTGAGACTATCGAGGGTAGCATGTCACGTTATAAGGTGATGAAGAAAGGCGCTAAACCGGCTGATTATACTCAACGTCTGATCTCTATCATGAAAGGATGTACGGATTGTCCTCCTAACTATACCGAGGTTAAGGGTGGTTATCTGTATTCTATTTCCTTGGAGGATGACGGTGTTGATATGTCTACTACGGTGGAGTCATTGCCTAACGTTGTAGCCGATACGGTTAATAAGATGAGTCAGATCAAGGGATCAGGTTTGTATATTGCCGCTACTTCCAAGAAATTGACGGATGAGGAGATCTCTACTTTCGTGGAGGCCAATCCTACGGCTATTATCTACTATGTGGCTAAGACATCCGATATGTGTGAGAATCCTACGGTTCGTACCGCTTCTTGGTCAGCTTGTGGTTCTTGTAAGGTATCCACCGAGAAGTATTATATCACGATCCCGGATGATGAGTGCGGAAACAGTGCGTTGGAGGAAATCAAACAGGCTTTCCCGGAACTGGAGATCACTGACTACGGTACTCCTGCGGCTTGCCAGCATAGCTTCCAGACAACGGTATATACTAACATGTTGTGTGATGAGTGCGACAAGGTGTTCGAGGGATTCTTCACCAGCGAGGCTCCGGCGTCCTACCGCAACCGTATGTGGAAGAAATTGGAGTCGGCTCAGGAACTTGGTACTAACTGCAAGTGCGGTATCCGTTTCCGTGGCAAGGAAATGTTATTATCTCCGTCAGAGTGCTTGATGGATAAAATGACTTATGTAGAGGATAGCGTTGAGATCGTTGGCGCTAGCGGAGGTTATCCTGATTCTCTTGACGAGGGGTCTCCTATCTGGTGGGATCAACTTAATTTCGAGAGACTGTCCAGCAAAGCACCACGTACTCATGTCGGCGGTAATATGATGGATGACGAGTTGAAGGGTTACGCTCATTTCAACGGTTTCCCGAAACATCAGGATTTCATGGGACGGACATTCATGAACGAATACAGCCGTGTTGAACAAACAGCCCAATACGTGGACTTCCAGATCACGATTAATCCTCATAGATACTCTCAAGGATTCGGTAAGGTTCTCGCCGATGATCCGGTTAATCTGATCTTACGTGTACGCTATGGCGCTCATGAGGGTGTTCAGGAGATGATCAATATGATCGGTGCTGCCGCTGGTCTTGGACCGGCCATCGTAACTGAGCCGAAATAAAGAACCTTTTTTGCGTTCATATATTTCCTAAAGGGGAGAGATTCAATTCTTTCCCCTTTTTTTTATTACCTTTGAAGCATAAGAATTAAAATGTTGTAATATGTCAGCTATTAATGAGTATCTAAAGAGACTTGCTTCCATATTTGGTAGCATGGGTTTCTCTGTTCCGCCAGATGACTTCTCCGGTGTTGTTATAGACGGAAAGACGTATCCGGTCATGATGAGGAATGACGGGTGTTACGTATACTTCGATGATAAAGGAGTAAAGAGACTTGTAAGCGAGGTTCCTAAAAAGGACTATCAGTTCATTAACATCAAGGACGCCCGTGTGTCGATCGTCAACCAATGTTATCGTACTCCGGGAGGTCAGGTAGAGGCTCGTATCCATACCTATATGAATAATAAGGGTGAGATATTGGCCGAGAAGATATTTATCATCAACTCTTCAGATGTTGATACGCCTATTGGTACGGAATTGGATAAGATTCCTGCCGAGTGGGTGGCTATAGATTGTGGTATAGCGGAGATGACCGATCGGGAGTTGATATTCGTAAGTAAATGTTACGCCACGGAAGGGGGCAAGGTCCAGATCGAGGGCGTTGAGTCAGTAGACCCCCGCCTGAACCCGGAGGTATCCCATTATGAGGTGGTGAATACGACTGACGATAGCAATCCTATCGGTACGGAGTATGATAAGATACCCGATACATGGAGTCGTATAGTATGTGATTTCCCGGACATGACCCAAAGGGAGATAATACCGGTGCTTAAATGCTTTGATACCGGGACCGGAAGGGTGCAGATAGAGGGATATAAGATATTTGATTACGAGATGGGTACCAGAAAGGAATGGTATCGCATCAAGCAAAGTACCGATCCTGATAATCCGGTAGGTAAGTTTATCACCAGCATAAGCGATGACTGGGTTGAGGTCGTTTGCGACTTCACGGATATGGAGGACCGGGATATTGAGGTAACTGTAGAATGTTATAAGACACCGGCCGGTAAGGTGAAGCTGGAGGTTCTCACGTCATGGGATGGCAATATAGGAGTTAGGGATAAGAGTTATAAAGTCCTGGAGACTACCGATCCGTCACAACCTGAGGGCGCCAGCTTCAGTTCCTTGCCAGATACGTGGGTAAGGACTGTCTGTGATTTCGACGATATGGAGGAGCGTGACATCAGGTCTTATGTCGAGTGTTATGACGGAGGCAATGGCAATGTCAAGCTTCGTAGGCTGGTTTCTTATGACTCCAAGATAAAGGCAAGATACGTCCGCTTCGAGGTGCTTGAATCGGATGACGCCGGCTTCGTTCCGGGGGCCGAACTGGCTGCCCTCCCGGACGGATTCTCTTTGGTGTCTTGTGATTTCACGGATATGGAAGATAGGATGCCTATTGATATCGAGGAGTGTTACAAGACATCAGCCGGAAGCGTGCGTATGAGACATGTGGTGTCTTATGACGGTGATCTTGGGAAAAGAAACCAGTTCTGGGAGATTGTGGACTCGTCTGATAATAAGTATGGGCTAGGAAATAGGATAAATAATATCCCTGCGGATTTTATCCGTGAAAGGTGTGCTCTAGAAAGGTTGGATGATCGTATTACTAGAAATGCGATAGAATGTTACTCGACACCGGGAGGATCGGTAAGGATTAAATCCACTTACGTTATCAACCCTTTAAATCATGTTAGGTCGTATAATCATCATGTATTGAGTTCTACAGATAATGATATCCATGTTGGTACTCAATATACCTCTTTGCCATCCAATTTCGCTCGTATCGAATGCGAGGAGCCGGATTATATGGATCGACTTATCGATACCACTGAGACTTGTTATGATACCGGAAAGGGTACGGTGAAGATCAGGAGACAGGAGTCGTTGAACGGAAATCTGGATGTAAAGACTTTCGACTATAAGATCGTTGAGTCTACCGACCCCGATCATCCTATCAATACTACCCCTACGCAGACGATTATTAACGGCTGGACGGTTATCAGTTGTGATCTTAATATCATGGACGTGGATGATTGTTATGAGATCGGTGGTCATAAGATACATTTGAAGGGATTCAGGACAGTCAATCCGGCGTTACAGGATATTAAGTCTATATTGTATGTCGTGTACTCTGATCATCCTGATTATAATGTAGGTGATGAGCTTACGTCTATACCGGATGGGGCTAAGGTGACGATCTGTGATTACGCGGATAAGAGCCAAAGGCATATGGTTCCGGTGCGAGAGTGCTATGAGGTGGCCGATGGCCGGTTCTATGTGGAGGGGAGCCGGTTGATTGATAACAATATGGTCGTAGAGCGGACGTCGTTGATGGTGATGGAGTCATCCTCTCCTACCTACCCGGTGGGGACTACGCTGACCGCCATTCCTGTTGGCGCTACTATCGTGGCTTGTTTATGTCAAACCTGTTAATCTGAACGGCTATGGTTAAAGTATGTAATGATTATTTTATGATTGACGCCCTAGCTGGAGGTCAGGTCGTAAGAAAAAGGAAATATCGTCGTGAGAATACGATGATAGGATATAAGTGGTATGATTATAATGGGGTCGAGGTAACTGACCCCATTGAGATATCACGTCTTGACGGATTGGCTACTAAGCATCAACGTGTTGATGAGGCTTATGATGATCATGCCATTTTCATGTCGTCAACCAATTACGTTAACAGCGTTTCCGGTATACCTATGGATAAGCATATGGTTGTCGTTGAATGGAGGCCGGATAGCGAGCAGGGCTTTGTAACCATGGCTCATAATGAGGGTCTTGACGGGGACAGCTATTATATAGTTGTTATCAATGCCGGAGATAAGCAGGCTACGATCTACACCCCCGTGGACCCTGAGGATCCAAAGGATGGGACTTCCCGTGCGGTTGATGGCGATAACGTCTCTGTTGGTGGATCATATGTCTCTATATCTCCCAAGCAAGTAGAGAGGATAAGGGCTACTTTCCGTGATGGTAAATGGTATTATGAGTTAGTCACAAAAACATATCCTAGTAATACCGGAGGCATTAAGATCGGGGATGTTGATTTTGTGACGTTCAGATATTTATGGGAATCAAGTTCCGGAAGGGACTTGGACACGATGACGGAAGCCCTTAATTCTAATGTTCCCACCATAGATAATCTTGCTGTAGGTTGGTCTGGCCCCGGAAATGGAGATAGCTCTGTTAGAGAAGTTCTTAAATGGGGTGGTGATAATACCGGTTCTGGTAAGGAATGTGTTTGGATGTCGGTGAAGGATTTAAGGGCTAAATATTATGATATCCTACCTGAAGAGACGTATTTCATGGCCTACGCTACATGGTTTGGATCTAAAGGTACGGGTAAATGTTCTTTTGAACTTGTTGGATACAAGGGAGGTACGATGAGCCAAGACGGATATAATTTCATCAATACCGGTGGATCTGTGGTGTATCAAAATACGTATGATTTTGTTTGTCATACCAGTAAGGGTTCATCTACGTATAAGACATCCTACGAGAAGGTGGCTCGTGTTACCTACAATAAGCTCACTAACGAGGTTTATATGTCCATCGGTGACGCTATAGATCAGGAGGATAATTATGATAAGTTAGAGCGAGAAATCAATAATATAAAGGAAAGACTTAGCGATGTCGAGAGCGAGTTGGCTGTCGTAAGACGTATAGCTGAGGGCAAGAACACGGCGTATATCTTTGATACGGTCGATGCCATGAATGAGTGGCTGGCGGTTCCGGAGAACACGGCTAAGCTCCGTGTGGGGGACAGCTTCTGGATCAGGGAGCAGGAGGTACCTGATTATTGGTGGGATGGAACTCAGGCTTTAGAGCAGGAAGGCCCGAAGGTTGATTTATCTCCTTATTATACGAAAGACGAGATTAATAATATTGTCAATGATATCAATCAGAAGATAGAGGATAAGAGTACGTCTATTATCTTCGATACTTATATCCAGATGAAGTCTTTCGTGGATGATCCAACTAACGCCGATAAGCTTAAGGAAGGTACCATCTTGTTGATACGAGAGAAAAACGTACCTGATTATTATTACGATGGTGCTGGGATAGTTAAGATGGAGGCCGACGTAGAGCAATGTCTTTACGTTACTTTGGCTAACAAGCCTACGGAAAGCACTGTAAGTTATACCCAAGATCGGGAGGTGACTAATTTCGCTCCGGGTGCTATAGCTAGATGGGTTGACGCTGACGGCAATGACGTGTTTTATAAGCTTGTTGAGATAGTAGGTGGTAAGGCTAAGTGGATTACGTTGATTGATACAAGATATGGTAATGTTACGTTGCAAAGCACTTATGACAAGAACTATGAGATCGTGAATATCGTATCTGGGTCTAGGTTACAGGCTATAAATAGCGAGAAGAATGATATCAAGTTCGTTAATAGTGCTACGGGTAACGTGACTGTCGTGTTGAATGGTACCGTATCAGGGGGAGCCAAGAAGCTGGTGAGTATGCTGGCGGTGAACGAGGTAGTCTTGACCCCCGGGGCGTCGGTGTCGTTTACCCGGAACGGCGATGAGTTCGTGCTCACCGAGTTGTTTGGCGTTACTATCTTCCCCGATCTGGCGGATGCCAATCGTGAGGGAGAGTGGGTTATGAGCGTAGGCATAACCGGAAAACCGATCCTTATGGAGGTAAAGGAGATGCGTAAGTGGGATGAGAGCATAACCAAGGATCTTACGATAGATGAGCTTAACGAGAAGTTCCCTAACGTGGATATCGGATTCGCTGTCGTATGCAAGACCATCAACAAGGTATATGAGATGGTTAACGGATACAAGGAATGGGTGTCTTATGATATAACCTCAATTAGTTGATATGGGATTTTTAGTAGGATATGATACGGCCCTGTCCTCGGTGACGTTTTATGTTAACGAGGATAGGTTCCCTTGTTATAATGGGAAGGATGCTGATTATGTGCCTGATCCGATAGTAGATTATGGTGCTTTTAATCGTAATCTCAGGTTCTCGGCAAACAATCCAGGATTCGTGGACGTCGATTGGGGTGATGGAACAAAGGATCAATACCCTTTGGTCAAGATATCTGACGGTAGTTATAGGATAGTATTCAGGTCTTTAGATATTGAGTACAAAAAGAATCCTGACGATACTACATGGTGGTATAGGAAGGAGGATGGATCTCAGTATATACCGGTTCCTCCACATAAGTATAGCGATATCAGGCGTAGGGAGGTTACGATGAGGTTCTCTAACGTAATCGATGGGGAGTTCAATATGGAGGGTATTGTCCTCCATGAGTTTCCTGTAGTTAATCTACCTAATATAACTTATTTGGCTATGGTCAGGTCCGTTTTAAAAAATGGAGATATCCCATATGACAGGATAAGCAAGAGCGTTAATCTTCGTAATATACAGATGGGGGCTTTTTCTCACCCTGGTGTTTGGGATAATTGGCCGGAGGGGTTTTTAAAAATGAAAAGATTGAAGTATTTTGGGTGTAATTCCGTTTTTAATTTCGCTGATAATCCTGATTCTAATTGGAGAAGATTCTCTGAATGGAAGAATCTTACTGAATTTAACTTCAACTGGTGTAACATCCCTTCTTATGATCCGGCTTTTAATTCTATTCCAGCAAAAGGTATAAGCATTATAAGCGATCGGAATAATATACCTGTATTTGATGAGGTGGATAAGGTTGGAGATGATAAGACAGGCGTTACTTTTATGGGTGGTGGTAGCTCATGGAAACAAGATCTAGTAGAAGGTAAGTTGAATAAGATTCAGGGCGCGTATTGTAATTCAGACACGGTACCGGTAGACGATCTCCCAGATTGGTTGTATGAGGTAAGGGAATTTAGGATATGGACTTTGCGTGATGGTGGTACATTTATAAATACGCAGGAGAGGGCTGATACATTCGTAAATACATTTTATGATAAGATAATGTCGTGGAGTTATATAACGATGTCACAGACGGCTTCTGACGGTAATAGGAATCAGTTTTATAAACTCACCTTAGATTTATATACTTCCGCAGCTCCTACCAACAAGAGACCATCTGGCGTTTATCAAGCCCCTGAGGGGTTTGATAAGGGTGTTAGCAACGGTAATCCTACGACGCCTATGGAGAAGGTGTATGTGCTTACCAATAACTACGGGCAGACATGGGTCTTGGCCCCTGCCCCGGCTTCTAAGGCCGCCCTTACGAGGGCAAGGCGGGCTGGGAAGGCTAGGATTACCCCATTCGTCCTTGGCGTAAAGGACGGTCATGTATCCGTGTTCGGCGGAGATGTATTGGATGATAATATGAGTAAGTATAATTTCGCTGACAAATACGAGGCTATAGATATCTGTAACGATCTGGGATTGGACAGTTCACCGGTTGTCGAGTATTTCAGGAGAATAGAGGAGGGAGAGGTATGAGGCTGATATGTAAGGATACGAATAAAGGGTCTATAACCTTTTTTACTAAGGGTAAATACGCTTTTAGGGGCGTTAACAGGAATGATACTACCGATGATGTGCCTGATCCTATATTGGATGTTAATAATTATAATGAGAGTATACAGTTTTATTCCAAGACCCCCGGCATGTGCGAGGTCGATTGGGGTGATGGGGATAAAGATCAATTTCCTTTCGTGAAGGACAGGAGCGAATCCATATACGGGCGATATAGGTTGATGTTTAGGAGAAGGAATATAAGTTATCGTAAGAATCCGGATAGCCATCCATGGTGGTTTTATAAGGAAGATGGGAGTGAGTATATTCCCGCCCCCAATCATGCTTACGCTGATGGACTAGATAAAGATCGGGTCATTACCATGACTTTTACGAATGATATTACATACGTTCGAACAGCGAGGATAATGATGGTAGGATTCCCGATATTAGACGCCCCAAGTATTATCAACTTAACCTTATCCATTACCGGTGATGGGAATATAACCGATATCCCTAAAGACAGGATACGTAGATCGGTAAATATAGAGTATATAACACTTAGCGAATTGGGTGTAGGGACATTGACATCCATACCGGACGATTGGGATAGGTTGACTAAGTTGAGAGGCATTGATTTAAGTCGAACGGCTGATTTTAATGATACGGAGTCTTCTAATATAAGGAAATTCCCCTCTATGTGGCCTAATCTTGTAACATTAGCTTTGGCAGGTTGCAGGGTTAGGGTATATCCAAGGGAATGGCTGTCTTTTAGCAAGCTAAGAGAATTATATATATCCCCGGGAGTGGCTATGCCATCGTTTGACCCTAATACATGCCCGGCTATGGATGAGGTGGATAAGATAAATCCTAGCTTAAGGATTTTCAATCATATAAATAGATGGTATGGGTCTGTCGTGAGCTGGCATCCGTATATGAGCGGTAAGGGATTGGGAAACATTGAGCGTATCGACGCTTCATACGGTTATAGTAATATAGATGTAAGTAATCTCCCGGATTATATATATGAGATGAGGTCTATGAATAGCTTTTATATGCATCGCAGCTTGTCAACCCAAAGTCGATGTGATACGTTTATATCGACATTATATGAGAAGGTGATGGGGTTTGATTATCTCACTATGTCTTCCTCTGCTTCCGATGGCAAAAGAAATCAGTTTTATGGATTGTATCTAAGTATATATATGGATGCCAATCCTGATGATAAAAGACCTAGTGGCGTATTACAGGCTCCCTCTGGTTTTATAAAGGGTCAGTCTAATGGCTCTCCGTCGACTCCTATGGAGATGGTTTATGTGCTTATGAATAATTATGGATGGAGGTTTAGTATGGCACCAGAGGCTTCGGTGTTAAGGTCAATACGATCTTCTGATATTGACACGAGGTTGTATAAGCCATATAAGCTTATCGTATTTGACGATGGGCGTACCTTTGTAGGCAATGGAGATGTTTTAGCTCATGATACGGATAAGGTATTATCGTTTGGGGGTCAACCAGAAGGGGAGTTTTTATGTGATTCTATGGGATTGGACAGGAATGTTATTGTAGAATATTTTAACAAGATAGGTAATGGCTAAGACATTATATAAATACGAGGCATCATCCAACAAGTTCGTGTGGTTCACTACATGGGATAGGGCACTTAGAAATTATTATACCGATGATTATAATTATGTACCTGATCCTGTCGTTGGTGATCCTTATAATACGTTTGTCGAGTTTAGATCCAGAAAGCCCGGTATGGCTAATGTGGATTGGGGGGATGGAATAAAGGAGCAGTTTCCTATGACCAAGGTTCAAGGGGAGGATAATTATCGTATTATATTCCGTTCTTTAGCGATACAACATAAGAAAAATCCCAATACTACGTGGTGGTTCAGGAAGGAGGATGGATCGCAATACGTACCTGTGGATAATCATGCTTACGCTGATGGGAGGAGGGACGTACAACGGGCTGTGTCGATAGATTTTACTTGTGATATTTATTATGCCAATATCCAAGTTTGCAAGATGACATCTTTCCCGATTGTGGATATGCCAGGACTTGAGTTTTTGGTCGTATCCCATACGCTGTATGTTAATGACGGTATACCTGTAGACAAGTTGTCAAGATCCAAAAAGTTAATTTATATCGATCTTCAAAATATAGGGCAAAGAATGACCGTAATTCCTGAGGCTATAACCAGCAAGACAGAGGTATATTATTTAAATATGTTTAATATGCTTGATCTTAGGGATATAGAATCTAGCGGAATAAGGAATATAAAGAATATGAAAAATCTTCAAACCCTTGAATTGTTTTCATGTTATTTGGATAGGTATATAAAGGAGTTTAATGATCTTCCTAAATTAACTTCGTTGAGAATACATCCTGGCCCTTCTGATATGTGGAATTATTTTGATATAAATACCCTTCCTTTTTTCGAGGTAGATAAGATAAATCCTAACATTACTAATTTTGATTTTTTAAATGACTGGGTAAGTGGAGAAAGGAGGACGGGTTGGAATGATGATAATATGTCGGGTAGAGGATTGGATCATCTTACAGGTTTTTTCGTCTGTCATAGTAATAGTATTAGAGTGGATAAGCTGCCAGATTATATTTATGAGATGAGGTCTATTACATGGTTTGTGATGGATTATTCCACTCATAGCCAAAAAAGATCAGATGATTTCGTAAACTCCTTCTACGACCTTGTTGTAGGATGGGATCAGATTACCATGGCATCCGTGGCCAAAGATGGGGAAAGAAATCAGTTTTATGGACTTGCGGTTTCTATGTATGGTAGTCAATATCCTGACGAGAATCAGCGTCCTTCCGGCACGGAGCAGGCCCCAGAGGGATTCGTGAAAGGCTCATCCAACGGGTCTCCCGCTACACCTATGGAGAAGATATATGTGCTAAAAAATAACTACGCCCAGAGATGGACGATTAAACCAGAATAATATTATGAATATCAATATTTTAAAATTAAATTGGGGGGGGGGTAAAATCCTGTTTGCCTTATGATGAGAAGAAGGATGTTACCCAAAAAGAAGATAATAGAGGTATTCGAGGAACTATCTCCTCAGGATAATGGATATTGGGAGGTTCCTGATGGGGTCTATGAGGTTGAGTTCGCGTTGGTCGCCGGAGGTCTTAATGGAGGATATTCCGGTGTATATAATGCCGGGAGTGGCGGTAACGGAGGTGGTGTACTGACTGGGACTATATCCGTAAATCCAGGTGTTACATATGAGGTGGTTGTCGGAGATATAGGTGGTGATAGTATATTCGGTATATATCAGGCTATTGCCGGTAAAGGTGGAAGAGGCGGATATGGAGTTAAAGGGGATGGTCATGATCCTTCCCCGGGAAATCCAGGGCAAGATGGATCATATGTTTTTAACAACAAATATCCTGACCGATACCCTTATCCTATGGGCGCTGGTGGTGGATCGGGAGCTTATACAAGAGGATGGGATACAGGCTTTTTATCCGGAGGTAAAGGTGGTAATCACGGAGGAGGTAATGGGGCTGGAGTTAAGGATACTGAGGGTGTTATTATTAATGGCAAAAATGGAGGTAATGCCACTTATTATGGAGGTGGTGGAGGAGGAGCCTCTAAAGCTTCTAATAGTGGGGCTACGAGCGGTCGAGGAGGATCGGGTTATCGCGGTATTGTTATTTTACATTATTTAAAAAATGGATGATATGAATAGATATGATATTATAAGAGAACTAGGTTCGTATTTTGATATAGTGGAATTGGTATGTCCTCATACATATAATAAGTGGAAGGACAGATCGTGGCAGTTTCTTGATACAGCGTTTCTCCATAATCTTCTTATATTACGGAGGGATATAATTAAACAGCCTATGTATTGTAATAATTGGGACAAGCAGGGGCAGTTTTCCCAACGTGGTCTTAGATGCAACATCTGCCAGATAGTCAAGGATAAGAAAGATGTTTATCTATCCGCTCATGTGTTGGGTAAGGCTGGGGATTTCGATGTCAAGTCAATGACGGCGGAACAGGCCAGAGGCTTGATTTTGGATCATCAAGATATGTTACCATATCCTTTCCGGCTTGAAGGGAAGGTGGGTTGGTTGCATTTTGATAGCCTTGATACTAGGAACGGTATACATGCTGTGGTGTTTTAGGTGCTTAATGGTGTAGTAGTTAACTTTGCGAGTGGGGTATAAAATGAAAGACAAAGATATGATAGAGCGAGTAGGGGCTTTGTGGAATATTGCGCTTGCGTATGGTGCCTCTTGTTGGGCTTACTTCCAGCCAGTGCATCATTTATTGACCGTATTACTTATAGTATTAATAGCGAATTTTTTGGCTAGGTTAGCGCAAAGCGTAAGGGGCTGGAAGCTCCGTAGAAGCCGTAGGAGGAGGTTTAGTTTCAAGAGATGGTTTAGGGAGGTCAGGTTTACTGATATTCTTAAGGAGTTCGCTTTGTCTTGTTTTATAGTAATGACATTATGTGTTATATATAAGACGTTATACCCGATCGAGGAGGAGGCTAGCATGATACTTACCGTTACCAAATATGGGGTGTATATAGCCCTTGTTGGATATGTGATGCTTTTCCTGAATACGATAGGGGATGCTTTCGCTGACGCTTATTTGGTGAAGGTGTTCAAGGCCGTATTCAAGAGGATAAACGTATTCAAGATGTTTGGCTTCTCTAAAAACATACCTGACGAGATGTTTGACGATATAAAGAAGATTGCTGATGATAAGGTTAAGGATAAGTCTTAAGGCTGTTTTTTGTTTAGGTCTGTCGCTATTCCTGTCCTCTTGTGGAAGCAGGAGGCAGGTTAGCGACACGTCTATAGATAATCGTTTGATAAGCAGGATAGAGACGATGATAGATGAGGTCATGGACCGGAAGATCGTGGAGATCAGGACATCTGATCTTAATGCTAATATTGTCATAACTGAGAGGAAATTCGATACTACGAAGGAGGTGGACCCATCCACTGGGGAGCGACCCGTGTCCTCCCAGACGGACGCTCATATCGTCATCGGCCGGCGGGATAGCACGGTGACAGCCGATTCCATTGGCATTGATAAGACAAGGAATGATATAAAGGATCTGGACAATAAGATAGATATCAAATCCAAGGATGTAGACGATAAGGAGGAATCAAGGTGGCCGATGGCTATTATCTTTATGTCGATCTTAGGTATATTGGTTGTATTATTCGTGTTGTTGAAAAGATTCAGATTGATAAAATAATAGGTGTACAAGAAACCCCATACACCTATTGGTTATCACCCCAGAAAAGAATTGCAAATATGAGGTCAGTCCCGGATTTGAACCGAGGTATATGGTTTTGCAGACCACCGACTAAACCACTCATCCAACCGACCATGGCGCGAATATATCCATTTTTCTTGATAATATATTCGTTCATCATTATTTTTGGATCTATTTTTCAAGATTCGTCTTTATAGTTATCTTTGTGAAAAAGAAATACGAATGAATCAGATCAATATCATACCGAAGATAATTCATGATAAGTTCGCCGTTAGGATTATCATGGATGATTACGATATAGAGAAACCTATCGTTATTACTGTCGTGGCTAGACGTAACGATGGTGAGTATAATACCCAGATATTGACATACCCGACATCGGGCGTTGATTATGAGGGTAATGTAAGGATGGTGTTTTTTGATGTCGCTAGGTCTCATGTTTGCCAGATAACATCGGTATTTATCAACGGTCATGAGGTCAAGACATATTATACCGATATCCCGGATCTTGATATGCAGGCTCGTTATGACGATAGTTTGTGTAGGTACGATAAGAAGGTTAATATGAATGATATTCGGTTGTCATTTCAGGTGCTAGAGACACGTGATCCAAAGGTATTGCAGGTACTGGATGAGTCCGAGTGGGGGCTGCTGGAGGACAGGAAGGCGATCATCGAGATCACTACCCCTGGGATGTCCGACCCCGTTACGTTGTTTCTTGGCAAGAATCAGGTCAATACCTTTACCAGCCTAACACTAGGTCTCAATTGTTTTAATTACGATGATTGTAATGTCAAATACCTTGACCTCCCAGACGGTATATATGATATCAAGATCATAGGTAGCCCTTCCACTTACAATTTCAGTCGCAAGTATCTTAAGACGGATCTTATACGCAGACGTCTCGACCGGCTATTGATTAAGACTGATGTCTTATGCGAGGATATGGATAAGGACCTTATAGGCAAGATACAGGAGATGGAGACACTTATGGCCGTAGCCGAGGCGAATGTCAGGTTGGATAACATAAGGGCCGCCCATGAGATTATTGATCGTGTCGGAGAGCTTCTTGAGATGGCTACCAATTGCGTGGATTGTTAAACATAAAAATATTTAGTCGTGGGTTGTAATACTTGTAAGGAAAAGGCGTTAAAGGCCGAGAGGGAAAGGATTGAGAGAAGCATGATGAATCATTCTTCTTCTACTGCTGTTAGCGATATGGAGTACGCTTCTAGAAGTACCGCTGGTTGTATGGTTATGCAAGATCCGTTGCAGACCATGGAGCGTGACGTGGTTAGTATATATAAGCAAGTTCGTACTAAGGGTGATGGCGTTGGTGTATCTTATCTTAATATGCAGAAAAAGATCCGTGAATGGATCAAGAACCTGCCATATGGATGCCCGCCTGACGAGGAGGTACAGGAAATGAGAAAGGAGATTCTCGATGGGCGCGCAGAGCATATCAAACCTTGATAGAATAGATCTATGTAAGGTCGTAGACGAATGGCTGTCTTGTCAATGGGGTAGATACATGAGATACCATAGGTATAGGATCGGGGACAAGCCCGATATATCCTATTGGGGTAAGATAATTCGTCTGCAAAGGTCATTATGTGATAATGATTGCGGGTTATGCCCGGATGAGGTGAGATCGTTAAAGGAACGTGTTAATAAGTTGCTGGCATGAGAAAATACAGTTGTTCACATATAACCCCGTCCACTTGCGTACCTTATGAGGGTGATCTACCAGAGTGGTCAAAGCATAAGGACTCTGATGAGTGCGTTATGATCTCTGACGTGATAGAGGAGATATACGATGAGCTTACCCGTATTAGGGAGGCTATAGACGTCCGGGATCTTGGTGAGTCTTGTGTGAAGGTAAATGGAGATAAGACTGTCGCTAAGGTGCTTTATGCTTTGGAGGATAAGATCTGCAATGGGTAATTAATGTCCTGATTTTAGGATATTAAAAATAGCCAATCGGTTTGTGTTTATCATCCCGATTGGCTATTTTTGTATGTCCGCCGACTCTCACGAGGGAGCGGACATAAAGTAATTAATTATTAATCTCAAAATTAGACTAAAAAATGAAGACAGTAAATGTTTTAACAAGAAAGATGGGCGATTTTAACGTTTTTCAAAGAACTAGTGATGGTTATTTTGATGCCAATAGTTTACTTAAGCAATGGAATGATAATCCCGATAATATAAGAAGAAAGTTTTCTGTGTTTATAGATAGTCCTAAAACCATAGAATTTTTAGAAGCTCTAAAGGATGATGAAAGCCATAGTCCAAAAATGGACAATGGTGATAATCAGTTATTTGTAAAAGTAAAAGGTAGAGTTACAAAACATGGCAAGACACCTGATAAGATATGGATGCATCCTTTGCTATTTATAAAATTCGCCATGTGGATAAATCCTAGATTTGAGGTTCAGGTTTTGAAGTTTGTACATGATCAACTTATAGATTACAGAGATAAGGCTGGTGATGCTTATAGGAGAATGTCTTCCGCTTTATCTAAAATCGTGGACTCGTCAAGGTTTAAAGATAAAATACAGGATTTAGCTAGATCTTTGAATATAATAGTTTACGGTCTTCATGAGACTATGATAAGAAACTCTGTTGGCGAGGAGGTCAAGGCTAAAGAGTTGATGGAGCTAGAGATTGATATAGCTAAGATGATTGAATTTGGGTATATAACTACCGAGGAGCAGTTAAGGGATTATCTGTATAAGGTTTTGAGAAGCAAAAAGGCTCTTCCTTTGTAATTTGATTTTAAATTGTATCTTTGTGACAAAGTGAATCACAATGGTATACGGTAATAAAGAAATAGTTCGGACGTTCACCAGAAATAACCCGCCTGCCGGGTATGTGGGCGGCTCTGTTGACTACCGGATTCCGGCCAACGTCTATTTTGGCGATACGCAGGAGGAGGCTGACGGCAAGGCTGAGGATGATATCAAAGCCAACGGTCAGGACTACGCCAATACATATGCCGACATAATACCGGCTGTATGGTATAATGATCAGGTATGCGATGAGTTTATCAAGAACAATTGCGTAAGCGGTAAGGGATCCAAGGAGCAGGTATGTATAGAGGAAGGCAGGTTTGTCTCTTACGTATCCAAGAAAGATGCCAATGATAAGGCTAGGGTGGAACTTGGACGGATCGGGCAGGGAGAGGCCAACTCCGTCGGGGCTTGCTGCGAGGACTGGGCCTCACAGCCTTTTCGTGGCTTGTTTTACAAGAACGATTGTGAGGCTGGCACATCAGGCAAGGGAGGTATTGTATATGAATTACCAGCCGGAGCCGTCATATCCGATATATCCCAGATAGACGCCGATACGTTAGCCTATAGGAAGTTCATGAAAGAAGGTCAGGAGAAGGCTAACGCCGAGGGTAGTTGTTCACCTGTATTCTATAATACGAAGATCGGTGATTGGTTTGAAAAGGTATGTCCGTTCGGATATAAGTCCGGTAAAGTATATTACTCTATCAAAGCCAACAGGTTCAGGTCATGGATATCGGTTGAGGATGCCAACGCCAAGGCTCGTGAGGTCTTGATGGTAGAGGGACAGGAGTACGCTGACCTTAATCTTGAATGCGAGAAATGGATTGAGAATATCGATCAAGAAGATCAGTGTTATTGGTGATAATGCGTTTGTGTTTTCCATAATGTTAGATTAGTGTTTTGGAGGTAGAGGCTTATGGTCTCTACCTCTTATTGTTTCATACGTCTTGTTGTCTTATAATCAAACCAAATAAGTATCTTTGCTAAAAACATTAATATTATTAATATGTGTAATACAGGTGGTTGTTGTCATGATCATTCACGGGAACGTCCCGAAGAGTGTTGTCATGGCGTTAAGATAGATAGGTTTCTTAATAAATGCCCTAACGATCCTTGTGATCCTTGCGATCGGGATTGTCAGGACGAACCTTGTGTTGGTTATGGATGTCCTATAACCTTGTATGATAAATGCGTCTTGTACTCAGGCGATGAGTTGGTGGTGGATGGTATAGAGAAAGGTACTGATATCTCTGTCGTTATAGACTCATTGAGGCGTATTATAGCGTCTAGGGATAAGCAGATAGATTTATACCATCGTGAGGTTCTGGATTTGAAGAGGATTATAAACGAGCTTGTCAACGCCGGTGGTAGCGGCGGGGATAACGATACGGAAGAGGAGACGTGGTAATGAATGGTTGCAACAAAAAACAATACAGGCCTACTGTAGACGATACGAAAGTACCGTGCTCTACGTACATGAGTACCGATTGTATTTATCCCGGTGATAAGGTACGTGTGGAATCATTGGGATTATCCCCTAATTGCGATATGTCCGATACCCTTAATGCTATGATAAAGGCTATACGGGATAGGGATGCCGAGATATCCGAGTTAAGAAGAATGATCAACAAATTAATTTGATAATATGAGAAATTGTAATCCATGTAAGCCGGAATATAGACCGGGGAACGAGTGTAGTATCTACAGCTCCCAGATCATATATGACGGTCAGTCGTTTCCTGAGGCAGATATCAGGAACGGCGATAGCATGAATAACGTAATCGAGTCTCTGGTAAGGAAGCTGGTTGCCGTATCTGGCGCCACGGCGTCCATCCAGCGTGACTCATTCAAGGGCGTTCAAGCTGTCAGATTAAGATACGAGCCGTTGAACGTGCTCAGCGTTACCTATTGTGGTACTATCGTCCCTAATGACGGATATGTCGTTTCTGGCAGGTCCGTTAAGTTTAAGAAGAAATATTGCATGGGTGATGAGTTCACTGATGTTAATATCGTATATACTACATTGAATAGTAATATTTTAAATACCTCATGTTATGGCTAAAAGAGTGTACGATACGGTCTTGGCTTCCGAGTGCGACGGCTGGGTATGTGGTGAGACCCTCAAGAAGGGATCTCTTCCCGTAGACAGGTTAGAGCTTGATTCTTTTTCAGAGGCTGTCAGGGAGCTTATAGAACGGTTTTTTGAGGAGGGATGGTTGCCGGATATGATCTGTGATCTTGGTTGTGGAGGCGCCAGCGTATTTGAGATTAAGCCTACTAACTTCGAGTATCCTCCTGAGGGTGGAGAGAAGATCCTTGAGATTATTGTCGGCAAGAGTGATAAATGGACTATAACGCAAGCGGATTGATATGGCTAGTAATTTAAAAGATATTCTTGCCAAGATCGAGCAAGGCTCCTCATGGGTGTCCTACGACAAGATTTCCGGTACCGGCCCCGACAAGGTGGCTATTAAGGTAGAACCGGGATGGATGGGTAGGTTGCCTAGGGAGACTTACGTAGCGGTCGAGAAAGGCAAGGTTACGAAGCTCGCTACCATAACCCAGAAGGGCATGGAGCGGGTAAGCGTGGATCCGACCAATATCATGTTCGATATGGAGGGCGGGACGGCGGTCATCAACGCCAAGCTTAACTCCGCCTCGGTCAAGGCCTCCTGCCTTACCCTTGGTGGCTCGGTGAGCAAGTCTTATATAGTATCCATGAACGTGAACGGCTTATCCATGAAAGTCCCGGAAGAGGATAGCAGATATATAGTGTATGCCGATCCTGAGGATCCCGGAGCCACTGATTTGTATGAGGCTAGCTTTGTCATAGCTATGCCTAAGAATATGGATAACGAACAGCATCATGAGATGTTTGTCTTGAACGGCAAGGTTGTTAATATCAATCAACAGCCTAATGATATACCTTATATCATACTTGATCATGACTTCGATAACGTGACTAGCGAGAACGGTCAGGTTGTCATCGATATCAAGTCCAATACCGAGTATGATATCGAGCTGGTATGTTGCACTTGCGGTGATGGTAGTGAGCCGGAACCGGAACCACCCTTCAACGTGGATCCGCAAAGGTTGACGCTTAATAAGGATGGTGATACCCAAATCGTGAGGGTAGAGGCCGGAGATGATGTTTCATGGAGAATAACTGAAGGATAATATGGCAAGGGAAATAGATAAGAATTGTGTCGAGGGTAATTGCTTTGCCATTAACGACAAGAGCCATGGGGTAGGCGATAATAAGCTTAATATCGTATACAAGGCTAATTATACCGGTCAGATCTGTACGGCTAAGTTCCGTATAACGTCAAAGGACGGTAATATTGTCAAGGAGTATATGATAGCCCAAGACGCCAAGCCCGTTTATTATAATATCAAGATGGTTCAGCCGTTCACCAAGGACGACTGTCTGGCCAACCAGCATGGATCGGTGGTGTTGTATACGGTCGAGGAAAGGACTTACAAGTCGTTTATCTCGCAGGAGGACGCAGACGCCAAGGCTATGGAGGATATAGCCCTGAACGGTCAGAAATACGCCAACGAGCATGGTGAGTGTATAACCGATATCTGGTATAACGAGGAGCAGAGGAAGACGTTTATACGTAATAATTGCGATAAGTTCAGTGACGGTCAGGAATATGTTTATATCATTCCTGAGGGCAAGTACGTATCTTCCATCTCTCAGGAGGACGCCGATAGGAAGGCTCTTGAGGATATTGAGAAGAACGGTCAACAACAAGCCAATTTGGAGGGTGAGTGTAAGCCTAAGGAGAATATCTATTATGGTAAGTTTAGCAAGACCTTTACCCGTAACAATTGTGATTCCACCCAATACGGTACGGATGTGGTTGTCGATGAGACGATGGTTACAGGAGACTTCAGATCCATCGTGTCTCAGGAAGACGCTAATAGCCTAGCAAGGGCTGCTGTCGAGGCTCAAGGTCAGGATATAGCGAATATCAAGGGTAACTGTGAGAAGATACCGGTATTTACCGGATCGTACTCCAAGGTATTCCAGAGAACCAACTGCCCTGAGGGTTCTACTCCTGTTGACTTCACCGTGGACGAGAAGATGTGTTCTGGATATCCGTTTACTTCTACGGTATCGCAGGATGCCGCCAACAAGCTGGCGCAGGACGCTGTCGAGGCGCAAGGTCAGGCTATCACCAACGAGCGTGGCGACTGTCAGACTAACGTCTACTATAACGTAAGGATGGAGAAGACAGTTACGAGAAATAATTGCGACGAGTTCCATACTGGTCAACCTTATACTTATGTCGTTGCGGCCGGTAAGTACTTCTCTATTATCTCTCAGGAGGATGCTGATAATAAGGCTAAGGCCGATCTTGAGGCTAACGCCCAGCAACAAGCCAACCTAGAAGGTGAGTGTAAGGAGAAGACGATCTACTACGGTAGGTATAATAAGGAGTTCACTCGTAACAACTGTGATGAGACTCAATACGGTACTAAGGTTGTCGTGGATGAGACTATGGTGACAGGAGATTTCAGGTCTACCGTATCTCAGGAAGACGCCAACAATAAGGCTAAGGCCGCCGTCGAGGCTCAAGGTCAGGATGTGGCTAACGTAAAAGGTAAGTGCGAGAAGGTGCCTGTATATACCGGTACTTATACACGTACGTTTACCCGTAACAATTGTGGTACTGGCACTGGTGGTGCTTATACGGTAAATGATAGGATGGTTGACGGTTATCCGTTCACGTCTACCGTATCTCAGGAGGATGCCAACAACAAGGCTAAGGCCGCCGTTGACGCCCAAGGACAGGCCCTTGCCAATATCCACGCCCTTTGTACGTACACCGGCCGTGCTTCCTTGGAGTTCACGAGAAACAACTGTGGTGAGTGTAAGATCGGATCTAAGGTGACAATCACCCAAGATGTGGTAGAAGGGCACCCATTCCAGTCTAACGACTCCCAGACCGCCGCTGACGCTATGGCCATGACCGCCGTACAGGCCCAAGGACAGGCTTTGGCTAACACCAAGGGTACTTGTTCTGACGCTACTATGTATACCGGTAAGGCTAGCTTCGAGTTCACGAAGAGTAATTGTGGCGCTAATCAGGTAGGAGATCCGTTCACCGTGACACAAGATATGGTGGAAGGTCATCCGTTCCAGTCTTGCGTATCACAGGATGAGGCTAACTTAGTCGCTATGGCCGCTGTCATGAATCAAGGTCAGAAGATCGCCGATGAGCGTGGTACTTGCCATGAGGCTCCTAAGTACACCGGTCATTATAGCGAGGCGTTCGAGAAGAACAACTGTCCGTCTGGTCTTATCCCGTCTTCGGTTACCGTGACCGAGGCTGACGTAACCGGAGGCCCGTTCTACTCATATGAGAGTCAGTACGCCGCCGATGAGCTTGCTAAGGCCGCTGTCAAGGCGCAAGGTCAGGCTATAGCCAATGATCGTGGTACTTGCGACGAACTGAAGATATATGTAGGTAATTATAGCAAGGAGTTCACTCCTAAGTGTCCTACTTGTCAGTATGCAGATCCTATCACCGTAACCCCGGATCTTATGGGTCAGTTCTTCACCTCAACCCGTTCTCAGGAAGAGGCAGACGCTTTGGCTAAGGCCTATATCGACAGAATGGGTCAGGCGTTCGTTAACAAGAACTATGATGATACGTGCCATACGAAGACCGAGCAACCGGTATGGGAGACTATAGAGACCGTATGTAAGGACTGTATCTCTCAATTACATCAACGTAATACCAATACCTGCTACACTGATCCTGATAATCAAGAGCGGTATATAGCTGGTGGTAATAATACATGTTTCTGGTTTGGTACGGCATCCAAGGCCTTTACCCGTCAATGTGCGGATGGTGGAGTTGGAAGCTCTGTTACCGTAACTCAGAATGATGTTACGGATCCAAGTCCTAGCTCTGATGGTAAGTTTAAGTCATGTGTATCCCAAGCTGATGCTAACGCCAAGGCATTGGCCGCCGTGAACTCTCAGGGTCAGGCCGTGGCTAACTCGAAGGGTACTTGTACGTGGACAGGAAGCTATACCGGACAGGTTAGGAAGAACAATTGCGCTGACGGCGGCGTGGGCGACATGGTATCCGTAAGTAGCAGCAAGCTTCCGGGACACCCGTACACCTCCACCGTTTCCTTGGCTGACGCCAACAAGAAGGCTGAGAACGCGGTTCGTGGATCTGATGGTCAGGCTTACGCCAATAAGAATGGAGGATGTACATGGACTTACGTGGCAAGCCGTGACTTCTATAGGAACAATTGCGCCGGAAGCGGGGTTGGTCAGAGAATAACAGTGACCTCTACGCAGGTTAACGGCGGTACGCCTATCACCAGCAAGGTTTCTTTGGCTGATGCCAGAAGCAAGGCCGAGCAGATCTTAGACCAGAAGGGACAGGATTACGCTAACCAACATGGAACTTGTGTATGGACCGGTACTGGAAGCGCTACATTTTATAAGGATAATTGTGGTACATGTAAACATGGTGTCGCTCTATCCGTTCCTTATAGCGCCTTAGGGTTGTCAGCGTTGACATCTACCGTATCTCAGGCGGATGCCGACAGCAAGGTTCAAAACGCTTTCAAGAATGATACGGCGACTAAGACCGCCGCTCAGGCTTACGCTAACAAGAATGGTGATTGCGCCGATGACGATGATACCCCATCTTATGATGATTGGAATTACTATTGTAGTGGATGCGATTATCGTAGGAGTAGGAATCAGACCAATCCTTGCTCTTCAGCCCCAAATCAAGATGAGTTGGTTGAGTCCGATTCAAGATCTTGTGGATGCGGATGTGATAATACATACCGTATGGATAATAGCAGGTGTAATAATGGTAATAGCGAGGAGCATTATTCTAGCGAGTGTGATCCTACGGGATATTGGCAGAATGGCGGTGAGCATTGTTGTAATCCATATGACTACACTATCTATACCAATGAGGTATGTAAGGGATGTTCGGGCGAATGTGGTGATGTATGCGCTCCTAGTAGCCCTATGAAGGTTGTTTCTGCCGGAGAATATTGCAGGAGCACGGCTCAAGATGCGTCTAGCGCCGCTTATGATGCTTATTCTAGCGCTAAGGAGGCTCTTCGGATTCTTGTTAATGCTAAGACATGCCCTTCTAAGGTTGGCAATGATGACCGATGGGGAAATGTCAAGGCTACGAACTGTCCTAGCAACTGTACTCCTAAGACTATCAGTTATAAGCAAATCGCTGGTAAATATGAGGCTTGTACCAAGGATGAGGCAAACAGGATAGCTGACAACAACCTACAGTCAGACGGCACCTCTTACGCTAATGGCTTGGCGCAGGCGGATAGATGTGATTGCGTGGAGCCAACGAAGAATTGGTCAGCCAGCGCTTATGCCGATGGTAATCCTTGCAATGGCGCTCCTTCGGGCACTTCAGCGCTAAGAGTAGGGGTCGAGATTACGTATAGTAATGAATGTACTACGCAGAAGAGTTTGACGGTAACAGCCTCAAGCTCAGGGACTACTATCGGGAGTAAGACAGTAACTATACCTACTGGATCAGGCACTAAAAAGACCACGATATCTTTTGATCGTGGATATCCATGTAATTCTATCAATATAAGTGGAAGAGCTGGTGGTCAATGTTAAGAGTCTGATATATAATAAAAAAGGAGAGGCTAACTAACCTCTCCTTTTTATTGTATATACATTATCAGCATTGTCCACCTGTGGTACAAGCCGCATGCGCCGTTCCTGGTCTTATGGCCGCTTGAAAACACATTCTACCACTAGTAGATCCACTACCAGTACCTATCGTAACCGTAGTACTAGTGGTCATCTCCATACCCGTGGAGGTATTCGCTTCCGCTCCTCCTGTCACTGTTATGGTTTTGCTGGAACTACACGGATTACTGTATTCCACAGTAAAGTTAATACAACTTCCGCTTTCACTGTAGTCTACCACGTTGGCACTCCAATTTTGTGGACAATCACATCTATCCGCCTGCGCCAAGCCATTAGCGTAAGAGGTGCCGTCTGACTTGATGTGAATTTAGCTTATTCAATGCGTATTGTTTATCTATTAATTAAAATCATTAATATTGTATCGTTAATATTAATACATTAAGTTATGGCTTGCAATAAGAAAAAGAAAATGGCTAATGGAGGCAAGGTCTCCGAGAAAAAGAAACCTCAACTGAAATGTGGAGGCAAGGTTAAGAAAAAGAAGTAATAACCGGAGGGGTATATCCCCTCCTCAGTATTTAGCATATGAAAAATTCAGAATTTGTATCTAGAATCATAAATGATATGAACTCCATCAATAAGGACGCTCATGTCAGTAGGAGATGGATATTATCCATAGGAAGACAAAAGGCAAGATCATATATAGCCCAGAAGTATGCTGATGGAACCTTGTTTGGCGAGGAATCACTGTATACTCATATCAATTGCATGGAGATGGAGAGGGTTCGGAAAATTGATTGTTGTTTTGATGAGTTTAAACTATGCAGGATACTTATGAGATCCAAGAAAAGATTGCCCGATATGATATATACCCGTATAGGTCCGGTTATCATCAAAGTATCAAATATCATGGATGATATTATATTTACCTCCATATCGTTAAGAAAATACGCTAACAACAAGGAACGTAAATACGGGAATATAGATCAATACTATTATTATGTCAATGATGGATATATCTATATACCAGATATTAACATAGAGGCTATAAATGTTGATCTTATAACTCTCGACAGAAAAGCGGCGTTAGAGCTAGGGGGATGTGGAGCTGAAAAAGATAAGCCATGTACATCTCAATGGGATTATGATTTCATATGCCCAGACAAACTTCTTGAATATGTGGTTTCCGAAACATTAAGGGAAACTGTAACCAAATTGCAGATCCCTACGGATGAGAACCCGGATATGGATATTAATAAGAAAACACAAAAAATTCAATAACATGAATCTAATAAGATCAATAATCAATTTCTTTGGTTTCAATGACGCCATAGTTGACGGTATAGGCGAAAGAGGGATGAGAGACAGCTCTATCATAAGATATAATGAGGTGCATGATATGTATGACAAGATTATAAAAGATCTAGGAGATATGTCAGCTTACGTATCCAAAGGTTATATCTATGATAAGATAAAGGAAAGAACAGGATTAAGTACCAGACATATTAGTAGGATATTGAATCATACTAGGAGGAAAGATCTTAGATTCATCTAATCGTAACAAAAAGGAGAGACTATATAAGCCTCTCCTTTTTTTATTGTCAACAAGATCCACTCCCTTGACCATCCTCATAATAAGCATAAGCTCCAGATGATATCCCGTAGTTGGTTGTTGTAGAATCAGAGAAAGTTCCTGATCCGGAAGGAATAGGGACTATTCTTGTCTCATACTCCCATTGACCATTCGTTTTTTGTATCCTATAGTCATCCTAGACGTCTTTTCCGATCCACATGGATTATTATATTGTATGGTGTAATTTATCGTCCTCCCGCTTCCGCTAGACGTCGTTACACTAGCGCTCCATGTTTTGGGACAATCGCATTCCATAGCGTTGGCTTTTTCCTGTGCTAGTCTTTGTGCGTCAGCCTATGCCGCGGCGGTAAGTGCGGCCTTATCACCGTTACACTCACACCAAAACTTATCAAATATTTCTTGAATAAGGATGAAATTATTATATTTGCGACATGAAAACAAAGTCATTTAAAATACTTGATCAATACTTTCTTCGATTCTATAGATCTATTATGTCTAAGAACGGGAAAAGGAGGAAGCATACGATCGTGGATAAGAATGATATCCTTGAGTGCCAGTCGTTGATCTGGAAAGTCATACGTGATAGGTATCTGGAGGATGAGGGAGGGGTTTATATAAACAACATCGGTTATCTATGTCATAAGATTAATCCTAACCGCAAGATATATCTGAATAAACTTACCGGTACTATTAATAGGCGTGGGACGGGTGGATATTCTTACGTCCATACGTGTATGGATTTTATGCCTAGGAATAAGTATTTTCATCTATATATCTCTCCGGCCTTGAATAAGGAATGTAGGTTGGCTATGGAATCAGGTAGGAGATATAAGTTCTTGTATCGGGAGGTTGAGTCGGAGAGTAAGGTATTTGGAGTTAAATGGGTTTATAAGCTGTAGAAGTTTTTGTGATCCAGTTAGCCCGTGAGGGTAGACTGGATTTTTTTTGTATCACGGATTCAAATACATATCTTTGTGCAAAAGACTTAAATATGACTATAAAAGGGCTATTGGCCGAGATCAAGGCCGATTTACATAAATACGATGATAGCGGGGCTATAGATACCTCGTCTGTTTATAGGTGGGCTGAGATCGCCTTGAAAAGGTTCGGGGGTGTTATAGCGGTCATGTCAGAGGCGGTTGTCAAGACCAGTAATAAACAGGCGGTATTGCCTTCCGATTTTTTCGACATGCTTGACGCCTATAGGTGTGAGCCTCTGGTTTGCGAGATACCGGGCGGCGACAAGGCTAAGGCTGACCTCCAACACGAGATCGGCTGGGTCGAGCGCACCGAGCGCGGTTTCCGTTGGAACTCCTGCACCGAGTGCTGTAAGGAGGAGTTTGAGAAGACGATCACGGAGAAGATATATATCGGGTCTCATGAGGTTCGCTTCCATTACCATCATCCTGTAAGATTATCGATAGGTCGTGGGTTGAGGCGTGATTGCGCCGCTGACAAGTATCGGGATAAGTACGATTGGGATAATTATGATATAACTATATCCGGCAATATTATGTATACCGGGTTTGACGGGTTTATTTATATCATATATCGTGCTACGCCTAAGGACGATGACGGTCTTCCGTATATACCAGAAACGGCGTTAGGTTATCTTGAGGATTATGTTGAGACGTATATCAAGATGAAGATCTTCGAGAATGCCGCCGTGAATGGCTTGATACAAGGCGCTGGTGACGCTTATAAATTATATGCTCAGCAGGAGCCGGGTAAGTTCGCTAGGGCTATGAAGGAGCTTAAGATGTCGATGATCACGTTAAATGATTATCGGGAGTTGGCTGAGGATAATAGGAGAAGAATGTTGTCTTATGAGCGGATGTGGCCTAATGCTTTTGATAAGTATATCAAATTTATTTAGTTGCGGGGGAGGGAATCGAACCCTCGATCTTTAGGTTATGAGCCTAATGAGATACCTCTTCTCCACCCCGCGATTATGACGCGAATATACGTTTTTTTAAAAAGAAAAAAAGATAATATGGCAAAGAAAAATGATTGGATACATTTAGATAAGACAAGTGGTACTGGTCCCGCTGAGGTTAAAGTTACCGCTGATATTAATGAGACTGGCGAGATACGTCAGGTAACGTACAAGGTTATAAAAGAGGGAACCAAGGAGGAGAAGACGTTCGTGTGCAGGCAGGAGTCCGTCCCGGTGGTGATCATCCCGGAGTTCGATTACCTTGTGCTTAGGTATATCTGGGCTGACGAGGACGGCATTGACTTTGACACGGCTACCGGTTTCGATAACACCGGCCTCCCGGATGTTGACGGCAAGCTGGTTGGTTGGAGTAAACAGTATCAGACCACGCAGGAACGGGTAGGTGATTATCTTATCCATGGCGGTGATAACATGGAATCAGGTAATGAGGCTGCCTTGATCCAGATGGGACCGTTGTTGGATGGTGATAATTACGATAAATTACCTCTTGAGATCAGGTGTAGTATATACGGTAACTGGTATGGTGGTCGTGAGAAAGGTAATGTCACTATCAGGTTCACGGCATATAAGGGCGGTTCTATGGAGAAACGTGGATATGATTTTGTCAATATCGGAGGCGAGGAGGTTTATACCGGTGACGCTCCCACTAACGTATCCGCCCATGGTGAGGATAATTGGCAAAATATAAAGACCTTGTATTCTAAGGTAGGCACGATGATCTATAACAAGGAATCTCGTGACTGTATTGTAAGAATAGGTGAATAGATTTTTCTTCATAATATAAACACATCGGCTCTCTTGTTCGTGAGGATAGGAGAGTTTTTTTATTTTTTTTAATCCTTCACTTATGACATATTTGATCTTTTATTGCGTGGGAATAATCTAGCTTTGCCGAAAACTAGGATCATGATAACTTTAAATGATGTAAATAACGAACTCCATGTCCGGTTATATATACTGGAGGTGCTTAAGGATTATATAAGAGATGATGATTTCGATGGCCTTGTAGATAAGGCGTTGGATTTTGTCATGGAAGGCGTTTCTATGCCTAAGGCTCCGACCAAGGATACCACCATGAGTGACATATCAAAGAGCGTTTTGGCCTTGGTAGCGGGTGCTGGATTAGATGAGAGGTTAAGCAAAAGCTCTTTAGAGTTAGCTTACGATAGGTGTAAGATGAGGTACGTATTCGATCCTCGAAATCGGGATATACACGGTGTGATCGTAGGTTATTCCAATGACTTTAATAGTCTGGTAGCTGTGTGTGATGAGGGATCGAAGAAAGGAGTGGACAAAGGATCTACCGATTTTGTGGATGTCAATGAGAGATACGTGACTAACGGTTTCTTTTACATATCTGTAGAGGATGCCGATAAGCAATCGAACTACATGGGTAAAAATTTGTAATTGTTGTGTTTTTGTACTTTACACGAGCGTTTAAAAGTATTTAGTTCTCCTCCTGACTTGTGAAAGTCTGGAGGATTTTTTATTTTTGTACGATTTGAATGTTTTGCATAATACGTACTGTTTATTAGAATCCGCCACATAAGTGATTATCTGGTGGATTTATTATATTTGCGAAAAAGATAATGTCGTGCAAAATAACTCTAACATAGCGGTTCCCGACTCCGGGATGAACAGGGATAAGCATCCACAGGATCTATCCCCGTCTGAATATAGTTTCGCCTTGAACGCTACCATAGAGGGTGACGATGGAAGCCAGCTTAAGATCCAGAACGAGCCTAGTACCCTTTTATGTAAGCGATTTGATGGCTATAAGGTTATTGGGTATAAGAATGACATAGCTGGTGATAACACTTATTTCTTTCTATCCAATCCGGATGATAATACGTCTAAGATCACGTTCATGCGGTCATTGGATTATATCAAGACCGTGGAGGATCAATTGGCTGGATCGGGAAAGGACATCCATCGTATCCTTGGCGAGAGGCTTGAGGAGTCGGATGGTCGTTTTGATGAGATATGTGATTTGATGGAGGTCCTGATAGAGGACTGGGTTTATGACCCTTGTCTTAATTTCTCCATTCATCATCCGATCTTCGATATAGAGATCAAGGACGAGAAATGCGGGAAGGTGATATACTGGACCGATGGATATAATCCCCAGCGATATGTTATGGTCGATAAGGCTCTTAATCCGGATGATGATGGTGATTTTTGGTATCATTACCATGGGTATAAGACATGTGGGGATGACAAGCCAATAGAGAGGTGTAGGCTGGCCTGCGAGAAGCTGCTGGTGTTCCCGTTGCTGACGGCCCCGTGCGTGGAGCCTGAGGTCGTGGAGTTCGGGGGGAGCTTGCGTGCCGGGACCTACCAGTTCTGCGTGGCGTTGTGCGATGAGTTCGGGATAGAGAAGACCGGATATTGCTCATTGACCAACCCAATCATGTTATTCGACCGTCAAGATATGGTTATCCGCGATGGTTTATGGGGTAAGTCAACCAATATGGGTATCCGCCTTACTGTATCCAATATAGACAAGCAGGTATCTCATTATAAGATAGGTGTTATACAGAACACGGTTGGGTTTAATGGTGAGCAAAGCCCGGTTCTTGAGTATTTCATAGAAGGTATACATCCGATAACGGAAAGGACTATCTATTATCTTACGGATCAGTATAGCGAGCGTACGACCATGGAGAAGTTATCCAAGGAAATACCGGTATATAAGACAGCCAGAGGCATGACGTCTGTCGGGAATCGTCTTCTTCAATACGGCTTGACCGTGGAGAACGAATGGAATCTTCAACCGGTCGTTAACTTCTTGGGTCATTTCGTTAAATGGCAGACATCTATAGCCACGGAGAATTTGTATAAAGACGGTGTGGCTTGCTCTAAATACGCCTCTTTCATGCGTGACGAGGTATATCCGTTGGGTATAAGATTCTTTACCAATACAGGATACAGGACGGCTAGATTCCCGCTTATCCCTCGTCCGGCCACAAGGGAGGAGATGGAGGTTATCGTTGATGAGGACGGTAACTCTGACGACCTGTCGGCTGCGTCGGTGCTGGAGAACAACCCGCAGTGCGCGGGGAACAGCCGCCGTCATCTTTGGCAGTTTAAGAATACGGCAAAGATCATAAACGACCCATCTTGGGGATTTGATGATTTTGGAGGAGAATGTAAGAATCAGTTAGATGTCAAGCAGCTCAGATATGTAGAGCAGGAATATGCCACGGTAGGAGAGACCCAATTCGTTATCAATACGATGGGGGAAGATGTTACGGTAGATGATGCTATTGATTATATCGCTGATAATATAGAGAACCTGTGTGATATCATAGAATCTAATGTAGGTATTACTGACGAGTTATGCGCTGCTATATCATTGCCGGAGGATCAAGACGGTATAAAGGCTCCCGATTTCCCTAGTGGATGTGATGATATCGAGAGGATAGAGACCAGGACTATATTGGATAAAAACTCTTTGGTGGATTCTAGGATTGATTTTACGTATAAGCTGGCTAGTGATTACGTGGAGACCGAACCTACGACATTAATACAAAGTAACGCCGAGTCACAAAGGAAATTCTCTGTATTGTGTGATTTCGATAATTACTCCAGTGGAGGTAAGAATATCATAGATCTGGTTCAGGAATGGTTGGATGGTCAGGATGAGGATAAATTCCCGTCTGATATAGACTCCTCCGCTTTGGTCTTGTGTCAGGATATGTCTAATGTCCGGCAGTTATATGATGAGGGTATATGTACTAATGGGTGCTCGGTAGGTGATCCTCATGTGAATCCTACTATTAACGATGTTCAACTTCCTACATTCCAAGGGGGTAGGTCATTGGGTAAGTGCACATATTTGTATCAATATCCCGGATGGGAAGGAAAGAAGCATACGGAGACGATGCTTGATCAGTTAATGGATACGATGGAGGCTTATTTCCCCCAATATGAGAGTCAGTTTGGTATCGAGAACGCCATGTGTCTTTTTGGCGATGGTGATAATTCTAAGTTCAATACCAGCATATCTACTGATTGGGAAAGTCGTGTGTCTGTGCAGAATGATATTGACGCCAAGACCAATTGGTTCGGTAGAAGCAACTTGACTTATTTCAAGTTCTATCCACATGTATCCTCATACGCCAGATGGGTGGAGTTGGATTACGAGAAATACATAAGTGGTTTATCCGATCCTGATAACGGTATTATGTATATAGAGATGATGGGTAACTATAATTATCCGATCGGCGACTCATCATCATACAATAAGGTTCGTATAACGTTTTTCTCGGACAAGGAAGGTACCGTGGCTCCTAATCCTTTGGCTAATGATGCCAAGAAAGGTGTTATAGTGAATTACGTGGATCATAAGATATTTATGATGCCAAAGTACTTGTTCTGGAATGATGACAAGACTACTTTCCATAAGATATATGTTTGCATCGAGCCTGCGGTATGCGTGTTCTTCACCGGTTTCGCCATGAGGCAGGACATGAAGGAGCTTGCCGGATTCTATACGGCCGGCACCGCCATCTTCCCCGCCCCGTTCTGTTTTGGCATTCGGCCACTGGAGGTGAAATACGTATTCTTCTTTACGAAAGAATTGAAATTAAGAAGATTTGTTACCTATGAGGCGAAATGTATCTCATGTGGAGATAAACCCGCTGATTGCGCTCCCAGACCATATCAGTACGGTGATTTCGGATATTGGGAGTCTGCCAATAAGTATCCGGCTAATTTTGAGTTGTATGATTCAAGCAAGATCGGGATATCATCGGGAGGATCAAAGAGGAAGGACATAATAGATTCTTTGACGAAATACTATGGGTCTCCTAAATCAGTTGGGGGTAAGTCTTATTTCACCGGTAATGGGGATAACGCTGAGTACCCCAATACGTCAACCACGTTTTGTCAGAGACCTATACGTCATTACAAGTTCCCGGATAACTCTGTCGCCCCTTTCATGGGTAATCCGTCTCAACTGACCGGTCAATATGGAGTTGACTCCTATATTTATCCTATGGGGGTGATGCTTGATGACGATATCGTTAATGAGTTTTTGGATATAGCGGTAGAGAACGGTCTTATAGATAAGGCTAGAAGGGATTCTATAATAGGATATGAGTTGTATAGGGGCGATAGGACGTTGGATAAGAGCGTTATCGGAACCGGTCTGGCTTATGATATGTTTAAGTACGATGATCCCGACGGATCGGCTAACCTTTATCCTAATTACCCTTACAACGATTTGTCTGATGATATGTATATCTATAAGGATATTAATCGTGAGAAATTTATAACGCATCCGTTTAACAGGAAGGGTAATATCTGGTATTCATTCTTAAGTCCTGATATTGCCTTTAACAAGCCTGACGCTCCCACCGAGTGCCTTGTTGATGGTTATCAATTAGGTAAATCCTCCGGTATATTCAGGGAGGTGGAGGATCACCCTAAATGGACGATATTAGGGAGTAAGGCTTACAGTATGGCAACGTCATTGGCTACGGTGGAGGCTATGGCTAATTTAATATCCGCTATAGCTGAGTATACATATCAGTCGGCTTCACAGCAATATGTCGGTGGAGGCGTGTTCTTTTTAGCCAACCCTGTCGGCATAGCGCTGACGGCTATCCGTCTGGCTACAGGTATCGCCAAGGCCACAGCCCAGTCCGTGGTGGATATAGGCAAGTATAGGTATCAGTGGTTAACGGCATTGATAGATAGGGGACCTAGACGGAACTATGCTTATTACTATACTTCTGTCGCTCATTATAATTTATTTTACCAAAAAATAGGGGAGTCAGAGTTACGTGGATTGTCAACGGCTAAATATATCAAGAGCGGGTTATATCCGGTAACAGATATCTCTTCGCAAGGGGAGACCGTAGGCGGTAAGCCTATTATCATAAACAACCTCGATCGTGAGCATTCATTGTTCATGTCATTTGGTATGGATAAGTATATGCTTGAATATCCGGAGTTGGTTTCAAGTTACGATACCAGCCGTATTCAGGATGAGTGTAATATTCGTAACGATGAGGTGGCTGGTATGACGCCTCATTTTATGACACGTGAATCTTTCGTATCCTGCCCCTATATGAGGATAAAGAAATATTCTCCGGCTCAATACGGGCAGATAGAGGATATCAGGTGGGTATCGTTAGGTGGTTGCGGGTTGATGGATAAGGATAAGCGTAAACCTGTTTTTGGAGGTGATGTATTTATATCAAGATTCTCGCTTAAGAGGAAGATGCCTATGTTTTATTTGACTCAGTTCGGTCAGGGGGACATGATACCATTCCCTTATTATGATTATCGGAACATCGGGTATCCCCGTTATTTCGTCAATTACGATACCGGGGAGGATTATCTTAACAAGACCGATACGGATACCGGATCGCTATACTCTTTCCCTAGCCGGAAGAGCGCTTATGAGATGGTTTGCAAGACCGGAGATATGTATCTTAGCGGTCGTTTCTTCCTATACTTCTATGGCATACCTCAGTTTCTTGTGGAGTCTGAGATCAATTGCAATTTCCGTATAGCCGGGCCTGAGCCTTACGAGGGGTTCTATCCGGAGGTAGGGGATTATATATCATGGACTCAGGAGCGTAATGTCCCTATATCAAGGGATAATGTGTTTAAGATAAGTCCTGTGTATAAGAATCGTTTTACGCTAGGCGGAAGGTCATTACCAGAGACGTATGATAGCAATTTTTGGGACTGCGCTTATCAAAGACCCAACGGCGTCATATGGAGCACCGCCGACGTGTCGGAGAACGGCATGACCGATCCTTGGCTGTCGTACAAGCCTATGGATTACCATGAGTTCAAGACCTCGTTCGGGAAGCTTATAAGCATGAAGGGAATAGAGTCGGATCAAATACTAGCTCGCTTCGAGAATCAGGTAGGACTATATAACGCTATAGACGTGCTGGCAGAAAGAATATCCCCGGAGAATAGCGAGCTAGGGACAGGTGGGCTTTTCGCCTCTCGTGGCATTGAGTATAATAATACGACGTTAGGATATTCCGGGACCCAGAGTCGGGATATGATCAGTTGCGAGTTTGGGCATTTTTGGGTCGATTTAAGGCGTGGTCAGGTGTTTAAGGTAGATTCTAATGGTAGGAATCTTACGGAGGTCACACCGGGGCTTAGAAACTGGTTTAAGGAGCATCTTCAGATGAAGATCATCCGTAGCCGGATATATAACGCTGATACGGACGCTGAGTTGTCTTATTATGATATTGATAACAAGTTTTTTGGTATAGGGTTGTCCATGGGTTGGGATAATAGGTTTAAGAGGGTTCTGATAACCAAGAAAGATTATATACCGGTAGGGAATCCGAGCGAGTACCAATTCCGTGGCGGCCGGTTCTACAGGAACGGACAGGCGGTGGAGTTGCAGGACGCCAGCCATTTCACGGACGTCTCGTTCACCGTTGGATATAACTGCCTGAAGGGTGAGTGGAAATCATATTTATCCTACACCCCTGATTATTATATCGAGCACCAGCATTATTTCCAGTCCGGAAAGAACTACTCAAGTGAAAGTCAGGAGATAGGTTTATGGTCTCATGGTTTGACCAACCAATCGTATCAAGTATTTTATGGTAAGCTATATCCGTTTGTTATAGAGGTTCCGGTACGTGAGCAGTATGTGAATAAGATCCTCACCAACTACCAGTATCGGATGGATGCCAGAAGGTATCAGGATGAGATTAATTACCAAATTCTTAGGACTACTGGATTTAATAAGGCATGGTTTTATAATGATACCAACAACAGCGGTGAGCTTCGGATGGTTATCGCCGACAAGAACGATATGAGCCAGCGGTTAAGGTATCCTATAACCAATGATGATAGCCGTGAGATACTGGTGACGGAGGTTGATCAGAAGATAAATATAAATGACTATTTTAACGAGGTCAAAGACGATACGAACAATCTTCCGATATGGGTTAAGGATGTGAATGACATTGGCCGGGAGATCGACCCCAGGGCTGTCGATTATCATCGGAGGTGGCGTGATCGTCTTCGTGGCGATTGGTTCTTGGCTAGGTTCGTGAATGACATTGAGAGTCGGTTCAAGATGATAGTACGTTGGTTTAGCAACGATGAGAAAGTTTATTGAGGTGATTATATACCTTTAAATATTTGATGTTATGGCAGCAGGGAAAACTAGCAGTAAAAAGAAGGGCAAATGCCCGAAATCAGGATGTATCAAGAAAGTAGGGAGTGATTGGCGAGTGGTCAGTAACAAGACCGGTAAATTATGGCCGGCTAAGTACAAGTCTAAGGAGAAAGCTAAAGGAGCCTTGGCTGCTTATCACATGCATTAGCGTATAAACGGGTACATGATTTATTATGTGCCCGTTTCGTGTTTTTAGGCTTGTGATATTATGGTTATCTTTGTGAAAAACGTAATATATGTCTAAGAAGAATAAACCGGAGGAAATCCCATCGTGGATAAGGGATTTATATAAGGAGGATCTTGATCGTGTCGTAAGAGGCGAGCGTCCTATGTATTTCAGGGGTATGGATGATAGTCCTTTGAGAAACGTGTCCCCGGAGTTTGATATCCTTAGCGGAGGAGCCGCAGTTAAAGGCATGAATGGGATAAGAGGTGCGTTGTCCCCGTTGAATAATGGCATGGGTAATTATAATTTCAGTATCAGGGGTATAAATAAGAAGATCGGTGAGTTGGTTGATGAGGCGGGGCTATATTTACCTGAGAAATTAAGACCTGTATATCGGACTGTGGTGGATGCTATGTCGAGTTCCAAGGATAAGGGGTTGGGTCATATCACGCAGCCGTTGGCCAACGCCCTGTACCCAGCGGACGAGCGACGGGACCGGCGTCTGGAAGGGGAGCATCCCGTTGGTTATGTGGATGCCATAGATGGCATATGGCCTAGGAAGAAATATGGGCTATGGGGAGAAAAAATTGAGAGGAAGCAAGATGGAGGAGAAACAAGAGAGTCTGTTCTTGATAGACCTAGATTCGGGAGCAGGGTATTGGATAATTACGTAGCTTCTGCTCACCCGGTTTTGTCAATAATATATGATATCGCTAATTCAAGGTATACTGATGGCCCTACTCGCATAAATAAAGCTGCGTATTCATCAATAGATCCTATGGGGAAGAATCCGGAATGGTATGAGTATCCTGTTCATTTTATGAAGATGTTCGGGAAATATATATCTGGTGATTTTAATAACAAGTTATATGGCGATAGTGATAATGATGATTTAGGCACAAGAACTAGTGATGAGGCTTGGGCTAAATACAATAAACTCCCTTACGATGAGTCTGTATTGATAGATAATGGTGATGGTACGTATAGTATACGAAAGGAATTATCTAATAGGATGATACCTGATTCGTCTATCGTAAGGAATAGGATTGATGTGAATAGGAGTCTGTTTGATAAGGAAACTAAGGAATACAATGAAGGACTTATAAAAGCTTTAAGTGATGCCGATCCAGAGGAGTATGAGAGGATTCAGAGGGAATATAAGGATCTGAAAAGGGTAAGAGAGGGTGCCATATCAGCGGACGAGATGAATATAAAAGGGTTGAGGTCTCTTTATGATAAGGGGTATGGTGTCGTGAATGAGTATAATTATAGGGATCGTAGACTTGATAAGAACGAGACGGGTCCTCATAGTGTACTTGGTGATTATACGATATATCGTGACAAGGATATGGGCGGATACAGATATAGGGATGTATATGATTTCAATCCCGCTGTCCAGTTTCTTTTGAATGGGGATGTATTTAAGATAGATGGTAGTATTGATAAAAAGGATAGAGGAGGTTCGGTAAATACAGGGAGGGCTTATGGTTCTGGCAAGTATGTAATTGATCCTCGTAGATCAGAGGATAGTAAGATGGCTGTATATGACGAGATATGGGATTATCTGACCGACAAGAAGGGGATACCACAAACACAAGCTATCGGTATCCTGTCGAACATCGCCGCCGAGTCCGGAGGGGACACCGAAGCCCTAGGCGCCGCCGGTGATTTTGGCATCCAACAATGGCTTGGTCCGAGGAAGAAGGAGCTACAGCGCAGGTATGGGAAGAAACCGACGTTGACACAGCAGTTGGATTATCTCGTGGATGAGTATCAAGGCAAGGTCCCGGGGTTAGGTTGGAATTACATCAATCAAGGAAAGTTTTTTGACAAGGACGCTCAAGGTAATGTATATAATTACTATATGTATTCTAAATCCGATTTCGATAACGCCGTCAACTACAAGGACGCTACCGTGGCATGGAATCAAGGATACGGTAGGCCTCTTGGATCGACCTTGAGAAATGAGAAGAGATTTGAGTTCGCTGATATGTTCGCTAATAGGTATGGTGTCCCGGAGAACGAGCCAATGAGATACGAGTTCGGACAGCGGGATTCGGGCACGGGGGACGGAGGTCATCAGCCCGTGCCTGAGACGGTAGCCCCCGCCGGCCCTTCTTTGGCTTCCCATCCTGCCGTGGATAGCTGGTGGGAGAAGGAAGGTCAAGACCTGTTATATAAGATGCTAGCTCAATCAGGCGCCAACAAGAAAGCTATAGAGGATATCGCTAACAACATCAAGAACGATCCCCAATCAGAGGCACAGGTAGCGGAAGCTGAGCGTATGCGTAGAGAACAGGCAAAAAGGCAGCTGGTGCTTAATATGATACCGGGGTTAAGTCTTAACATAAAAGGTATGAGTAGAACTCGAAATTAATACTACATTTGTGAAATTATTAAATGTTTTAGATATGAAAAGATTGTTATTTTTATTTGCTATGTTATTGACGCCGTTCGTTTTGATGGCGCAAGAGGTAATCCCATCAGAAGGGGCTATCACTATTGATTTAACTACCTTCACCGGCATCATGGCTTTCGTCACGATGTCAGCTACGCAGTTAGCCAAGGTTGTGCCGTATATTGACACCCATAAGTGGGCTAAAGTCCTATCCGCCGTAGTCATAGGTATGCTGGTTTGTATATTAGCGTGGCTACTAAAGGTGTCTCCATTGCTTATAGGGAGTGAATGGTGGGAGGCTCTATTATATGGAGTGGCTGTAGGTCTCAGTTCTGCCGGTTTCTATGATTTGGTTAAGGCTATAGGATCACTGTTTGTAAAAAGGATCTAGCATCTTGTAATTATTTGAGATATGTAAAATTTCAAGATTTTATTATCTATGATATAGGCTATTATATTTTGTAATAATATTAGTATTGCTTATATTTGTGCGCCTACCTACTCATCACGAGCGGATAGGCGCATTTATTAATTAAAAACTTTTAGTAAAGATATGAAAAGTAATTTGATTTTATCATCAGAGAGCAGGGAATTATTAGGTAGGAACATTTCTGTTATGTCCAAGGACGGGTTTGTATGCATAACGGAAGTTATGGAAGCCTTGAATGAAAAACGTAAATCTATGGGGTTGGAGTCTAGAAGGCTTGATCATTTGTTTGCTACTAATGGATTTCAGGAAAAGATGAAAGCTCTTGTTAGGGAGCTGAGTATTAATGATATATGTACTGTAAGAAATCTTACGGTACAAAACCATGAATTGAAAATCAATAAGATAACCGATCTCAAAAAATACGGAATGGCTTACCGAAGAGGAAAGGGAGAGGGTCAGAAATGGTATGTAAATCCGTATTTTTTTGTTATGGTAGCATTGGAATTGGATCCAGAGATATACGCCAAGGTGATAATATGGTTGCATGATGGATTCATAGAGGACAGGAATGCCGCTGGCGAGGCTTATATCAAGATGAGTTCGGCCGTCGCCAGGTTGGTTAGCGACAAGAGTCAGTTGTCTGATAAGATATCAAGGGTAGCTAAGGCTATTAATTTTATCGTCTTTAACAAGCATGAGAGTGGGATAAGGAATACGGCTACAAAGAATCAGTTAAACGACATAGTAGCTGTAGAGAATGTTATCACCGGGGTTATAGATGGTGGCTTTATAGATACTTATGATAAACTTATAGATTATCTTGGTCATGAGTGGAAAAAGAAGTGGAGCAATCCTATAACGTGTTTAAAAGATTGATATTAAAAAGACTCATCGTTGTGAAATGATGAGTCTCTATTTTTTTAAACTATCTTTGTGTCAGAACGAAATTAATTTGATATGAGCAAGTATGTAATCAAGAGGAAGATACCTAAATATCAAGAGGCCGGGGAAGTCACCCCTATTATGCCCGGTAATGTTGTTGGTCTTCAGGGTATTGGAGTGGAGCCTTTGGTTTCGTCTACCCAGATAGGATTTGATATTCAGCAGCCTGATATTAATACCATTGATACAAGTGATTTGAGCGCTTTGGTTGACAGTAATAAGAAGGTTGATAAGTCTGGTAGTACGGATGTTTTTGATTTTACCACCATCCCTTACTATGGCGCTGATGATATAGGGTCTAGATTCACTCAGATGGGTCGTGGTATAGGGCGTATGAGAAGCGAGGGATATGGTGATTTATCCACTGGGGCTAAAACAGCTAATACGATAACCACCATAGCCTCAGGAATTAGTGGTATCATGGGGTTGGCTCGTAACGTGGTTTCTGGGATAGCGTCAGAGAAAGGTACTCGTACCAATATTAGGTTAGCTCAGGAACATGAGGCTAGGCAAAGAAGGCAATCCCAGATGCAGTATAAGGATGGTGGGGGTGTTTATCTAGGACCTAATAATAGGTTCGATAGCGGAAGCCTTACCGGTGAGTACCTATATCCGTTACCTAAGTCGATGGAAGATCAAGCCAACGTGGAGGTCGAGAAGGGCGAGTACGTGGAGCAGCCCGGAGAGGCGCCGATGGAGGCCATGGGGCAGAAGCATGCCGATGGGGGAACGCCTGTTTCTTTGGAGCAGGGTACGGAGGTTATTACCGATGACACCATCATAGAGCCGGACTTCGCTAAATACATTAGGGATACGTATGGTATTAAGGCTACACCAAAGGATACGTACGCTACGTTAATGGATAGATATAAGGTTAAGATCGGTCTTAAATCAGCTTACGATGATCAGAAAAAGGCGCTGGAGAAGCTGAAGAAGAACGATAAGATAGATGACGAGAATACGAGGCGTTTAAACGCCTCCGTATTATCTAAGGCTATAAATGATAGCAACGATACCGTTAATGGATTAGAGGGAAGATTTACGGACTTCGCTAATGTCATATACAAAGAGCAGGAAGACCGGAAGATGAAGAAGGATGAGGATACGTATTTCGCTAAGGGTGGTGAGATAGATAACATCATATCCAGATCCATGAAAGAATACGGTCTTACGGAGGAGGATATAGCTGAGGCTAAGAAAGAGCTGCTTAAGAAAGTGGCTGGTATTCGCCAGAAGATGGAGATAGGAGGCACGTCTTTGTTCGGTCGTAAATTAACTTTCCGCCCGATCGAGAATAGGTTCAACAATGATCCTAACTATTTCGGTTATCAACGCCAAGGAACTGATGGCTCTTATGGAGGTATTAATACGGATGAGAGGTTGAATTATTATAAGACATTCAATCCAGTCGCTTACGATGCTTATATGGGAGCTTCAGAGGGCGCTAGGGCTAGGGCATTGCAAGACGCTATCTACGGTCAGACAAGTAGCTGGATGGGCTTGGCTACGGCTGAGAACCCGATCATCGCCAACGCCGAGGCGCTTCGGGATTACACGACGCTCGTTTCCTTTGGCGGTGAGGATAGTCAAGGTAATTACCCGGAAGACAAGAAAGCCGCATATCATGATAGGATGAGAGACAATAAATTAGGTTTGTTTACCACATCTCGCCCTATGATCGGTCTAGACGTTGTTACAGAGGAACAGCATAAGGCTCTTGACGATGCTGGTATCACCCATTTTAGCCAACTATTCTCTGATAAGAACAAGGATGTTGTTAATAAGATCCTTGGGGAGGATATGCTTAAGATGCAGGCATTGAGATCCATGAAAGGAATGGAAGGTCTTGATTTTATACTTGATCCTCATAAGGTAGTTCCCGGTCCTATGGATATAGGTGATGTGGAGGATCCTGATGTTAAGTTGGATATGCCTGAGCTGATTGATCCCAATACACTCCCTAATACCAATACCAATACCGGTACTAACACCGGTAAGACTAATAATGGTAACGGAAACAGGAATATAGTGGGTGGCGGCCTTGACTTCCCTGAGGTGTTCAGGATGACTCCGGGAGCCGTGACAACGAAAGGTCTGGAAAGGCATTACGCTCCTACCGTGGATCCGGTATTGAGATCTGCTGATCAGTATATGGTTGAGGCTAATCGTGCTTTCCAATCACAATTGGATCAGATGGGTAATGTCCCGGATTCCCAGAGAGGGGCTTTATCATCCAACCTACAGGCTATCATGAGTTCCAATATAGGTAAGTATATAAATGAGGTAGAACAAGGGAACGTGGCTCAAAGAACTTGGGCTGATAATATAAACGCTCGCACTTGGGCTGACACGTATGATAAGAATATAGCCCAACGCCAAGCTTATCAACAACGGATATTGCAGGGGTTGGCTATTAATGACGAGAACTGGGCTATGTATTTCGATAGCGTAAATGATGAGATCCAGCAGAAGTGGGATACGGCTACGACCATGAATACATTAAGGTCTATATTCGGGGATGTCAAGATTGGTCCTAATGGGCAGTTGATCGCTGATCCTCAAGGAGATATATTGAGTTATAGGAGATTATATCCCGCTCAGGAAGTAACTAAAAGCAAGAAAGGATAAAGGATGGCTTCACAATACAGTATATTAAGGAATTACGGTAAGTACGTATCACCCTACAACATGAATGTCATGATGCAGGGTATGGGATACATGCAACAGAAGATAGATACGAATCGGCAAGCTATTAATAAGTACGCTGATTATATTATTAATTCTGATATAGCTAAACCTCAGGATAGGGAATATCTTCAGAATAGATTAAATGGATTGATACAGGATGTGAATAACGTGTATCGTAAATCCAATCTAGCTTCTGATGGTATAGCTAGAAGTATACAAGCCCGTCTTGGAGAGGCTTTAGATACCCGTGTATTGAACGCCATCGCTGGAACGCGTAAGTTTAGGGAACTATCTACTAAATTAGAGGATATGAAGCTGAATAATCCTAAGATGTATAGTCCCATAAATGAATCAATGGCTCTTATGCCTTATTATAAATGGTTGAATGATGGTCAGGTAGGAACTAGATTAGAACCTCTTCATTACACTCCATATACGGATTATAACGCTGAGATAGATGGTAAGGTGAAGGATTTTTTGACCAAGCATAAGGGCCAGAAAATACAGATCCCGGTTCTCAATGATAAGGGCGAGAGAACGGGAGAGATTATTGAAAAGACAATTGATGAGATGGGGTATTCTGAGATAAGGAATATTATAGCATCCAGTATGTCCCAAAACGCTAAGGCTCAAATACAATTGGAAGGTCAATACATGGCTCTCACCAATCCTCATATGTTCAATCAACAATCTACCTCTGCTTTTATTCAACAATATGTGAATGATTTTGATGCTAAGGAAAAAGCTATAAAGGCGGAATTAGGGGGTGTTGGTAATGATGCTAATCGTAAATTAATGCTTGAGACTAGTTTGGCTGATTTACGTAATCAGAAACAGACTTTCATAGATGAGGCTAATTCGTTTATAGGACCTAATTATGATGCAGAAAGAGCGGGTGCCTTTATGGTTCAACAGGAGTTTCTTAGGGGGGCAGCTATGAGATGGTCTTATAATAATTCATCTGTCATCCGCAAGGCTGATGATTATTACTATAAAGAAGATGAGAGATTAGCTCGCAACGCCAAGTTCGTGTGGGATCAAAAAATGGATAAGGAAAGGCTTAAGATAGAACAATCAAAGGCTGATGCTGCATGGGCTAGGGCTATAGGTGGAGGAGGAAGTGGAATGAAAGGGTCAGTATCTACTGGTGTTCCAGGAACATCGTATACTGTCCCTATTGCGCAAGAAAAGGTAAAACCATCAACAAGGTTGATGGATAATATCGCTTCTAACAGGGAGAGTATAAAAGTTAAATTTGATGTTTTGGCAAATGCTATAGGTGACAATGTGATGTCTAATATAAATGCTTATATAGATAATAACCCCGATGATTTTAAGGGTATGTCATATCAAGATGCCGTCATGAAATTCATTATGAATAATAATGGAGCTAAGTATGATGGTTTGAAGACTGATAAGGCGAAGAAGGCTTATGAGGATCTTGCAGAGGCGTATGACCAAAGAAATTCATATTATTCCATTTATGACGGAGCTATGGATGCCAAGAAAAAAGTGTCTCAGAATCTTGATAACGCCATTATGGAGGAAATATCAAATAACCCTGGCATGGATATTTATCTAGATAATGGAGAGAATGTCAATGTAGGTGATATGTCTAGATTATCATCTGTTCGTATGGGTGGTAAATCCGTCAATCCTTTTACTGCCGCTAAAGTCTCTTCTTTGATGTCAAGATTGGTCGATACTGTCTCAGATGTTATAGGACCGTCTTACGATCCTTCTGGTCAAGGCAGATTGATAGAAGGAAGGAGTGTTATAGACGTGGGTAAGGCTGAATTGATATTAGATGAGATAAATGAATCTTTGGGTACAGATTTTACCGTGGATGAATTAGACGCTGCATTGAAGGATAATATTACTGATAATAAGACATGGGATAGACTGTTAGTTAGGTTTGATGGAGATAAAGATAAGGCTAATCTGGCTTATATCACGTTAAGAAATATAAATAGAGAAATGGGTTCTCCATTTGCTCATAAATGGTCTAATTCAGGTCCTATCAACAGGGTTCTTGATGATATGGATGATGCTTATAATAGGTATATAGAATCTAGGCATGATGAGTTCGGAAGAAAGGGATGGACTTTTAATGAGAGGGCAAAATCCAATTCGGAGGAATTTAGATTATATAATAGTATATATAGTTTAGCTAATAAATCCGGATTGAAATTAGATAAAAAAGAAGGATCTCATACATTGTCCGTTGAACAGGATGATGATAATAATTGGTGGATAATAGCTGATGCAGGAGAGGATAAGGCTCAACGGGTTCAAGTATCAGAACAGGATTTGGCAGGGATAGGATTTACTACCTATACTAAGTCAAGAAATATCCCGTCAGTCTCATACAAGTCGAGGGTGTCTGGGGCAGGGTTTTCTTCTGCCTCCGATAAGGCTTATGGGAGATCGGTAGCCGATTTAGGTCTTGGTTCTTACGCTACGGCTGATAACGCTAAAGATGATATACGCTCATTTGTTTTGCCTTTGTTCCCGGATGATTATCATAATGATATGTCTATGATAATATCTGCGGTTATAGATGGATCTAGCAATTATGAGGTCAAGGCTGAGGGATATGATCGAGGGTATGGACGGCATGGTGTGGAGATTAAGATATATAAGAAAGGTTATGGAGGTGATCCTTCTAACAACCCTTTATATACTATAGATAAAGAAGGTGTTGATTACGCTGATAATATAGCTAAGGTTATGAATATAGCTCCTCAGGCTTATTTGGTGGAGGCTCTTAAAGAGGCTATGACTAAAGAGGCTAATTCTGTGAATAGTTCTTTTGGAAGGAAGGATATTAATGAGGATCTGTATAATATTATGTTACCGGTAATGGATATTATAAATAAAAAGAGGAATGGAAACGAGCAATAATAATTTACCCGATGGTAGGGATATAGCTCAAAAGTATGGGTATCCGGTTATGGATCCAATGGAGATAAGGGCAGTTGGTGTATATCCGAGTTCATTAGGTGACGATATAAACAATCCACCTTTACCTAACCTTGATCCAAATTCTTTGGTCGATGATTCTAAAAAGGCTATACCAGCTTTATCAGAAAGAATAAAAAGACGTGTTAAATCGTCTTATTATGATGATTTAAGGGCTAAAACTCCTGAGGATAGTATTATTAGTAATGGTATCCCATCTGGTAGGTTTGATGTGTCCGGTCCTCGTATAGGTCTTGATGAATCAAGATTTAGATTAAGTGATGGGACTTGGATACCTAAATACGAGTCATTTCAGGCTGGCGTTGATAATGATTCCAGATTAGCTAGAAATCAAGGTACAGGAGAGAAGATATTTAGGGGATTGGGTAAATTTGTTTATAAGACGGCTTTGTATGGTATAGGAGGTATTATTCAGCCTTTTTATGGTATTTACGAGGGAGTCACTAAAGGTAAATTTGAATCCGTTTTCAATAACGATTTTATTCGTTGGTTAGATGATATGGATAAGCGAGGAGATTATAGGCTCGCTCATTATTATGATAAAGAAGAGAGAGATATGGGATTTCTTCGTAGTCTTGGAACTGCTAATTTCTGGGCTAACGATTTCCTTTCGGGTCTGGCTTTTACCGCTGGTGCCATGTTATCATCCGCCGCATATTCCGGGGCCGGCCTGATGAGCCTTGCTCGTACCGGAGCTAGGGCTGGGGTGGCTTTAGCTAGGATAGGCAAGGCCGCTTCGGACACCAAGAAAGCATTCGGCGCTTACCTTAGGGCCGCCCGTATAGGGCAGAGGGTAGGCAAGGGGCTGGATATCGCCCTATTTCTTGGTTCGTCTACCTCATGGGAAGCTTCAGTGGAAGCCAGAAGTATGTTGATGGAGGCCGAGGAGAACTTCAGGCAATCTTATCGTAACGCTTATGGGAGGGAAGTCCCGTATGAGGAGCTTATGAGGTTCAGGGCTGACAATGCCAATGCCGCTAACGCCGTATTCGCCGCAAATGTCGGCATATTATCATTATCCAACATAGCTATGTTTGGTGATATGTTTGGTATGGGGCTTGGTGTAGACAAGTTTATAAAACGCAATATATTTGGCGTAGGAGCCGAGAGAATGGACAACGGTGCACTAAGGGCTATAACACCAAAGAAATGGCAGAAAATAGCTGGTAATACGTTTAATATCATCAAGCGACCGGTATCTGAGGGTTTGTTCGAGGAGGGTCTTCAAGGTGTGTCCAGCAGGTCCGCGGAGGATTGGGTGGAATCAAGATATAATCCTATGGCCATCCGTCAGAATATAGGTTATATGGAAGCTATAAAGAACGGATTCAAGGAGACATACGGATCTAACCAAGGCTGGAAGGAGATCGGCATCGGTATGATTATCGGATCGGTTATGGGTGGGAAAAGCCTTGGAGGTATAAGGGAATGGAGCCAAGACATGTCCCGGAACAAGGGGATGGTGGATGCCTACAACGCCAATGCCGGCGCCTTGACCGAGGCTGCTGTCCGTGCTATTCGTGGCAGTATGGCTCTTAACGCTCAATTATCCGGCGTAGATGCATCGTACGAGAGTGATGGTAGGATTATAAACAAGGATTTTAGTGACGCCGTATTCAATCGTCTTCGTTATGATTCGGAGATGGGGATGCTGGATGATACGAAGGAGAATTTCAGGACGGTAGTCGAATCTATACCTAATAGCGATATAGCGTCCGATATGAATATGACGGATGAGCAGGTCAATGAGTATAAAGCCGATCTTGTCAACGAGTTTAATAAGAAGGTGGATAATTTCATTATGGCCAACAGATTCGCCGACTCCCTTACCGATGGTATATCCAATAGGTCGTTTAACGCCTATATCTCCAATATGGCTTATAATGGCCTTGAGGCGAAGGATAATTTGAACGATATTGCCAATCAGTTAAGAAGGATATACAATACGGATATAGGTCCCGCTCTTGATATATATTCTCGTCTTAATCCTGATTCGAGCAGGGATCTTGAAGAATTAAGGAAGCTTACGGATGATATACAGAGGATGGAGAAGAATATCTTGAGGCTTCAACAAAGTGTCGCGTCGAAGGACGCTCTTGAATCTGATAAGGCTAAGTTGGTCAAGGAGAATGATAGGCTTCTTAAATTAACAGAGGATAGGATCGCATTGGAGAGGAAATTAACTACGTTAATTAACTCAGAGGCTGATATATCTAAGTTGTTCTTAAATAGAAATGATTCAAGGATCAGTGCCGCTGATCTTATGGCGGCTTATGATACTATAGCTGATTTTGAGAACGTCGTATCTATCCGTGGGGTTGATAATTATAAGGAGGCTATGGCATTGCTTAGTGAGTATCGTCATAATCTTGTGGCTTATAAGAATATAAACGAGTCTCTTCGTCGTATGCGTGACAGAAGATTCATCCGGGCGCAGGAGCGCGGGTTCATGAAGATATTATCGAACGTATGGGGTAAGACTTATGAGGAGGATGATAGCAAGTATGATTTCAGGAATACTGATAATCCTGATGCCAATGATCTTTACGCCAACGACCAAGCTATAGACAAGGCTTACCAAGATGGTCTTATAGGGGAGGATGAGGCATTTATGTTCAAGACATATAATCATATGATAGCCAGATCTATGGAGAACGAGATTAAGACCGATGAAGGTAATATAGTCGAGAGGGTTCCTGATGATGAGGATATCATAAATCCTTCTGACGATAGAATCAATAATATAGCTATAAAGATATGGAACGGTAATGAGGATGTCTTATCTCCTAGGGAGAGACAGATATATGATAATAACAAGCCTCGTGTCGATAGTTTAGTTAACGGGTTTGGGGATAATCCTATTTCAAGGATCAATAAGGCTAGATCGATAATAGATAGATTGAAGATCCATGATAATATTTATGATAATATCAAGGACGCTGTTGATGATATTGTAGATATGAATATCAATGGTCTTGATCAGGATCAGATCAAAGAAGCTATAAAGACTTATAATGATCTTATGAATGAGGCTGACAATGGCAATGAGATTGATCAGGATAAGCTTAATGAGGCTATTGATATTATCAATAATTATTCCGATAGGTCTCTTCTTCAATTCGTGGAATGGATGAGGTTGTATGATAACGGAAGTATAGCTGTCAAGGATTACGATAAATCCATACCTATGGGTGATGTCCTCACGGAGAGCGAACCCGGGACATCCACCGGCAGGACGGAAGTTGACGCCGCCCAGAATCCGGTGGTGTTGATGGCTCAGAAGAGAGAGATCGGTGGGGTTATGTATTATGAAGTTGGCGGAATGAGACTTGACAGGTTTATGGACAGTCTTGGGCTTAAAAGATCTGATGCCACTGATACTGATAATGGAAGGGTGATGGATTTCACCAACGGAACCGACATATTTACTGTTATAGAGTCGAATAACCACTCAAGATGGATGATTAGCGAGGATGACGCTCAGGCTTTCGAGAACGCTACCGGTGTCATATTGGGGCGGCAAACCGCCTTGTCGACCTCCATCTGGTTTATGATGTATCGCAAGGGGCAGGATGGATCTATTGTCCCTTATTATACGGGTGATACGTTTGGATCTAACAACGAGTCGGTGAATCAGGAAGCAACGGCTAGCCTCCGCAAGGGTGATATGGTAAGGTTTAAGATGGATATGTTAGATCCATATACCAAGGAATTGTATGATAAATACAATAGCCTTAACGCCGTTGACCCTAATTCTGATGAGACTAAGTCGGCTTACCGAGAATTGGTTGATAATATGGTTATTAAGATCGTGGATGGTGATGGTAATTTTGTCTCGGTGCTAAAAGCCAATGATCCAGACTTAAAAGGGAGTAACGCTGATTTAAGGAGTATGGCCTTTGAGTTGTATAGGGATAATGTAGGATTCGTCGCGGGTGAGATTGATATACCGTTCGTAGGCACAGTCACCAGTGTTTTGCCGGGAAGACCTAATTTTAGCATAAGTGATGATAATGGGACGTTGATGGTATCCGAGAATGACTTTACCAACGAGACGGCTGGTAAGGTCGAGAGCGTAGGATATATAGAGAATGGGGAGGTTACGATGAGGGATGATATTAAGTATAATATATTCCCGTTCTGTACGGCTATCGTCAGGGACAAGTATGGTGATTATAAAAATTCACGTATTCCGGTCGTAGCTATAAAGACAGGAAATGGAAGAAATTACCTGTATCCCGTAAGATTGAAAAATCAGGATATATCGTCATTTTCATCCATGATCGAATCGATGGCTGATAGGATTACGGAGGGTCTAGGCGGAGGCGTAAGTATTGATGATATAATGGATCTTAATAACGCTATAGCCAGATCCGGGTTGGATAATAAGACATATATGATTCCGCTGGCGGGAGATGTGGATGTTATCAAAGGCCGGCTTGAAGCTGTCAAGGAAGCGGTTAGCAGGATGCCTATGACCGCTGATGTAAGAGGATGGATAGGTGATTCCAGAACTAAGGAGGATATTTTGATGAATGACGTTACGATCAACATTGATCTTAATAACGATCCTTTCATAGCTCCTAAGTTCAGGATGAGTATTAGGAGGGATGGGACGTTCTTCGAGGATACGGAGACCCCGTTCGTCAACCCGTCCAGCTCCCAATCGGGTTCCGCTTCGCCTACGAAGGCGGCCGAGGACAAGTCTTTGGTTTCCGACGGTAACGTAGTATCCGGAGAAAATGAGGCGGAAAATCCTTGCTAAATAAAATATCTTGACTTATCTTTGCGGCGTCAGTCCATCACCTGACGAGTAAGATATTTAAAAGTTGGTCCCTGTCGGGTGTGTGATGGCCCCGGTGGGGACTCTTTATATTATGCAACTAGATTCTTTTTTACATCGGAAGATCATGCAAGACCTACGCATCCAGCGAGTGAAGGTCTTGATGATGTTATACACCAGTAACTATTTTGTCAAGGTCAGACAAAAGCAGTTGCTTGATCATACATACGCCTTAAGCAGGGATCAGGCTTTTGATTATATGACTGAGTTCAATAAAAGACTTAGTGATAAGGTTGGTATAAAATGTACGATGGATATCCTTCTACCTACCGATGATGATAACGCTAACATCATAATCGAGCACAATGGTATTATCAAGAAGTTGATGAAGGAGGCCGATAAACTGGAACTTGATACTGATGCTATCAAAGTCATGATGCGTGATCTTCTTGATGAGTTGAAGGATGATATTGATCTTAATATCCTGATATTTGACGTAACCCAGTTACTTATAAAATATAATCTATTTAGGTTGGATGCCATAACCGAGCAGGAGTTCAAGAACTCTTTTGTCAGGATGGATAGTAGGAATATGGAGATAAAGAAACTAACTTTATCTGATATCAAGAAGGTGGTGGAGATGATAGAGGATAGGTATAGCTACGCTTTATATATGACAGAGGAATATGGCTGATTACATTTTTTGTAAAAATATCTCTTGTTTGTTTGTAGTTTCAAAATAAGGTCTTATATTTGCGGTGTCTATCCGTTGCTAGACCAGAAGAAGATATTAATATCGCTTAGGCGTAGGCGATAAATGAGAGCTATCAGTGGGGTAACGGACGCTGGTGGCTCTCGTTGTTTTATATTATGGATGATAATTTAAAATTATTTGAGAATCCTGATTTTGGGGATGTGAGAGTATTGTTGGATGAGAAACATGAACCATGGTTTGTCGGTAATGATGTAGCTAAATGTTTAGGGTATGCAGATCCTAGGGATGCTGTAAGAAGGTTGGTAGATGACGAGGATTGTAAAATGCTGAGATTGTCAGAAGATAGGGAGGCCTACGATTCCACCCCTATTCACAATCAATATGTTAGCCAGATAAAGATTATTAATGAGTCTGGTATGTATACTTTAATTATGTCATCTAAGAAGGAGTTTGCTAAGAAATTCAAAAGATGGGTAACATCGGAGGTTCTCCCTTTTATTAGGAAAACAGGTTCCTATTCTATGCCATCTAACAATATGCCATCAAAGAATGAACTTCCATCTGATTATATAGAGGCATTAGAGGCTTTGCTTAAATCGGAAAAGGAGAAGCGTGCGTTAGCTGAGGCGAAGAAAGCGGCAGAGGAAGCCAAAAGGATATCCGATAATATCATTAAAGAACAGGCTCCTATGGTTGAGTTTGCTAAGACAGCCGAAATAGCCCAAGAGACAGATATGTTGATCAGAGAGGTTCGGGAAAAGCTAGAGGCTCATGGATATGATATAGCGGAGAAGAATCTTCGAATATTGCTTGAGGATAAGAAGTTCTTCGCTAAGACAGGTAAGAGGTGGTTGCTTTCCCAAAGGATGATAGACAGCGGTTATGCTCGTTACAGATATCGTAATGATGACGAGTTCTACGGCACTAATACTGTCTATGTGACTCCTAAGGGATTTCAGTGGATTGTGTCTAAGATATCTAAAGAATGGATGCCTAGGTTCTTGGAATTGAAAGGCAGGGTTCTGAGTAGATCAGATAAAGATATTTTCGCTAAACGATAAACTCCATTTTTTATAATTTAGGATTGAGCTTTTGCCTGTTCGTGAGGATCGGCAAAAAGATTTGCACTTTTCGGAGAAACATAAGGTTTGTTATTATGTTGTTATTTTGGTGTCCCGTCCGCTCGTGAGAGTAGGCGGGATTTTCTATCTTTGTGTCAAAACGATTTAGTAATGGGACGATCTTGTTATGTTATAAAAAATAAGGAGGGTGGGATAGATAATGTCCTTGCCCCGAACGACCAACCATCCGGATTATACCAAAGGGCGATGGAGGTGCTTGGCGACCAGAAGCAGGCCTTATCGGTCTGGGGTACGGCCTACTCCCCCGACTTCGTGTCCTTCTTTGGCGACTGGATGTCCATGCCATCAGAATATGATCTGGATAGTAATGGGGAACCTAGGTATGATGATGTCATGTCCTTTATCAAGCGGAAGAACTATTTCGCCGGCAATTTCATGGCCGATGAGGTTAAGGATATTAATAATACTCTTACTTCCTTGGGTGTTGATAATATCAATGATCTTAATGATATGATCGTATCTAACTTCCTTTCCGGCGGTGATATATTCCTCAATAGGTACAATCTTGAGCGATCTGGGATGTATGACGCTGATGAGATTGATAATATCATGACTAACCGATCGGAGTATGAGCGGGTAAGGGATATGATGAGGAGGATTGTCGATTTTATGTCTGAGGGGAATCTTAATGAGAAGGATATGTATTTCCTGTCCTCCGAGTCAGGCCTTGGTGATGATTATATGATATATGAGGATACATATGACTCGTTAGGAAAGAGAAGGGGCTTGAATCCAATAGAGGTAAGGGATACGATCATGAGGGCGGTAGGCGGTATCAGCGACCGCCGGGAGTTCGATCAGGCTTTCGCCTCCATCCCATACCCTTCCTTGGCACTCCGGTATCAGGAGGATCAGGATTACGCAGATCGGATGTATGACACGTATCGTAATATGACCCGTATGGAGGTTCGGAGTCAGGACGGAAATACGATTACCGACTCGTACTTCAATAGTACCACACCGTATATCAGTATGCCTAAGGATATGAAGGGTCTAAGGGATAAGGTTGGGGAGATAATCGATATGGATGATTTTAAGGACATCAAGGACGTTGCCGGACGTCTGCATGACATAGCCATGGATCTTGCCGACATGGGCGTGGATATAAGCGAGGCGATCAGCGATGAGATGTTTATATCCAGACCTGAGGATATCCGTGATCTTATGGCGTCGCTGGACGTCATGTTGTCTTCCATACAGGCCGGCAATTCGGTATACGATAGCTTTATCTCCGATCTTGATAGGATAACAGGAAAAGGGAATCCGATATACGAGGTTCAGGATACTTATTCTACTGGGGATAGGATGGTGTATGTAAGGTCCGGGAATACATCCCCTTCCGATATGTATGATAGGAGCATGTTGTATATTAGTAGGAATACGTACCATAACACGGCTCCGATAACCGACACCGATCAGGCCTATGAGATGTTGGCCGATATCGGGATAGAGCGGCCCTCGTACTTGCCGGCTGGCGTGGTTCCCGCCGGGGCTTCCCGTTCTGATATTGGCGTGGTCAAGGATAACATAAAGAAGCTAGTTATGTCCAACATCTCATCCTCGAATACAGAGAACATGATCCTTACCAGATTAATATACCAGCATCCCGTAACCCCTAAGATGGATGATGTCGATATTGATCGGGAGTTCAGGAGATACGAGGCTAGGCAGGGAAAGGATCGGGATTTTATCAAATCCTGTACATCGTTGAGGAAGATCCAGATCAAGGAAAGGTTAAAAAAATCGGATTTATATAATAATGTCTTACGTTTCCTTGATTTTAATGGATTTTATAATGTATCTTTGAACCACCATGACAGAGGTACGTTAAAAAGCATGGAGATGTCGTTGCCGGAAGGTCAGGTAAGGGATCTTCTGTTTGACGTGGCTATCGAGTCCGGTGACAGTAGCATGAGAAACCTTTTCTATCTGGATAGTCAGGATAGGATGATGGATGCCGGGTTTTACAGGTATCTGTACCAAAGGAATCCGGGCCTGCTCCGGGAGGTCAACGGCGGCGTCGAGGTGAGACCGGACGGTTCGTTCTTGGCTCGTGGGAGGTATGATGATTTCGTGTCATTCCAATCCGGCTTATATGAGAAGGTAGGCGAGACGGTTGATGGTGCGATATACAGGTTCGTTGATGATCTTATATACTCCGATCCATCATCATATCAAGAAAATATGGTACGAAGGATGGGTGATGTTACGGTAAGGAGTGACGATAACCGCCTGTCAAGGATAGAGGATAATCCCTCATCCAGTAAGATAGTTAATGAATACACTGCTAATACAAATAAGTTGATGCGATATTTTTCGTGTAGTTAATCTCTCTTTGACGTCGTGAGACGTTTTCTTTCGAGCATTGAAACATTGAATTTTATAGATTTGCGATGAATCCGGGTCGTAGTGATACGCTCCGGATTTTTTGTCTCTCGTCAGTCGTTATTAATACCATTTACAAGACATGACGTACTTTGATGATGACACATATCACGATTTTAGAGCTGTTAATTTTTGAACTTTGTAACGCCCGCCATCAGGTGGGGTTATTATTAATTCAAAAATAAATAGACATGGGTACAAGTGGAGACAAAATCGTTTTGTTAGACGGTATGGGTTCCGGTAGTGGAAGCGCCACTAACGGTTTATTATCTATGATTCCGGGTATGTTCGCCAATTTGATAGGCGGAAATAAGATGGATCCGAACTTGGTAGCGGCTTTGATGAACGGTCGTAACAACCAAGACGGTTTCGGCGGGGCTAACGGTTGGTGGTTGTGGATCATCGTCCTGTTCTGGTTATGGGGTGGCCGTGGCTTTGGCAATGGTTTTGGCAATGGTAATGAGTGTTGCGCTAATGGTCTTCCAGCTCAATTGAATAACGACTATGGTCGTGAGTTACTGATGCAGGCTATCCAAGGTAACAGAAGCGCTATCGATCAGATCGCTAACGCCTTGAACTGTACTACCACTCAATTGCAAAGCGCTATCTGTAACGTACAAGGCGCTATCGATAAGGTAGCTGGTCAGGTAGGTATGACCTCTCAGGCTGTTATTAACGCCGTACAGCAACAAGGTTGTGAGATCGGTAATCAAATTAGCTCTTGCTGCTGCAATTTGAGTTCTTTGATCAACCAAAGCACTTGCCAGACTCAGCAGATGATCAACAATCAAGGTTATGAGAATCGTCTTGAGACATTGAATCAGACTAACACGTTACAAAACACTATTAATCAAGGATTGACGAACAATCGTGAGCAAGCCACGAGTCGGTTCAATATCTTGAGCGCTAAGATTGATGCTCAAACAACCTTGATTAATGATAAATTCTGTCAATTGGAAATGCGTGAGATGCAGAATACGATCAATCAGTTGCGTGATGAAAGGTCGGCTTACCAAGCCTCCGCGTTGACTCAGCAACAGACTCAGAATTTGATCAACCAGTTGAGACCTACCCTGTGCCGGCTTATCCTTCATGCTCTCCTTACCAGACTTATGGATGGGGTCAAGCATTTTATGGAGGTAATTACGGATGTGGGTGCAACAATGGATGCTGCAACAACGGAAACGCCGCTATTTAACTCTATAAAGGAAGGAGGCTATTATGGCTTGTGTTTCTAAAATAGGGTCTCTTTATGAGTTGGTCACGAAGAACGTGGTAGTGACTACTACCAACACCATCTTCGGCATCAACCCAAGGATATGGCTGTCCTTGCCATGCGAGGGCCTTCTGCTGCTGAAAATCCGGCAGGTGGTTCCGACAACAGGCGAGACATTGCCAGTACAGATAGCTGTCCCAGCGAATAGCACCGTATCCACGGTAGGTGATGACACATGCTGCCCGGTAACCGGCGTGGCTGTGGTGAACCCGATCAGCGTGGCTGTGACCGGAGCGGCTATGGTTAACAACACCGAACGCCTTGTTTATTTCAATAAGGTAAGGGGTGTATTGAGGCTCATGGATTGCTGTGTGCCTACAACTTCCGCCTCGGCGTCGGAGACGACTGTTGATGAGGAATAGGTTAGATTGGATGTCTAATGGGAGGGTATTCCCTCCCGCTTAAAAATCGAGATATGTTTAGAGACTTAAAGAAAGGATTTCAAGTATATACGCTGGATACGTCCGATGTTCCGGTGTTCAGGATGGGGAATGTGGTTAACGTGTCCGAGCCTAGGTTCCAGCAACCCCAGATGGGTCAGATGGGGCAATATCAGCAACTACAGGATAGGGTGATAGACCTTACCGTGGAGATAAACGGGTCTTCCATGACCTATGTCGTACCGGAGAGCAGGGATGTCGCTATGTCCAATAACATAACTTTGGCCTGCTCGGTCGATCCGATCATGAACCAGCTTAACGCCGCTAAGAGAACCAGCTCCGATATTCTCGATAGTATCGATAAGCATAGGAGGACGCTAGAGGCTTGTGATTCGATCCTTGAGGAAATCAATCCGGCTTTTAAGCAGACTAAGGATCAAGACCGGAAGATCAAGAATCTTGAGGAGAAAGTCGATAGGATGGGATCCTCTTTCGATGAGCTAAAAGAGTTGTTAATTAAAAAATTAGGTTAAGATGAGAGTTATAGATTTAGGCGGCGGTCACGATGAGGACTACGATGATGAGATCTACGATCGTAGAGGCGGCCGTGGACGTAGCAGACGTTCGGATGGGACTTACATGGGTTATGGTGGTGGAATATATGACCATTATGGCAAGGAGCATGACGGCAGAATGGATGAGCTAGAACGCCGTGAGCGTGATCTTGAAAGACGCGAGAGGGAGCTGGAACGTGACGAGCGTGAGCTTGAGAAACGCGAGAGACTCCATGAACGTGAGGACGAGATGTATCGCAGGGGATGGTTCGGTGAGCGTGGCATCCGTGACGAGTTCGATGGTACCGAGCCGTATATGCGCAGGGGACGCAGGAGTCGTTACTACTGAGGAGCAGACGCCGATGACCCGGATTATAAGCGGTATATAGACACCCATGGATATCACTTTTCCAAGGAGCTGGCTAGGGAAGCCGCTGACAAGATGCTTAACGCCGACGGGTCCAAGAGAAGATGGACGATGGAGGACGCTAAGCAGATGTTCGATAAATGCGGGGCTAAGAAACCTGATAACGCCACTTGGGGAGATATCCAATATCTGTTCGCTATGTTCTATAGCGATTACTTTCCTAAGGTATTGGATTGCGACCAGAAAATAGTCAAGGCTGTCTTGGCTTATCTGGAAGACCCTGACGCCCCGGAAGGGACGGCGTTCGTAAGGTATCTGGCGGTGCGGTGCTTCGTCGGTGACACAATCAAATGGAGTGATATGATTTAGTTTGATACAACGTTGGAGAACCCTGTCGGCAATAGAATACCGATAGGGTTTCTTTTTGATCGTAGCCTTATTATGATTACATTTGTTCGAGGCAGATCTTTTGTTCATAGGAAGGGTGGGCGGGAATGAAAAAAGGCATCCTCACGGACACCCTTCCCCTTTGGTTGAAAATCACTTAAAACATTATGAGTTACTACACCGCAAATATAGATAATTAAATACAAACTGCAATGGGTAAGGGGTATTATTGGATAGAGCCAGTGGATCAGACGTTGAATGATTTTCAGTTTTATAAGGCACGTATCGTAGGCGATCCTGAATATGACGAGAGACATCATCGAGTTATATTGAGAACTGATAAGTATTTCCCTGTCGGAAGTATCTTCCATGTCTTAAAAGACCCAGAGATGTTTGTTATAGAGAGGAAGTTTAAGACATGGGGGAATAAGTATGTCGTTAAGCCTTGTGAGGGTGAATGGGAATGGGAGTCTGTCCAGAAACTTAAAGACAAGGCTATTATATTCCGTAGCGGATTCCTGCACGGGGACGGCAGTTTCTGACACTTACCCGTATCTCCCCCCCCCTCGATTTCTTGGTATTTATGTATATAACTATATTTGAGCAAAAAATAAGTTTGATATGGAAGATTTTCAAGGTAAATACAATGGTAAGCAGATAGATCAGCTTTTGGATAAGGCTAATGATATTGATCTTACCAAATATGCTCTTAAGACGGATAATGCCCCTACCGCCACGAAATTACAGGCGGCTAGGACCATAGCGCTGTCCGGGGCTGTTACCGGTAGTGTCTCATCGGACTTCGGAGACAACGTAACTATCTCCACGACATTGGCCAATTTTGATGCCTCTAAGATCGCGTCCGGAACCATCAGCATAGATAGGTTACCTAAGGCGGCTTTGGAGAGATTGGTCGTGGTAGCTAATGATACGGCTAGATTCGCCCTTACCACCGCTACGGCTCAAAGTGGTGATACGGTAAAGGTCACGTCTACAGGTAAGATGTATCTGATAAAAGACGAGTCTAAATTAAACAGTGAGGATGGGTATGAGCCTTACACGGCCAGTCAGGCTTCCTCCGTGCCTTGGTCAGGGGTTACGGGCAAACCAAGTACCTTCACACCTCCCACGTCCTCCGCTACCGTTCTTGGCGGTATTAAGGTGGGATATACGACTTCCGGGAAGAACTATAAGGTGCAACTGGATTCGTCCGGCAACGCTTACGTCAACGTTCCATGGACGGATAATAACACAACGTATAATGAAGCCACGGCCGACACCTTAGGATTGGTTAAGATCGGCTATGCTTCTAATGGAAAGAACTACGCTGTGCTCTTGGCTAATGGCAAGATGTACGTCAATGTCCCTTGGACTGACAATAACACTACATACTCACAGGCCACGAGCGATAATCTGGGTCTTGTTAAGATCGGGTACTCAGCTAATGGGAAGAATTATCCGGTAGCTCTTGACGGAAATGGTAAGATGTATGTGAATGTTCCGTGGACGGATACCAACACGACATACACCAATATGGGAGCCGCTTCTGCCTCAGCGTCGGGAAAGGCCGGCTTGGTCCCCGCACCTGCCGCCGGAGCGCAAGCCAAGTATCTTCGTGGTGACGGGACATGGCAAACCCCTCCTAATACCACATATAGCAACATGGGTGGAGCGACGTCCTCAGCCGCAGGATCGGCGGGATTGGTACCCGCTCCGACTGCCGGCAAGCAAACCTCTTTCCTTCGTGGCGATGGTACGTGGGTGGTTCCGACAAATACCACATACGCCAAGGCCAATACCACGACATTAGGATTGGTGATGATCGGATATACTGAGAACGGTAAGAATTATCCGGTAGAGCTGGATAGTAGTGGTAAGATGTATGTTAACGTGCCTTGGACGGATACTAATACAACGTATGGTGTTGTAGGAGCTAACGGGTCCACGGGGTTGGTCAAGAACGGCAGTACCGTGACAAGCGCTTCCGGCTATACCGCCTGTCCTATTGTCGGTGGTATCCCCTATTATAAGGATACGAATACTACCTACGCCAATATGAAGGCGGCTACGGCCTCGGCGGCTGGTGCTGCGGGATTGGTACCGGCCCCAGCCGCTGGCAAGCAGGCATCTTTTCTTCGTGGTGACGGGACATGGGTCGTACCTACTAATACCACATACGGATTGGCCTCTACTACAGCTAACGGCTTGTTGAGACAGCTTAATGGCAGTACATCCAGTTTCATGCGTGGAGATGGCACTTGGGCTACACCTCCTAACACGACATATGCCGTGGCCAATGAGTCTACTAACGGTTTGATGGCGGCCGCCGATAAGAAGACCATGAACAGGCTTATAGGGGTTAATACGGTCACGACATTAGCTAACCTGCCTATTAGCAAGAGAAGTATCACGGCTACGTTATCAGCCGCTACCACCCTATCTGTGCAGTCAGGGATGCAGATAGGGGAGGAGCTGATGATCAGGTGCGTCCCGTCGGCGGCCTTCACGCAGGCTATACCCAACTCCGGGGCTTATGTAAGCATGAGTGGTACTTCTATAACCACTACGGCTAACAAGCCTTTCGAGATAAATATCTGGTGTTACGCTTCAGGTAAGTATAGTATCGCCGTTAAAGAATAAGATTAATGATATAAGATATGAGCTACGTATATATAAACAGGGAAATATATCCCAATCAATTAGTTCAGGACGATCCGCTTGATGATAATTACGCTAAGGGCTATAGTTATGATGATTACATTAACGGGAATCCCGCCCCATGGATAGAACTTGGGGAGGAGCAATTGGCGTTCAAGGAGGCTAATCCTAAAGCTACGGTTAAGGAGATTATCGAGGCTAAATTGGATGACTCAAGGCTTCTTAATGAGGAGAAATCGGCTAAGTATGAGGAGATCAGGACTTATGAGAATAATAATCTTCATGAGTTTTTCTTGGATGACCAAAATATCTATATCCCTGAATATGATAGGCGTAACGCTTTGGCTGATGGGGCTATAGCTGGTAAGATAACGATCATGGGTCTGAAGTTTGATATGACGGAAGGCAAGATCTTGATCGGGATGATGGATAAGTATGATAATGACCTGATGTCGGCGTTAGGAGCCAAACAGAGGGAAGTAAGCTTAGCCACTACCGTAGAGCAGGTGAGGGCTATTGACGCTCAGTCCGGCTATCCCGATAAGGTAAATATTACCATGACTTATGTCCAGCAACAAGCAAAGGAGAAGGATGCCTCTGATCCTCAGAAAGTGGCTGTCGGGCTCGCAGGGATGATGGTCAATAACAAGGCTATATCTTTATCTCCTAACGAGAAATTGGATATTAAGGTCCTATTCCCTATATGGGGACAAAAGGGAGCGGAGTTCGGGCTGTCGGTGGATGCCGGATTCTGCCTCAGGGTGGTTAAGGACGATACGGATATCCTTTATGAGGTTATTCAACAACATACATTATCAAAGGAATGGGAACCCGGATTAAATACGGCTTCCTTATACAAGGTCATTGATAAGGAGCATGCCGGGACCATAGGGGATCCTATCCCGTATTTCCCTCCAATGGAGATATTCAAGGATAAATATTACATCCAGAACGCTGATGTATATAAGTGCACTAGGGATAGCGGAACTCCTCTTAGTCATAATCTAAAGGACTTAGTAGGGTTGTATGTTGAGGTTGTACAGGGCTAGTCGTATCTACCCCCCCTATATTTGGCTTGTGATATGATACAAGTTATTTTTGGCATAATAAAATGACATTTGTAAATATATTTAAGTATGGCATCACAAAAATTCGGTTTCGTAACCGTCGACCCGGTATCAGGATCAGGAGATCAGGCGGTTAATTTCTCCGGTGAGAAACACGCCGGTCGTCTTCAACGCACTATCAACCTTACGGTCACCACGAACGGCGGGGCTAAGAAGGCGTTGGTAGTTAATCAGGCAGCGGCTGCTGAGGTGGTAAGATCAGACAGCCCTAACGCTTCCGTACAAAAGACAGGCGGTAATGTTACCATCACCGGTAAGTCTAACAGTACTAAGCTTACGTTCGCGGTCACGCCGGCTGAGGAGAACGGGCTTACGTTACAGCTCCCGGCTAACTACACGGCGGCTGGAAAGACTACGGCTAACGGAGCGGTTATCGCCGACGATCCCGGAGCCGCTGGCGAGTTCGTTTGGAGCATCACGATCTCGGACGTACCGGCCAACGTCACGATCGAGGAACTGACAGCTACATTGAAGGTAACTGCCGCTGGTGGCCAGATAGCCAACGTGACGGTAACGCAAGCCGCTGGAGACTCTACTATCGAGCTTGACAAGGAGACTATTAACTTGGATGTAAATGGTACTCAACAGACGGTTAACGTAACATCTAATGACAGCTGGACATGGGCGCAAGCTGCGGCTAGAACCGTATTGAGAATGATGGGACGATAATCAGTTTCTTTTCTCTTACTCAGATCCCGATCGACTAAAGCCGGTTGGGGTTTATTTGTTTTGCTATCTTTGCAATAGAACAAAAATAATACAACTATGGCTAATGATTTGAATATTAATTGGAAGGACGGGGTAGGCGAGGTAACGGACCAGCCTCTGACCGTCAGCCCGGGGTCCGGGACCGGAAGCGCCCCCGTTTCCTTTGGCTCGGTGATGAACAACGGTCTTGATCGGACTCTTGAGCTGGAGATAACAACTCCAAAAGGTGTTAAGAAGACGCTCACGGTGAATCAGGAGGGATGCCGGCAGGCTTATATCACGAGCGACGGCAAACGATGGCTGACTAGCGACAATCGGGTGTATGGGGTTTTGAAAAGCGATGCTCCGTGCGAATGCATAGGTGATTGTCCTTGATATTTTGTTTTTACGAATTTTGTAATTACATTTGTGGCGCATGTCCATCACCATGCTTTTCGTCGCTAATTTATTATAAGGGATACCGGTCTGTGATGGGATCGGCATCCCTCTGTTTTTTAATATGGAGAAGATAAATGTTTTCGATGTTCAGGTTCCTGATGGGAGACAAATCCGTTGTATGTCGTATAATAAGGTTACTTATTTTGATCTTGACGATATATGTAAGTTAGGTTTTGACTCATACGATCTACATGATGTGGCTGACACTAAGGTAATGAGTGAGTTCCTGCACCGAGAGGGTGGTCGTTATTGGACTACGATAGATGGCGTAAGGCAGTTGTATCGTAGGATTGAGTGTAAGATGTGTTTTGAGGTTATAGAAAAATTAAAGGGATTATAGTTGAATAAATTATTTATTTCATAAAGAATGTTTATATTTATGGCATAAGATATTAAGAATGAGATTAGTTGAGAGACATATCATAAAAGACAACCGATTTGAGGATGTATGCCTCAAATCCGGGTTGTTGTATAATTATGTTCTTTTCAACGTCAGACAAGGTATATTTTCCGGAGATTACATAAATGAATATGAGTTTTCTACTAAATTATGTAAGGAGAATCAGGTTGATTTTAGGAATCTACCATCAGTAGTGTCCCAACAAGTCGTAGCTCAAGTGTTTTCGGTAACAAAGTCTTGGATGAAATCAAAGAAGGAATATGAGAAGAATCCTTCTAAATTTCTATCAAGACCTAAATTGCCTAAATACAAGAAAGGGAAGAAGCAGAACATGGTAGTTTTTACAAAAAATTCTTGCAGACTGAAAGAAGATGGATGTATTCATTTCATCAAAAACATAATCCGGCCAATCAAAACTAAAATAGGAGATAACAAGTTATGTCAGGTTAGAATAATTCCACAAGCTACTTGCTATGTGGTTGAGGTTATTTATGAGAAGAAGGAACAGGATTTAAATCTTGATAAGGATAATTTTCTTTCGATTGATTTGGGATTGAATAATTTATGCACATGCATCAGTAATGTAGGTATCAAGCCTTTCATTGTAAACGGCAAGATTATCAAGTCCTTCAATCAGTGGTATAATAAGAAGAGAGCTAGATTGATGTCGTATATTGGCGATAAGGGAACTTCAAAGAGACTTAGACGGCTAAATAATTATAGGAATTTTTGGATTGAAGATAAAATCCACAAGGTTAGCAGATTTATTGTAAATATCTGTATTGAAAACAATATTGGGAATCTTGTTGTGGGTTTGAATAAAGGATGGAAGAATGGAGTAAATCTAGGGAAGAGGATAAACCAGAAGTTCGTTGAGATTCCATTCTCAAAACTTGTTGAAAAGATATCCTATAAGTGTAAGTTGGTTGGAATAGACTTTCAAGTCCACGAGGAATCCTATACCTCCAAAGTGGATCATCTGGCTTTTGAAAAATTGGGAAAGCATGATGTTTACTTAGGCAAAAGAAAGAAACGTGGATTGTTTCAAAGCTCTATTGGAAAGCTGATTAACGCTGATATCAATGGAGCTATCGGGATTGGCAGGAAAGTATTCGGTGATTCTTACGTCAGTAAGATAATCGATAGTGGGTTGGCGTTTAACCCGGTTAGAGTAAACATTTTGTGATACGAATGTGAATTTGATAAATAAAATTAATAATTTTAGTAACGTGAGAGAAAAGAAATTTGATTTCGTGATATATCCGTTGGATTTGATTATCACGGTTGGATTAGATTATAAGACGTTGTGTGATCGTTTCGAGAATATGGAACCTGAACACGAGGGGGAATGGGGAGATGAGGATGATATGGACAAGGAGGCGTCTTTCGCAAATTTGGTAAGGGATAGGGACGATGATGATAAATTTGCCATACTTTGGAATTTTTCGAGCGACGATGATTTAATAATGAGAAATATATGTCACGAGTCATTCCATATAGCAATGAGCGTATGCCAATTTTGCAACATGTCTCTTGGATTTAAGGTTGGAGAGGATGAACACGCGGCGTATATAGCCGGCTTCGCTGGTGATTGCGTTAGTGAGTTCATCAATAGCAAGAATACGGATTAAGTCATAAATTCTATAAGGAATATAAGAATATCAGCCTCCGCTTATTTGTGGGGGCTTTTTGTTTATCTTTGTCAAAAACATGAAGTTATGTCGAGTTGCGTAATTAAAAGGAATAAGGAAGGTAAGATAACCCGTGTCTTGACCCCTTCCGGCGAGGTATCCACCTTGTTCGATAAGATAGCGGGTATAGCCGCCGTAAGTGATCTTGATAAGGCGGCTGAGGCTTATATGACCGCATATAATGATAAGTTTAGGTCTAAGTTCGGGGATTGGGTGTCTAATGCCAAAAGAGAGGGATTAAGGTCATCTCTTAGGTTTAGAACGTCGTCACAGCTGTTCGAGGAATACCCCACGTGGCTTAGCGGCCAAACCACTTCCACCGGTCAGCATTCCACGCAGATCACGTCTACCGTGAACACGTATAAGAAGATCGGTGATTTTATATCCAATGAAGGTCTGGAGGGCAAATCCGTGCTTGACGCCTCATCCGGTCTTGGCGTTGGCACGCAGGCGTTGCGTGATATGGGGATGGATGTCGATGACGTTGAGCCATATCCGTCGTCAAAAAGGATTCCTCCCACGTATTCAAGGTACGAGGATATAGACAAGAAATATGATTACATAATCAGCAACGCTGTCTTGAACGTGATCCCTGATGATTGGAGATCCGACGTACTTAAATCAATGGCTGACAAATTGAAGGTCGGAGGCAAGTTGTTCATAAATGTCCGTGACGCTAAGGGCGTGTCCGCACAAAAGCAGAAAATAGAGCTTGACGATCCGTCGGAGATACTTGTCACTGATTCAAAGGGGAATATCAGGGCCTATCAAAAAGGGTTCACGAGGTCGTCGCTTAAAGAATATGTCGAGCGTGAGCTTGGGGGTATGTTCGAGGTGGAGACCGCAAATCCCGGCAACAGCGGAATGGCGTCTGGCATGACGGCCGTCGTCGTGACAAGGAAGAGACCTGGGGATTTGAGATTCAGGGACGTAAGCGAGGTAAAGGCCGGTATGTCGGAGAAAGTATCTGGTCTCGCTAAATTAGGTACTACGGTGAATATCGTTTCGATTGACGATATAAGAAGTGAGGTAAGTGATCATGATTACGCCGATATGATGTCCAAGAGCAAGGGATGGTATGACACGGATACCGATACCATCACTATCGTAGCTGACAATATAGAGGATGAGCAGGATTTGGAGAGAACTATCTTGCATGAGGTAGTTGCGCATAAAGGGCTTAGAGATCTTCTTGGTAATCGTTTTGATGATACGATGAGGAAGATATTCGATTCGATGGACGAGGCTGACCAGCGGTCTTATTTAGACCGATACGGCGATCAGGTCATAGCCGCCGAGGAGTTTATGGCTACCCTTGCCGAATCCAATCCAAACTCCAGTTTATGGGATAAGATCATATCGTTTGTTCGTGATGCCCTTCGTTCCATGGGTCTCGATATTAAAATGAATGATACGGATATGCGTACGCTTCTCACTAGGTCAAGGGATAGGTTATCGGAGGTGGATAAGGAGCTTAGTAAGCCCATGAACCAGATGAACAATCTCCTTGCTTATGATAGCGGGGAGCCCAGGTTGTTCTTTAGATCGGATGACGGCAAGATACACGACTCTTACGCCAACGTCATAAAAGGCTCGTCCGGCGGGCGGATCGAGGCCGGGTTCTTGGCCGGCAGTGTCGAGGAGAGTGACGTCCCGTCCGGTACGGCTGATATCTCCTTTGGCTCGTCCTCCATAACCCTTAACAACAGCGAGTCATTCATACCGGTCCTTGGTATCAGCTCAGGCTCTAATATAAGCACTCGTGGAGGGTTTGTCAATTACCTTATCAAGAAAGGTCTGTTGAGCGGGGAGCGTATAAGGTTAGGGGATAGGTATTATCTTACCGGAGCCGGCAACTCTGATGGTCTTAAGATCTATAACGCTATGGACGCCTTGTCTAGACTAAGGAACAGGTTTGGTAGTATGTCTTCTGAGATGAACGTATTAGGCTCCATCGGTTTTGATACGGAGGTAAATAACGATCTTGATCTTATCACGACATCAGGGGAGAAGGTTACGGTAAGCAGATCGGAGATAAAGGGCATGTTAAGGCAAGGTAAGTTTGAGGAGCTTAATAATAAGTATGATGGGTTCATGGAGCTAGCCTTGTCGTTGATGATGGAGGATAACGCCTTGTACGGAAGTAATGTCCGTGGGGTTATTGAGAATGAGAAGGCGGAGGATCTTCAGAACAGGGCTGATATCACCAACATCTTATCCACGTTAGGTATCCGTGTGATGGGTATGTCCGAATATATGGATAAGTATAAGATGCGTAATGGTGTCGAGCCTTCGGCTAGGGCCTTATCCGATATGGCTAATGGGGTTATTGCCCTGGCTGAGGGAGCTACGGTAGAGGATCTTAATGAGGAGGTGGCTCATTTCTTGATCGATACTTACCGTAACCAACAGGAGATTGACGAGGTTCTGGACTCTGTTGTCGGCATGCCATTATGGAATCAATTCGCCGGTCGTTACTATGAGGTGTATGGGAAGGAATACCAAGGGGAGGAACTGGATCGGATGGTGAAGCGGGAGATCCTAGGTAAGACGTTGGCCCAGCGGTTCGTACCGGGCATGGAACAGGCGGTGGAGGATCTGGCCTCGTCCGAGGACGCCCAGCTCTCCTTGTTTGGCAGGATAATCCGGGCTATACGGAATTTCTTCTCTACCCAAAGATCAGACTTGAATAAGGTTCTTGATAGGATAAAGGAGTCGGCGTTAGCTGATGATCCAAGCGCATTTGACGTGCTTCTGTTAAAGGATAGCGGCCATCTCATGTACTCATTATCGGATGTTGACGTGGCTAATAAGTTGATCAAGAACGGGAGGTCATTGGAGAGGCTATACACTAGGTTACAGAGGATGAGGTCAAGCCAGAGCCAGAGGATCGGGGAAAGCATCTCCCTTCTACGTGATATAGGCGAGAAGGTAAGACAAGTCGGGGGTGAGCTAAATAAGAATAACAACCTATTATCCACCAAGAGCGTCATAGCGACCGCCAAGGCTGAGGTGGAGTATTTGGTCACTGTCGCCAGTAGCCTACGTAAGAGCGGAAAAGGATTGGATTATGAGACGATACAGGTTATCGATAACGTATATGGGGAGATAGTTCCTCTGATCAGGAACCTTCGTGGATTCGTCAATAATCAGGCGGCTGATTATTATGGCAGCAATAAGGTTGGCATGGTAGAGGATATGGATGATATATTACGTATGGCTGAGACATCCATGTCTGATATAAATGCTCTTCGAAGTGATCGTAATGAGGACTGGCTGGATGGACAGCTCAGGATGTTTAATATCTCGGAAAGATATTGGAATGGGATAAAGAAGTTGATAAATAACATCCATGAGGATATCAATGTCATGTCCCGGTTCTTTGGCACGCTGGAGCATAGTGGTAACGCTATTTTAGGTATGTTAGGCCAACGTCTAGCCAAGGCCCATAATGAAGCCTGTATCGAAGGTATATCTAATATCAATAAGATGACTAGGATGATGAAAGAGCGTGGATGGGGGATAAAGGATAATGAGGATCTTATACAGAAGATAAATGGGAAGAACTCGGATTACCTTGACTCGTCCCGTGATTTCGCCAAATACGATTTACTATACAGGACCGAGCAGGCTAAGGCTATTATCGATATATATGATCTTAAGAATGTTACGGGTAAGACCGAGAAACAACTTATCGACCTTCTTCTATCCGATAGAGGTCTTAATGTGAAGACCCGTGACGACATAGTAGGATATGACGGGGATAAGCCTATTACGAAGGAGGTATATCATGTATTCAAGCCTACCATCCAGAATTTCGATATCTCGGACATGACGTTCGAGGATCAGCAACGATATCTCGACGCGATAAATAGGTGGTTGGATGAGAACCGAGAGAAACCTATGGTGCAGGCTTATTACGATAAGATCGAGAAAGTTAATAAGAAGGTCGAGGAAAGACTGGGTCGTAGGGTATCGCAAGCCACGTCCGATTTCATGACCCGTATCCGCAGGAGCAGGTATGTGGCTATGGATAAGTTCGTGAGGAACGGGAAGGTCGATTGGAAGGCGTTTCAATCCGATCCTATAGCATGGAGATCTTATCTGGATATTTTACGTGACAGGGCTATAGCCAAGAGCGAGTGGTATTCCGATGGGACACCAAAGGAAGAGGGATCCGAGGCTCTGATGATGTCCGAGGAGATCAAGGCATGGGACGAGGCGTGGGCCGAGGAGTTCGGGAATACCAACGAGGGTCGTAAGGCTTCCGCCGAGTTCAAGGAGATACTTCGTGGGATAGAGCGGTCCGAGGGCGGCAAGGCTGCGTTTGAGTTCCTGCTAGCTGGCGGTCATCTTGGTTTCTCTAAGGATATGTGGGGATCCGAGGAGGGTGATTATTACGAGAATCTTGTTGATAAGATCACGGAGCAATCTGTATCATCATCAAGGATAGAGAAGGTAGAGGAGGCGATGGCGACAATAAACGAGATCAATGACCAGCTAAGGCCTTTGCTTATCCAGTACCGGGATAGCACGAGATACGGGGAATATGATTTCGATAGGTTACGTGGATCCGCCTCATTAAGAAAGATAAACGAGTTATATGATCGTCTGGCTGAGGCTAAGAGCGTTATTAACGCCGCCGCTTCCGCTGAGGCTATTGAGATGGATATGCCTGATACGGTGGAGAGTGGAGTCACGGATTCTTACCGTAACGCTTTAAGGGATGCCATGGCATACGACAAGGGTATGGATGAGATTAAATTCGCCAAGGAACATATGTCTGCCCGCTCCCGCAGCCAAGTGGAGCGGATGGCCTCCAAGCTATCCCGGAAGAACCCGTCATGGACAACCGTGGAGGCGGCGTTCTTTAGAAAGAAGTACGGTCCTGACTTCAACAATAAGCTGGCTAATGATATAGCTATGGGTAAGGCTAATAGTATACTTATCGAGTACGCCAGAACTCGGCTATATCCTTATATGAGAAAATACTCTCCCAAGGGATATTCTGATTTCGTTAGGAAGATAAATAACGGTACGTATAAGGTATCCGAGTTCTTTGATGCCATAGAAAATGGTATATCTAAGGAAGAGAGCGTATCCCGTTTCGGGTTTGATATTAATATGATCGATCTGACGATCAATAACCAGTGGCTTGATGAGGCTGACGCCGAGAGTTCTTTCCGTAATCCTAATTATAATCCCGATCTGGGTTATGGATATCATACGCCTAGGTTCGATAAGTACAAGAACGAGGCTTTCTTCAAGAAATACGGTATTACCAACGAAGGGGAGGAAGCTACGATCAATAAGGATAAGTGGGAGATGAGGAAGGAGCTTCTTAACATAAGCCATAAGGCTATGGAGGATTATGATGAGCGATTCCGGAACATCTACCAAATACCACAGATATCCAAGGGCGGCGTGGAGAGGATGGTGCAGGCCGGGGTTGACCCGAAGGCGGCTATCGGCAACGCCGTACGTGATATCGTTGGCGAGAGGGTGGATGACCCTATACATGGTCAGGGACAAGACCTAGGAGGGCTTGATGAGAACGATAACAAATATCGTATGATCCCCAAATACTATCTTAGTAAGTTGGAGAACGCCGATGACGTGTCCCATGACTTCGCCTACTCCTATTCCATGTTATCCTTACAAGCGACCTCTTACAAGTATAAGAGGGCGGCCTTGGATGATGTCATGGGATACAGGAACATGATGCTGGAGACGCAATACGACGGCGGTAAGAACCCAGAGGCCACTCACGCCTATAGAATGTTTCAGGACTGGGTTAACGCCAGTATCTATGATGTTAGGATAAATAATAAGCGGGCAGAATGGAATATAGGTAATTATAAGGTCGATCTTAATAAGCTGGCTCTTATGTTTACTAAGTTCGTGTCCAAATCCAACCTAGGCTTCTCCCCGTTCGTCGCAGCTACCGGCGCCCTTACCGGGCAGGCCAACTTCCTTTTGGAAGGTATGGTGGGGCAGTATATAAGCAAGGACTCCATGAAATACGCCTATGGGGAATCTCAGAAGCAATTAAGTACGTACGTGTCGGAGATCGGGGATATAAACCGCACCAACAAGCTATATGTCGTTGGAGAGGCTCTAGGCGTGTTCAATGTCCGTAACCGTGTACGATCGGCAGCGTATAACAAAATCTGGAGAACCTTATTCCGGAACCTGCCGTTTAAGATGATGGAGGTTCTTAACTCCCCGTTGGATCCGCAGGTCATTATCTCGGTCATGGATGATACCCGCCTATACGAGGGTCAGTTCTGGTCATACTCCAATTTCAAGGAGATGATGATGAAAGACAGGAATATGTCCGCTAATGAGGCTAAACGTGATTGGGAGCGTTTAAGGGATTATTCTATGTGGAACATGGTAGATGTCAAGGACGGGAAGATCGTGGCTAAGAATGAGGCTAACAAGGATATTATAGACAGATACATACCTACTTTGTCCAGTAGGGTCAGGAGCATGGTGCAGATCTGCGACGGCGCCTTGAACGAGCTGAACCGGGTGGGGGCTAGCCGGAACGCTATCCTTAACATGGTTCTGCCTCATCGTGGATGGTTTATATTGGCCGTGCAGCGGGCGTATAAGAAAGCCGGTTTCAATTTCCAAACCAACCAGTTTGAGGAAGGATGTATGAGAACGTTATGGAGACTGGCCGGTAATGTCTATGGATCGATGTCCGAGGGCAGGCTGGGGGAGGCATATGACGTGCTTAAGGAAGAGTATGATAAGCTTACCCCCTACGAGCAGATCAATATCAAGAGATCGATTATCAATATGGCGGTATTCGCCACGATGATGGCTATAGGACGGGCTTTGATGGGATATAGGGAGGATAATGAGGATAGCTGGTTCGGGCAGTTCATTACCTACATCGGGTTCAGGACGATCAATGAGATCGCCTCCCAGACATCCCCGTTCATGGAGCTTAACGCCGTAGACATGCTACAGGATCCGTTGGTTACCGCCCGGAAGTTAGGCGATCTCACCGATCCTCGGAACTGGGATCCGTTCGCTACCATCCAGACCGGCGTGTATAAGGGCGAGAGCAAGCTATGGAGGCAGCTTATGAAGCTCTCGTTTGGTAAGCAATGGTATAATATCAAGACGGCTAGGGATATTAAACAGACATCCGACTACTGGTTGATGACCAACGGCATGACGATGGGATTCTTTCTAGGTGGTAGGAATAAGGATGAGTCCGGAGAGGACGCTAATTGGTATTTTGACAGGGGAAGATAACTGATATGGTATGACAAAAAAAAATAGCCGGTCAATTGTTTAAGACAATTTGATTGGCTATTTTTGTATTCCCATCTATCCATCCCGGACGGATGGGAATAAACAATTATCAATTATGAATGCAAATGTAAGCATTTATCAAGATTCCGTGAAGGATAGTAGCGGAATTTTGACGTCTGAATCCAACGAAATGGGATTGTCTACTATTTTTAATTACAATGGGAATAATGTAGCTTTTATCAAGACCAGTTATGGTATTCTTATTAATGCCACTGATATGGCTCGCCCATATAATAAGAGACCTGTTGACTATTTAAGGCAAATATATGTAAATGAATTAGTTAGTACAATTGTGAGCCAGACACACATATCTGAGGATCAATTAGTTATAAAAATGAGAGGAAGCTCTGAAAACGGAGGAGGGACATGGTTGTATGAGGATGTGGCTATAGATTTCGCCCAATGGCTTGATGTTAAATTCAAAGTTTGGTGTAATTCTAAAATAAAGGAGCTTCTTACTACTGGTTTAGTGAAACTGCCAAATTTTAATAATCCTCCGGAAGCAGCAAGAGCATGGGCCGATGAGTATGAGGCTAGGATGAAAGCTGAGAAGGAAGTTAGATTAGCTTTGGAGGCTAAGGAAAAGATTGAGAAAGAGAAGAGGATGGTTCAAGCTGAATTAAATACAGCTATAGATACTATAAAGGAGAATGAACCGGTAATTGATATGTTTAAAAGGTCTATTCCAAGAGAGGGTGTCCTTATCCGTGAATCATCAAAATATTTTGAGCAATTTGGCTATTATATCGGGATTAAGAACATGTATCCGTTATTACAGGAATTAAAATATGTTTTTAGGAATGAGAGAGGTAGGATAGAGGCATATCAGTCCGCTCGTAATTCTGGATTAGTTACATATGGATCTGATCCTGGTGATGAATATTGGGAGGCTAAGGCCGTGACTGTTATGATAACATTAAAGGGATTTGTTAAACTGGAAGAATTGTCAAGAAAAAAAGGAGCGTTTTTGAGAAATATGGTCGGTTCACGATATGATGTCCCTCACTGCGATTATTCTGATAAAGGCAAGGCTATTAGAGCGCTTACTGGCGATAATAGGTTCACTAAAGATATTGATTATAAAGTTTTTACCCAAAATGGTAAAAACCCTACTGAGGGAAGATCAACAATTGTATATATGATAACTGCATTTTGCGTGGAATGTTTGATAACAAGGAAAGAAAGATGAGTATAAATAAATAGTTATACCATTGATAATTAATGTAATCCAAAAATGGATTTACATAATAATAGAAGGATAGGCGATTATCATCCTATCCTTCTTATTTTCGTTATCGGTTATTATATTTATACACAAAATCATCCACATCCATATACTCACACCCGAAGTTTCCCGCCGTCTTCTTATCGGAGTCGGAGAACTGCCCTTCTTTTCCGGAAGCGTCCCCGATCATCATGATAGTATCGTATATGATCTTATTTTCCTCATCTACATTATCATTTATGAATTTGATATAATCCATATACTGGTCTATCATCCCCGTATTTGGTTTCCTATTGATGTTATCTTTATCATTGTTGTCGCAATAAAAGTTGTATACGGATATATTGGTATAATCCTCCAATGCGCTTGATATATAATCGAATTTATATTCAAACATCTCTTTGTCTACGAAGCCTTTTTCTATACCTCCCTGATTTGATATGATTAGTATATCATCAGGAGCGTAATTTTTGATAGCCTCAAATACGTAGAGTTTGATTTTCATATCCCATATACCTTTAGGGAATGTATCTCCTGACAATGTTTCAATCAGTGTCCCATCTAAATCTGTTATTAACAATTTATATTTTTTCATGATTCAAAATTTAAATGATATATAATTACCTTACTTTATTCATATACTACTCGTCCCATTGCTCCTAATAGCTCTTTATCATCCTGCTCCTTTACCTCTACATAATAATATCCCTTGAAACAAAATTTCTTTTGATCGGGATCTGACAAGAACTTTTTATATTCCTCGAATCCTTCATCTGAAAGATGATAAGCCTTTCTTTTTTGTTGAAGTAATTCATTTGATTCTAATATCTGTTTCTTAGTAGCCATAATAACATCATTTTTTATTTTACGGTTCTTAGACGATGGGGTATTCTGCCTAATGATATTTCATCCCCATATTATTGATTTGTTTAATTTACGAGCCTCTGATAAGGCTCGTGTTAGTATATCCTTTTTCCTTATAATCTCCTTATATCTTTTGATATTCATTTTTATTGTCTTCATAATAAGTTCTTTTGTCTTAATAGCACCAGCATCTTATCCCAATCCACATATCCTTTATCCGTAAGTGGAGTGCCGATATTCCTATCATCTATATAATAATCACAATACACTTTTGGTGATGATGATACTGGCTCAGGATTGTAGTTTACCGAATACAGATTGATATGATTGTATCTAAACCAGTCTACGGCATCCTGTAGATATTTACCATCTCTTACCGTATATAATATCAGAAGATTCTTATCAGCCAATTCTCTCAATACTTTAGCGGCTCCGATATTGTCTCCTACATAAGGGAATGAGTCTACTACGCACGTCCCATCAAAATCTATCCCTATTATTTTCTTCATATTATATATCTTGTAATAAATACTCTTCTATTTTCTTAGCCATATCAATAAGCATCTCACATCTAAGGTTATTAAACTCCTTACAAAACCTCATGTCTTCCTCATGCTTTTCCTCAGGCGATCTGTTATCAATTACGCTGTAGCATGGTGACGAATACACGGGGATAGGTCTCATGGCCTCTATAGCCAATTTAATAGCCTTTTCACTGATCTCGCTCATATAATCCTCTTTTTGCACCCATATAATACCACTGTTAAAGCAATTTGGGTTTTCTAACTGGCAATTTCCATTGTCATAAAAACAACATCCTGTACAACATTCTTTCTCTATCTCTGAGACAGCCATGAATCTCTTCTCTTCATATATCATGGTATCTCCTTTTTTTTATCTTATTCCTCTTTGTATTCATCTTATCAAACTTTTATATTCTACTTTCTTTAACTGCTCTTCGGTAGCTTTCTTCTTCGGGAACTTCCCGTGCCATTTTCCGGGCACCACGACATCACGGCCGTCGGGGCTGGTAGCCAGCCTCCCGCATTCGCTGCACAGCCCCATGCCCTTGTACGGCTGTAGTTCCTTGGCATACTCGAATTTGTCCACCATATACTCGTTTGTCAACATCCAGTAACTAGACGTAGCGGTATTATCAACGCAACCGCATTTAGCGCATACAAACAGGCTCATAGTAAGTTCTTTTTTGCTTCATTAAATAACCGTTCTACTAGATTCTCAAATTCTCCATCAGGCATATCTATTATGTCTTTTATCTGCACTTGTATTCTTTCTTTTGCTAAAGAATAGCAATTACTATTGACAGAGTAACGAACTACAGTGCCGTTTACGAAAATAAAATCATCTGGTTTTAAATCAGTCGTATAGCCATTTTTAGAAAACATAGGGATATGATGTATATCATCTATTCTTGTTATAAAAGAATCATTATATTTGGCATATTTTCCAACAATCCATTTATACTTCTCCTTTAGGTCAACTTGTATCTTGCTCATTTCTTCTTTTAACTGTTTTTCCAGTTCTTCAATCTTATTCATATCCTATCTATTTTAATGTTATTGTTATTAAATCTGTTTATCATCTCATCAAAGAATTGACGGTCTATCTCCACAAGCGGGAAGCCCCCCTCTCCTCGCCGCAAGGGAAAGGGTAACGGCTACCGCCCCGTCCGGCACAGTGTTCATTGGATTGCCTTCCACGCCATATTCCCGTTAAACATCCTCATCTTTCTTTTCATCATCAATCCTCTCCACTTTAATCGTCCCCATATCACCTGAAGGTAACGTAATATCGCTATACACGTTATTCCAGTTCTCGTCAATAGCTAGCTGATGCAGTATAGATCTATATATCTGGTAGGTATTTCCGATAAGTCTCTTTCTATTGATCATATCTTTACTACCTCCATCATACCCTATATGTTCATAGTCTTCGAGATCCGGGAACAACCTTCTTCTTATCGCTCGTGAGTTATTGACTATAAAGCTTCTTATCCCCAGCGTTTCCGTTCTATCCATATCATTTATCAAAGTTTCCGTGGTATGCTGAAGATCCATGTCTCCGGCTGCGTATCTGCTTATGTCCTCCACGCACCGGGATATCAGCATCAGTTGTTCCCTTGTCAATGTTATTTTATAAAGTTGTTTGTTGTTCATATCCTTCTATTTTATTTATCATCTCGAATATTTTCACCGCTATCAACGGCACTATGGCATTACCATAAGCCTTTATTGATTCTTTTCTCCATTTCCCGTAAGGAATGGTAAGGTTGTCCACATTAAAGGGTAGCCCATCATTTCCTCTACAAATAGGGGACTGAGTTGGAAAACTCTTCCATTGAGTCGATCCCCGTCCATCCCAATCACGGCAGGCATATTTCTTAAAGAGTCTGTTCTCGGTGCTCCGTTGCTTTTTGTCATCTTCCTTATCGTACAAGAACCTGTGTGATCTGAGGCCACTAGTGTCGGTAATAAGTCTCCGTATTTTATCCCTTGTTTGGGAAGTGAACTCAAATCCATGAATCTTGTCTTCCCGTCCTTGTCGCAAACCTTCAACCCTTGCGTCTGAACAGTCGGAAGCAATGAACCATACCCTATAACGTTTGTGTGGCGCTCCGACACCGCAAGCTGGAATAATGATCGGTTGGACGGAATATCCCTCACGTTCAATATCGTCGCAGATGGTATTGATGATATATTCTTGCTCAAGTATCGTTTCCTTGTAATTTTCTTCATCTTGATCACTTTTCGTTTCCACGTCAGTTTCACTACCGGGTTGAACCATATTGGTGATTCCAGCAACATTCTCGCCAATAATCCAGAGCGGTCTTGTCTCTCGTATGACTCTAAGCATTTCCGGCCAGAGATAACGGTTATCATCCGCTCCCTTTCGTTGTCCAGCGACGCTAAATGGTTGACAAGGGAAACCTCCGGTGAGCACGTCGATTTTCCCTTTCCATGAAGTGAAATCAGTTCTTTTAATATCTTCATATAATACTGTTTTTGGAAAATAATATTTTAATACACTTTGACAGAATGGATCTATCTCGCATTGAAAGACATTGTTCCATCCTACCTCTCTAGCGGCTAAATCAAAGCCTCCTATACCTGAGAAAAGACTAGCGTGATTCATTCCATCTTATTTGATATTAATTTTTCTTTTATATGTTTAGATATATCAATTATCTCATCTTTTATATTGCAGTCATCTTTTAATAATGAACCAAATATACATGATATGGCGCCCTTTAGGCCTAGCGCTATCCCTATCTCCAATATTTTTTTATCGGTATTAGAGATTTCTACAGGTTCATATAATATTGATGATATGTTGTTAACGACGTATATTATATCATCTTCATTCATTGATGTAGATTTATCGACAATAGCTATAAAATCTTTTATAATCATAATATAAGCTATTTTTATTTCTTTTATCGTATCATCGCTTAGATGTCTATCTCTTATATGCCTTTCAACATACTTGTTTGCTAGATTCTCTATTTTGTTTGATTTGTCCATTTGTACTATCAATTATTTAGTTAATAATAGATCATAGTCCTCTTCATCTATACTCCCATTATTGTTGACATATATAATGAAATCATTTAAAAGCACGGACTTATCCTTGGATAAGGCTTTTATAATAAGCTCTCCATCATCTTTCAACATCACATGCACAGTATCCCAGATAACATATTTTTGACATTCTTTCTCAATCTTCTTGATTGTTTTAAGTATTATCTTATACGTCTCCTCATATCTTTTTACTATTCCGCACAGTTCAGTCGTATTATATTTACGTATAGCCGTGAATATATATTCCTTTTTACAATCCCAGCATTTTATCAGTTTTTCTGATCCGCGCGCCTTATTCTTGTAGAAGAAACAGCCCCTACATGGCTCATTATGGTCGTAACTTAATACTACAAGCAGCTCCATGCCATTCTTGTATATCACGTCTCCTTGTTTCATCTTGTCTATTTTATTAATCTCATTATCAATATAGCAAAGTTGGATATTATCCATACTATAGATATCCAGAATGTTATACTCAACATAAGACCTATGTTCTTAGGTATAGGATCTACTCTCCTGAATGTAAGGATCATGAATACAAATGTCTTGAAGTTCATAATTTACGATATTTTTCTATATAGTTAACTATTAGATCCTTGACACCTTTAGGGACATTAATTAGCTTAAGGTTACCTTGGAATATATCCTTACCGTACTCGTCCATGATCACCCCGAATGAAGGATTCATGATTCTTGTCGATATACATATCGGTTGGTCGGTATCGAATCTGATAACGGCTACCTTCTTCTCGTTTATCGCCTTCTTTAGGGCTATATAAAGCTTATGACCTTTAACAATGTCACAATTACCTTTCATGATCTTAGACATATATATGATATGCTCTTTCTTCACATTGCTGAGATTGTCCATCAGTTTAAGATCTCCACCAACAGATTTCCATTTTTTGAAGCAAGATATGCATAGACAATAACTGGACTTGGCGTTCCTCGGCATCATCCTGCTGCTACCAGCGGGAACCGTATCGCCACAGCAGACGCACGTCCGGTCTTTGTTGGTGCGTACTGGGCCATAGCTGTTTATCGGGTATTCTTTTTCTTTAAGCATCTTTTTCTGTTTTCAAAATTATCATCACCATATTCATAATTAGGACAAGCCTTATTGCTTGGGCGTCTCGTATAAGTCTTTTGCTCCCTATCATATTTCCTGTTAGGGTTTATATAATGGTCGCACACTTGCCAAATGGAGCAGCATACTTTCCCGTATCTTTTCGCCCATTCCCGATCATGTAGATGTACACAAGTGGCGCAAGTTGGGTTCTTGAGCTTATCCTTATTCTCATCTATGATCTTATTGACCCGATCAAGAATAACATGCATTTTTTCAATATTTATGACGTTAAATGCGTCTGGGCATGGAAGATATGTCATTGAGCTTATATCTATGTCCATTTCCTTGGATTTATTGTAAGCTGATTTGTATTTCCTTCTCATCAAATCCTTTAATTGATTTACTTTTCTCTCATAAGTCCCCATATTTCACTCAGTTTTCCATCCTTGTTTTTTCAATAGATCCACCATCATCTCCTTTATCTTAGGGCTAATGGCTTCGGTAAGTATATCAGCGGCCAAGTTAATAGAGAAGCTTGTCATTCTAGATTCTCCTATATACTTCTCGCTGGTAACTTCTTTCACATAGTCGTGAATATCCTTGATCATTTCATTTTGAGATCTTAGGAGATCCAGTATCTTATCGAGTTTATCATTCATCTTTTTTCTCGAATATACCTGACAATAACCAGAAGACCACTATCAAAAAGAAAAATAGCCCAAGAGCCTCATCCGGATAATCATGCATCGCCTCTAAGATACTTCTCATAACTTAACATCCATTTTACCGATTATACGATAGAAAATATCCCTAGTCAGCTCAATATCGTAAGTAGCGTCATGAAGCTTATTCTCGTCGATCTCAATACCCATAGTTCTGGCTACGGTCATCAACTTAAAGTTCTCCATATCGTTTCTTACGCCCATCAGGAACGGTGTCACCATAACATATACATCCATACAGTTAGGATAGAACCATGATCCGAAATACTTATCCCCACATTGGGTAAATAAAGCCCGTAGGAAGTTGTTGTCGAATCCGGCGTTGTTATACCCCACCAAATACATTTTATCCCTCTTGTCGAACTTATTCACGTATTTGGATAATATACCAACTAACTGCCTGTACCCTTCTTCCATAGGCTGATACGACTGCACTTGCTCCAAGGTAACACCAGCCACATCCAGCGCCTCTTGCTCTATCGTGGCGGCAGGGTTCGGGGCTAGGCGGATGTCGAACCTCTCAGTCTCCTGCCCGTCGATATCCACGATCCCTCCTATTTGGTGTATCCCGTTTCTCCAGAACTTAACCCCGGTTGTCTCTAAATCAAAAAATAGTAATTTGCTCATGTCTATTTATTTTGTTAATTTATCATTATCTAAGAACTAGTCGTGAAATGCTTTTATAATATATACTCCCATCAACTCTTTTACCTTCAAAGAAGTATATCCAATATTCTAATGAAGAACATCCAAAAGCAAGACATAGATTATTTATCGCATATCTAAAGTATTTCTTGCCTGAACGAAATAAGATTTGAAATTCTTTATTATTTAAATGGAGTCTTTTTTTTGGTTTTTCTTTTATTCATGTTTATAGTTTTATTTTAAATGTTCCTTAATCTTATCCAATGCCTTATAAGACAGATAGCTGTCTATAGTATTATCGCTATCTATTTCCAGCAACTCATTAAACAAGTCTTTAGCCAATGCTTTCCACTGCTCTCCCCAATCACGGAGATTCTCGACCTTTGACCGTATATCCTCGAAATAAGAATCTACGTCTGATTTGATTGATTTTGAATAATATTTAACATCCTCCTCGTCCCCATCCATAATATAATCACATTGTGTCCTGATATCTTTTATATGACTGTCTATATCACTGCACATATAATCAACAGGTTTACGTATATTGAATATAGCTTCTGACGTAAGACCGGTTATATCTTGTATGTCTTTTAAATTACCCATGATTTAATCAATTAAATACCAACCATCCACCTGCAAATCCCATTGCGAAAATAGATAAGATTATAGATGTGAATAATATCCAATCTTTTGCGCTTAGCTCATTATTATCTCTCTTTATTTTCTCAAGATAATCATATATAGCTGTATAAACAGCATGGTGAATATTCTCGTCTCTAGCCCTTACGATATTATCATATTCATTATATCCTAGATTATGGGTGGCGCTTTCGATCCTCATATTCCCCGTAACCTTTTTATTTACATCGAAATCGAAACTAACCACTATATCGGTGGTTAGAGCGCTGGCGATTTTGCTTTTTATCTCATCATTACTGAGATTAGCATCGTGCACTAATCGCTCATAGTCTTTATCGTCAAGAATTATCTGTTTTTTAATGTTCATATCCCTAATATTTCTGCTACATAAACAAATCCATAACATATATAATTATCAGCGTCATGCTCACCCCAATTTACATGCCATACGACGGCGCACGGGAAATATAATGGCATATCCTCAGCCATAGGATCCTCTTTGAAGTCATCAATGTTTATCTTCTCCCTCCACCTCCACAGGTCTTGGATATTGTTCAAAATTAATTTCTCCATAACTATGACGGATGTTAGATGTTAGTAATTCAATAGCTAAGCTGATCATAGCTCCCGCTTCAGTAAGTTGATTCATTTGGGCGTACATTCTATGCTCTGCACTACGATAAGCCTCTCTACTACTTATGGTGTCTAGTAAATCATCTATAGCGTTTCTAAGAAGATCGGTCATCCCATGCCCTCCTATGCCCTTGAAATAATAAATATCACGACCAGCGTAAAACATGTCCTGATATCTTTTAGCTACATACTCTATCCCGGATAGATGGTATTTCTCGTTGTCTATCTCCACCTCTCCTTCTTCTATAGCTCTCAACAACTTCCAATCTATCTTTACATCAGCTTGACGATTTTTTACCTTTACATAGGCATATCCGCCATAATGAGAACCCAGCGTCCTCATCGTAAGTTCATTGACTTTTTGTTTGTCTCCATCCATAACAATCTGGTTTTTAATGTTGATACAAAAGTAAGATTTAAACAAAAATAAAAGCATGAATAATATAAAAATAATATTAATCATGCTTAAATATAAATATATCCCTTCTAGTTCTCACGGATATACGTATTCGTACTCATCTGGAGGAGATGTCTTATATTCAACATCGCACTCCATATTGGTGTAATAGTTATCCCCTTTTCTGTATACTAACGCTACCCAACAGTCATATTTTTTGCTGTATCCTATAAGAGGGACATTAGCCATAGGCGGATTATCCTCTGTTTTGTATCTTATTCTTGTTACTTGTTTCATATTTTCATGGATATAAATATTCATATTCTTCCGGTGGATATGTTTCAAATTCGGTGTCGTACTTCATACAAGTGTAGTACTTGTCTTTGCTTCTGTACACTACTATCCACGGACAGTCATATCTTTTGTTGTATCCTAAAAGAGGAACACCTTCCATAGGAGGCTTATCTTTCGTTTTGTACCTTAATTTTGTTATTTGCTTTATGCTCATATAATCTTATGTTTAAGTAATTCCATCATCATCGAAAACAATGTGTCTACAAGAAGTTTCTCGCTACTCCAATATATAGGGATCTCATCTATATCTCTATACGTTACAGACCATGCATGTTCTAGCTTATAACATTCGAATGTACAACCCTCTATCTCATATGGGAGTAAATTCAGTAACGTCCCTACATCCCAAACAGGGTTGGATATATCCGGGGTAACGGCCTCGATCAGTCCTATACGACCAGCGTCATCCTCCATAGAATGTAATTGATCCAGATACTTGTCTCTGAAACCGATGGCGGTGGAGATAGGGGGCCGGCCTCGACCAGCACCCTCCCCTGTTCTTTTGTGGTGAATATCCTTTCTTTCATCTAACCCTTGATCTTTTTCTCTACAGTAACGATCGTATCATTATGCCATCCCCCATGAGCCACGAGAAGAATCTCCTGCTGCTCGAAACCAAGACCGGTCCCTATACCGCCGGAGTTCCATGCGCAGGTAATGACCACCCCGCCTTTCTTGGTGATCCTAGTTATCTCATTCTTCTGCCTAGCCCAATAACTAGATTGCGTTGTTTGCATATTAACAGATCTTCCAAGTCTTTTATACGACTCAGATACCTGCCTCGGAGAATATGGTGGATCATATAATACCATATCAGCCATATTATCCTTAAGACCACGCAGGAAGTCTGTGGCGTCTTTATGATACATAGCTTTAGTATCAGGGTCAAGATCGTTGGTGATTGTCCCTATATCGCTGTTTCTGGCGAATGGATCCACTATAACCATCCCCTCTTCTCGATATTTATCTATAAGTTCCCTTATCGGTTTTATGCTGAATGTCTCGCTGTTCGGCATTGACCATTTCTTGTTTATAATCATCTCTTAACTCTGTTTTAAATTTAAGCTTCATAGTACTTCTAGGTACAGGATCGCATATGTCATCCCACCAATTCTTGTGCCCTTTCGGTGGATGTATATCCTTTTTCCATAAAGATCCCTTAACTGTTTTGATTCTTCCGTATGGTCTCATTTTGCTCGTGTTTACCTTCACATGTCACATTATATCCGTTTCTAATGACCCGAACATAAGCTCATCAGTAATCTTGCGAAATTCCTTTACAATATCATTTATCTGCTTACGTTCGATGCTCCTTAGCAAATGGGCTATCACATCCACTGTCCATCCATTGCCCGCTAAAGACATGGCCGTATTTGGGGCTATCCCGTCAAGGTAATCATCCGGCAATGTCTGTAGCCTACACATCTCCACCGGGGTCAGGTATCTGAATTTGTCTTTCATGTCAAAGGCGTTAGGATATCTTCCGGGAGGTAGTGATGAGATCACGTTATCTTTCATGACTGTTGTCAGGCAATTACTTTTCTTGATGGGAGTGGTATTCTTATCTTTTCTTATCTCCAGACATTGCGTTATTTTTATGCCCATGTCACAATCCTTTCGATACCCGTCCTCTCCTATCCTTCTACCGACAATGGTCCCTATATATCTCCCTCTTATGGCTCCCGGATTCCAACCCTTGTCATGCTCTAGAATATCATCCAATGATATATGCTTGTCTTTCGGCATTTCTACCGGCCAATTACACCAATAAAGGCGATGCCGGGTCTGTGCCGATACCAAGGCGCTATCGATCTCCACCGGCTCCACGCCAAGCTCCTCGGTGATCACCCAGCGGTGCTCGTCCCGCATCCGGACGTTCTCGCCCAAGAACAGGACCTTACCTTTGGTCTCCTTCCTTAAATGCTTTACGATGTCCGAGAAGCAAAAGAAAAGCCTTCCACGAGAGTCCATAAATCCCTTACCCTTACCTGAGCTAGAGAAGCTCTGGCAACAGAACCCTCCCATGACCAGATCTATATCTTTCCAAGGGATATCCCATGTTCTCCAGTTATTAACATCCCCTAATTGAATAATATTAGGAAAATGTTTTTGACTTACCTTTATACATGTCTTGTCTATCTCCGAGGCGTAGTAAGTCTCGATAGGTATGCCGGCTCTTTGTAATGCTAGATACCCACATGATATCCCGTCAAATAATGATAATACCTTCATATTGTCTATTGTTTATCTATACAATTCTATAGTAATTATATTATCAAAATGATCTTTGGCTATATCTTCCCCTTCTTTTATAGACATATCAAATAAAGAAGCAGGGTATGATGTTATATAATCATTCGTATTTACAACAACCCTTATTTCCTTACTCTTATCCTTGACAAGCATCAATTCGTCTATCAAATCTTGTACTGTCATATTTTTCTCCGCTTTCATAAATTCCATTTTTATTTACTTTCATGGCCAAAAATATCCTTTCGGCTATACGTAATATACATTTGTGTATCCCCGGCAAGACCTTAACCAATTTTATACCAAAATTTTCTCCCCTTTTAACAAAAGTCCATTTACCGTATATGACCCCATGTATCATATGTTGTATTATCTCCTTGCTATCTGTCAAAAATACTTGATAATAGATACTGTTGACATAATTGAAATCCTTCCCATGATCATCTGCCGGTCTTAATATCATTACGGCGGAGGAGCATCCACGGACGAACCCGTATATCTCAAGGCATTCATCAAACTCATAATTATCGCGTTCCTCATCATGAACATCCTTAACCCATTTACATGGTCTCCCGTCCTTAAACGGGATCTTTAACTGTTTCTTTGCCATAATTGTTTTAATTATTAAATAATTCATATCTACCCTTCATCACCTATATTGCTTCTTTCTTAGCGTCATGCATTGCTTTAAATCTGTTTCTTTATGACAATTTGGTTCCCGTATTGAGGTATAATGCATAAACCTTCATTCAATCCATTTATTTCCAGTTCCCCCAAATTATTTAGATTGATAATAAACTCATTACCAACCCAATCAAAAACTCGTATGCCATTTTTAACTTCTATTTCATCGTCACCGCAGCGATGATTAATAATATGCACTTTCATTACCTTCGTCCCTGTTGTCCTATATTTATAACTCTCAATTTATCATATTCCTCTGAAAGAATCCCATGATCAAACAATTTGTTAGCGTCTATCTTAAGACTTCTATAATTGTCAGTTATATTGATATCACTCCACAAGTTCAATTTTCCCTTATCATCCAATTGCATATGGATAAAACCTTTTGTCACCTTCTTTCCGGCTTTAAGAGCCTCTACGTCTTTATCGGTAATCTTTTTCATGCTTTCGATATTTTATCATTATAGTTAAATTCATCTTTCATTCTGATCTTTATACCTCCATATGATAATTCCTTATGAGCTGTAACAAAATAATCAACCGCATCTTCATCTAATAAACTATGCGGACACCTTTCCCATACAGGGTTTTGATCTAGATGACCCCATGTGGCTACAAGTAACCTATTCTTGTCATTATCAATAGCTATTTTGTATGTCCCTGTAGTAGCCTTACGTTTAATGATCGCTCCATTTAACATCTGTTTCTTAGCCCAGCTCCATGAACCTCTCAACCCAAATGTTTTTATAACCCAGTCATTTATCTTCTTCATTTCAAGTTATTTGTTAAAAGTGTAATATAAATATAAATACATAAATTGGATAGGACTATTCACCATACCCTTATCAGTAGGATCATCGTATTTTTCAAGCCAAAAACGAAGCGCCTCCCAATCGATATCCTTACGGTCACATACCATGCAGGCTAGGTTAGCCCCGAACAGCTCCCCGCCGCCGCTCAACGACCTGTTAAACCTCTTGGCTAGTCTTCTTTTGAATCCCTTATCATACCATATCCCGGAGGTAGCGGCATAGCAATAATAAGCGTTGTACTTCATTTTCACGCCCATCCTATCAAATAAAGACGTATGCCATATCCGATCCAGAAAGAACACTATTCCACGATATATGAAAGTCCGGAGATTCTTCCTGTATTTCTTCCCTAAGAAGCTATCCACGCAAGATATAGTCCCGCCTGAATAGTACCAGTTATTGGCACCTCTCTTGACCTTATCCGTCATCTTGAACTTATTCTTTCTATCCTCTACCCTATCCCAAGGCTTTAATTTATCCTCATTAAATGTCGGGCAATAATGATAGTAATGATTGATCCATGACAGATATGGGTTGTATATCGTGTATCCATTATCGCTGACATATGAGTTCATATCATACCCAAGTTCCTTGGCTAGAATAGATCCCTCATCAGCTAATACCTTTAATATCGGATTTAAGTTCCATATCTGATCTTGGCTAACAAACATCGAATAGCATGGGTCTTCATCCTCTCCATACCATCCACCCATCCCGCTCACTATTTTATCCAAATCAAGTGAATAATCTTTCCCGGATGAAAAGTCATCTCTAAGAAAAAAACCTCTATATGGGATCATATCATGTATGCCGGGTTGGTCGTCAAATATGAACTTAGCGTTCTCGGTCAATCTAATCAATGTTTGCAAGACAGAGGATATATCTATGGGTGCATATTCACACCCATAGACCTTATTATTTATCCAAAGATATTGAAGAAGCTCGGCTATATTAATAGTCCCGTCCTCCACATATCCTGTCTTGTTATCGAAGTTTATTTTGGCTAGAGGTATATTACTCCCTTGTGGTTGGTCACTTTTTTCATTACAACAATGCACGAACCTGCCAAAGAATATATCCTTCCAGCCAAAATATTTATCCCTTATCGTCATAAGCCTATTTCTTGTCGTATAACGACATGACGTTAATAAGATCAGCTTTTCTGGCCATCCCCTCAAGTTTATTAAAGCCATCCATGTTATCACCGCTGACGATGATAGTAGGATATACCTCTATACCGTACTTGGATATTTCCTCCTCCGTGGCTTTGTTCTCCGGGATCTGGTTTAACGTGACCTCACCCTCATACTCCTGTAATGTGTTGGCGATAATATATCGCATGTAGTCGCTGTATTCAGCGTCTTTCTTCGTGAAAAAATCAATTCTTACCATCTCAAATAGTTATTAATCTGTTAATAATCAAATCAGCGGTAAATATAGCATTATCTACCTCATCTATACTCATCTTTCTCCCATCGAAATTGTTAGATAATAAATCCTTAACAATCTGATATCTACGCTGCTCCCAATTTACGTCTACATCAAAATTCAGATTCTTTACATAATCATAATTTAATTCATTATAACTGTAACTGAGATACCTAACTATCGGGAATAGGCTATCATCAATAGTGCGCTTGATTACATTAACGTATTTACCTGTTCTTTTGTCGATAGCTCTTAATCTCTTATCTACTACTCTTTTTCCTGACTCTTCCATTCTATAAGCCCTTTGTTATGTTTATCGTAATATAATAACGCTATGGCGTTCCAGCATACGGCGGATAGATGCATGAATCCCTCCTTATCATATCTCTCCCCTTTCGTATAAGCAACCAAGTGTCTCATGAGTGCACCTAGATAACGATTGAACCCATCAGGTATATCCTGCCATGAGTTATCAGCGTACTTCTTGGCACCTTCCGTATATACCCTCACGATGTCCTCTATCTCAGCCAAAGGAAGGAGATCCCACCGGAGTTTACCGTCGGCCCGGTCGTCCTTCCCGCTGCCGTCTTTCCCTACAAGCGGCCCGCTTTCCACCACTGCGTCTCCTATTTTTGGCTTCCCGAAATTCATCGCCTCATCCGCCGTCTCATCATCAATAAGCCTTAACTTGATAGCCCTATTTAACGAAACAACCATCTCTTCATCAGCCCAAATGGATTTATATGTCTCATCAAATAACGGTTCTATTTTCATCATTCCCGTATTGTCGGCGGTTTCAAGTACCTCAAATACCTCACCATCATAAACGACTTTGTCGTATTTGCTAAATTCCTCTTTCATTTCAAACTCCTTTTTGTTTTATTATTAGGTAATTATATACTTTTTAGATTAATAAAATTCACTAAGATCCCTGCATTCTGGTGTTTCTCCTGTCATAGAATAAAGCTTACCAGATGATAGATATACGCAATGCGAGGTCTTCCCGTCTCTCCACTCGCTTTGCTTCGTAATTCCGCAAATAGCGCAGCGTTGGATCCCCGCCCCCGCCTTTACCCACGAGTGCCGTACGTTTTTCTTTCTTGTCCTGTTGGTGTCGTCAAGTTTCCTCATAACTAATCCTCCAAAGTCATTATAATCTTATCTTCCCCGATAATAACCTCATTCCCGCTTCTTACATCAAAGCATCTCTCACCCTCTGCCTCCTTGAAATAAAGAGCGCCATTGTACTCGAATAAACCGAAACCGTAATCATCTAGCTTCATCTCGTTAAGTTTATTAAATTTATACACATTTTTCATATTCTCCATATTATATTGCATTACTGGAAATATCATTATGATACTTATGCCTATTACAAGCAACCCTGTGTAAAACTTTTGTGAATCATATTTTTTCCATCCCTCCATCATCATGGCAAAGGAGATTACTGTTATTATAATAATAGATATCAACCCTACCATATCACATCCTCCTTTCTTTCAAAAATCCCATCATATCCTCCACGCTAAGCTGGAATCCGGCAGCCGCCTTATGGCCTCCTCCACCTGGGTTGGCCTTGCGTGCCAGCGCCGAGACATCCACCTCCTTCTTGGTGGTATAGAACGAGCATCTGAAGAATCTGCCGTTCCAGCAAAATGGCATCATCAAATCATGTTTTCTAGGATCGTACATAGACTCGAATGTGGTGGAGTTAAACTCCGTAGTATTCATACATATCGCCTTGTATCCAAATATATCTGCCTCGAATGAGAACATCTTCATTTCTCCTCTGTTTTTCTCGATGATATATTCTATTATGGCCTCGCCATTTCTTATCATATCAGAAACAAACTCGCCATTCGCCTTGTTTAGCACCTCCCTGACCATGTCAACGTCAAGCCCGCAATACCCTCTCATCCCATATTGGAATGAAAGAACGTCACTCCATTCGAAGCGATCATGATCCCATACATCATAAGCGCTCAATAATTTTACCACGTCAGGGGTTTCGATATCATCGAAAAGATATTCCCACGTAAGCTCACAAGCCGCCGTTCCGATACGTCTTTTGCCTTTGACATTATAGTCCTTCACAGCTTCTATCGCCGTCTTATGGTGGTCTATCCATGTGACATCTATCCCCTTGTCTTCCCATTCGTCGAATAAGAATCTCGTTCTATCGCCAAATGACACGTCAACTACAAACACCTTATCATATTTATTCACGTCAGGTATTTCCTTGCCGTAATTGTAAGGAAGAAGATCAATGTCCCCTTTGAAATACTTTTTTACTATAGCCGCTGACATTACTCCGTCAAGATCAGCCTCATGATATATACATCCTATCATAATCTGTTGTTTTTGATTAAAAAATCTATGTATTCTTTTATATCCTTGTTCCTGTCATTATCCCAGTCAAATGTCTCGTTTATGAATTTGAAATACGATACTGGAATCGAATGAAACATCCATCCACAATACTTGCCGAATGTCATCACCGTAGATCCAAGGGGATGATCCGGCCTTCCGGGAACAGGGGCGGCGGTTACGCCCTGCGCCAGCCCCCTCCTACGATCTTTCTTGGCGGCTTTGATATCCAGATCTGTTTTCGTTACCTTATCCCCCATCGGGATATTAGTTATTAGCTTATCGCCGATAAACATTCCCCATCCATACCCCTTGTAGTTCTCTATACTAAGTTTCCTTATATCACCGAACCTTGACGAGTTGTTACAACAATCAACGACCAAAGCACTATCCTTTCCGTCTTTTATACGGACTGCCCTTCCAAGCCACTGATAAAACGACGAGAACGAGAATGTCGGCTTTCCTACTATCACGCAATCCAGACCCGGATGATCGAATCCCGTACCGAGGGCGGAATAGTTGAACACTACCTTCGTCTTACCTGACTTGAACCCCTCGACTATAGCCTCCCGCTGTTTCTTTGGCGTGCCTCCGTGAACCACTTCCGCCATGCCAGCGCATATCTTTGCGTTCATCCATTCGGCGGCGGTATTGCAGCTCTCAACAGAATCCATAAACACCAGTATAGATCTGCATACGTCTTTTAATACCATCAACCGACGTAAAATAAGGTTGTTTAAGCCGTTTTTTCTCACCGCCTCACTAATAGACTCGGCCGTATATTCGGAGCCGTTAGAATTAAGTTTAAGGGCATCTCCATTGAAATCCCATGTCTCATATTTAAGAGGTGTCCAAAATCCTTGCCTTATCATCTCCTCCACCTGTATGACATGGATTAGGTTCTTGAAATATACCGGTCTCATACGAGTGATGAAATTAAGCTGGGAATATGACACCCGCCCTATCGACATCGTTTTAAGCCTGCATGGTGTAGCGGTAAACCCTATCACCTTTTTCGGTTTCAGTTCATTCATGAATGTCATGAACTCACTGCCGCCCTCCGGGCTATACCCGGCATGAGCCTCATCTATCAACACGTTCCTGATCCCCATCTCCTTAAGCTGACCAACAACCTTCTTGATAGACCCTAACGTGGCGTATATCATGTTAGACAGTTCTTTCTTTCCACAGGAAGCGGAGTAGATGGTAGCCGGTATGCCATACGACGTTATCTTGTTGTGGTTCTGTTGCAGCAATTCTTTTGATGGTTGTAAAATCAGCGTCTTATCTCCCATCAATCTAGCCGCCTCTGCTATCAGCAGTGACTTACCGCAACCTACAGGACCTACGATCAATACCGGATCATGTCTATCAGAATTTATGTAATCGGAGATACTTTTAACACACTCCTCTTGATATGGTCTTAATTTGTAAATCATTTGGATTTGTAGTTATCAAAAACGTCTTTTACGTACTCTAGTCTTATAGGGCATTCCCGACCATCATCCATCTTCACCATCAAAGTCTCTTTGGTCTTGCTTATGGCTATCACCTCTCCTACTCCTATCTGGGTATGGACTATATCGCCTAGCTTTATATTACATTTGATCATGGTCAAGCTTTTTATTAAATTCCTCTATCTTGCTCCTGTCTGTCTCCTTGGTCATCTTAGCCTCTTCCTTAAACATATCATACCCTTCCCGGATATTGTCGCCAACCATATTCTCTATCATCTCCCTTAGCTCATCGCTTCTTACGGCAAAAGATATCTGGAATGATTTACTTGTGCCTTTCATCAGGTAATCAATCTCCTTCTTACATTCTGTCATTAACCGATCCAGATTATCGAACTTAACGAACTTGGAGTTGCCATTGGCTTTTCTTACCCCATCCTTGAAATCCTCCAATATCCCGTTAAATACATCCGCCATACACATCATGGAATGTAGCCATACCAGCATATTGAATTTATATTCATTATCAGCGTTATTCATCAAACTCACCAAAGACTCGCTTTTTGTCAACATGATCTTCGATTCCCGGTCTACGATATCCTTTATCTCCTGCCGGCATTTCATGGCACCAACGAAATCCATTTTAGAATAACATTCATTTGATTTCTCTACCAATTTCCTAATATCCTTTCTAGACATCAGAAGATCCAATACCTGTTTTTCTCTTTCGTTTTTATCCATAATCATTTATTTATTGACACAAATATAATTAAAGCCTAGATATTTACCTAGGCTTTTTAATAAAGTTAATCTTTTTTATTCTTTCTTTTTGACTCATCCCAATCCGATGAGTACCTGCATGTCCCTTGTTTGTGGATCGAGAAATCGCACCAAAAACACAAGGGCTTGGGGCGGGGTTCAAGGCAGGCCGGCTGACGTCCCATGAGGTAGCGCTTCTCGTACTTATACCCCTGTTTGGCGTCGTCCCAAACGTGAGCTTGATAGCTATCTATTTTATTTGTCTCGAAATCATACATGTCAAGGAGAATATCGTTAAGTTCCTTGACAGATCTCTCTACTTTCTCCTTATCTACCTTCACGTTCTGATTGTCCAGCATGCGGGTAAAGAAATAGCTGCACATATCCGGCAATACCTTGTACTTTCTCAGTATGTAGAAGGCGTATATCGGATGCTGGAGATTATGAAGCAGCTTGTCTTCATCGAATAACTTTCTCCCGGACTTCCAGTCTATCGTATACATGGCTATCCTGTCCTTTGTCTTATACTCTCCACGCCAGTCCACCGATCCTATGATATGTACCTTATCGTACGTCACGCCATCCAAAGTAAGGGGCTTGGGTAGCTTATAGGGCAGGACGAAGTCCTCCTCCACGCCGGCCGGTCTCGACCCCCGGATCACCTTCTCCATTGGCGTAAGATCCGACCACATTTTCTTATAGTTGCCAGCAGCATCCTTCTCAAACAACCCCACAATCCATCTTATTAACCTAGCCGCATGTTGCATGGACTCGATCTGAGATTTTACGCTATCAAAAGGTATCTTCTCTATATCGGCGTAATAGTTAAATGCCTTACTCATGTCCTCATAAGAAGGTCTGCATCCGTTCTTGAAGAAATACTCCATCGTCTGGTGGATAACCGTACCATATGACGTAGCCTCATGCTTCTCCGTGGATCTGTGACCCTCCACGTAAGTCTTATACCACTTATACGGACACTGAACAAACGTGTCTATCTGTGAGTAGGATGCGGCAAGCACCTTCTCACCGCCTATCGTCTTGCATAGCAAGTTATTCTCCGGAACGATCATAAAGCCTCTCCGTATTTATGTCACGCTCATATAAATCCATCGAAATATTCTGTAGGTTATGCAAATACCTTATCTGGATAAGCTCGCTCAGGTTATCCTCCATATCCCTAAGTCCGAGATAATACTCGTCGCCAAAAACCTCCATGGTCATCCCGTGTCCACGATATACGTCCCTATTCTTGTCACTCTTGAAACCGATAGCGTCAAGAAGGTTATCGTCTATCTCAATAGGCATGACATCATCTTCCCCTGAATACCATTTCATTATCCCATCATCAACCTCACGTTCAAGGATTAATGATCCACTTTCATTACGCATACCGGTAACGCACCCTACTCTCCATATATCACCAGCTTTGTCTTTTACAAGATTGCCCGGTCTTAACTCCTTAACTGAAATCATATTCTTCCTCCTCATGATCGTCATCACAATCATCGACAAGAGGGGTCTCTAGCCCCTCTTCCCAATCATCATATCCGAAATCCATTTATTTGTCTTTTAGATAATCACACAACATACCCATAAGCTCTCCTACCGTCAATTCGTGATAAGGCTTGACGTTAAGTGCCTCATCGGGTATACATTTACCCGTTTTCTTTTCCACTTCCATTATGACTTCTACAAAATCAAGGGAATCCATAGCCATATCCGTATCCAGCTTATCCTCGTTCATTATCTGAGCGGCATGATCAAGGCCATTAAATTCACCCATCTTCTCGAATATCGCCTCCTTGACTACTTTTTCAACTTCTTTTCTTTCCATACTAAATCGACATTTTCAATCTTCTACCTAATTCTTTTTTTATATCCGATATCCTTTCGATATCCATCTTAACATCGCCTGTGATAGCGTATTCCTTATCCATTCTCTTTGGGGGATCCGGAAGCCGGCTTATGGCGAACAACCATGCCAGCTCCTTGTTCTTGTTCTCCCTAAGATACAAGTCAGACGTCATGCCATACATTTTTATGATCGTATCGAATAACGTTGATTCCGATAAACTCATATGCACGCTATACACATTTGATGGTTTCCAGATCAAGTTATCCAATCTCATCGTATACTCACGTTTAAGATCTATGTGGGATATTACGGCTCTTACTATAGGTTCTTCCTTGAAGTTGGTATTAGCCACGAACCATACGAGCCTTTTCTCTACCTCCTTAATAGCCCCTGTATCCTTCCCCATATCGTTATATACCCCAACGATACGGTCCCGGATCCCCTCGACCTCCGGTGTCAGACCGGGTGTCTCTATCAGCATCAGCAGCGACCCTCCCCTTGGCGTTATCTTCCACTTCCCATTCTTCTGAAGCTCGATATAACCAGATGCTTTATAACTATCTATTTTCTCCTTTGGAATGACGCTAGCCATCTCCTCTTTCTGCCGGATCATCAAAAGATACCCGACATCAGACATCGTTAATCCTGATGTCATCATCTGTTCAAAATTTATATACATAAGCTAATGAGTTAAAATATTGACCTGATCTTTCTGGCTACCCTCTCGACTATATCGGGATGATCATTTCCGTTATATATATCTATTAGCGTATCTATTATATGTAACCTTATGTTTTTCTTTGATGAATGAAACCAAAAATCTCCATTTTTTCTGTTTACAGGTTTGAACATCTTCAGTTCTGGTATAAGATAACACGCCACACATGATCTTTCAGCAAGTGATAATTCAACCGCTGCCTTTTCTATTGCTCTGCACATAAATGTATAATTATCATTCTTTATTAGATCGTAAGCTCTTCTCAACACCCTAAGGGCGTCTGCTTTCGATAATCTCTTTCCCTTTTTCATACTGTTTTACTGTATAAGATTCATTAGCCATACCAACTCTACCAACTGATATAGATTGATTTATAGATTGGTTAAGATGCCCTACAACCGACATCTTAGCCCTAACCGTATTGGCGCATCTTAGAAGGATTCGATAATCCTCTAACGCCCTCTCGTATCTTACGTCCACCCTAGCCCTTTTATCAGCATCAGTCATGCTCTTACATGTTCCGTCCTCCCTCAGGCTTATAGCGATCTTGTCCCGTATGATTCTGATATCATCCTCGGCTATCACCAGTTCGGCGTCAAGAACCCCCTTGTATGAGCTAAGAAGATCCTCCACCGCCACAACTTCCCTTTTTAGGTTCTCCAATTCCAATATCATTGAGTTGTCATTTATCCTTTTATACTCCTGTACTTTATTGGATACCTCATCACAGATACTCATGATCTCCTTTTCCCGTTCCCGGTTTATGATATATCTGATGCTGTATTTAGCCATTTCCTTTAACGAGGATATAATTTCCTTTATCCCCATCTTATCCTCAACCGACAATACGGTCTTCAAGAACATTTCCAGCACCTTTATCACTACAAGCAGGTAATTATGTCTCAATCTCATGTCAATAAGGTGTTTCGTCATGTACTATATTGAAATCATCACTAGGCGGTATATATTGTTGCTCCAACGGGATACTAGGAGGCGGGGGCGGCAGCGTCACCACAGTCGTGTCCGGCTTGCCGCTACCCACAGGGGCATCCGAGCCTCCCGGTCTTTCTTGGCGCACCACCCCTCCATCAGGATAATATCGCTCATATCCTTTCATGATATCTACATGTATAGCGTCAATCTCCTCCAATGATCTTTGACGGACCTTTACGATATGATGGAACAATAATCCATCCACACGGAAGGATCGTCTTGACTCGCTCTTGAAACGTTCCAGATTAGGATACCATCCTTGCGGAAATTGCATGTATGAGGAGTACCCGTATCTTTTCGGTATATTTAACGCTACCATAGCCGTACATAACTGTCCCAATGTATCTGATTGATAAAAATCAGATTGCTTTGGCATATGATCCTTTGGATCCCGCCGTCCTTCGATATCACGATTGAGTTGGGATATTATAAGAAAGAAAATATTAGGAAAAGTTCTTTTAGCGATATTACACATGGTTATCAACGAGTCGATATTTCTTTTGGCGTCTCCTGAACCTTGTACTAGAGCCGTATGATCTATAGACACGAATACCATTTTCTTATCCTTGTTTATTGGCATATACTCATTCCATAGAAAGTTTTGAAGCTCATCTACGGTTGATGGTTTAGGGATGTATGTTATTCTGCTAGAGTTCTCTTCCTTGAGGCATCTCTGCATTTCTTTTACCTCATCTTCTGACATCTCGTTAAGGAGTATATCTTGTATGTCTTTCCCCATTTTTTTTGATAGTGAACGTAACATCAAATCTTCTGGGTTCATCTCAAACTCACATCTTAACCATACATAATCATCTGCCTGTGGATTGATATTGACATTCATCACATTGCTCATGATCTTTTGCGCCAGATAAGATTTGCCAACTCCGGGCCTAGCGCCTATAGCCACCGCATGTTGTGGGTAGAACCCGCCCAGTAACGCCTTGTCAAGATAAGCGTATCCAGTACGAGCCGGGAGAAGCTCTCCCGACTGATACTTTCTTATCCTCTCATAGGCATCCATGATGATCTCCTTGGATGACCTCCATATCCTATCCTCACTCATCCTCTTGCGTTTCTATCGCCAGCCGTATCGGATTTAGATCCTCTGTTAGCTGATCTTGATTTATATCTTAACCCCTTAGCCGTATGGCATAGGTCCTTCCCTTTCCGATAAGCCTTCCCCTTCAACTTATCGGTCTTGTAGTTCTTGCGACCCAACTCCCGTCTCTTGGCTTTCTGTTCAGGACGAGCATTAATCTTCTTGTCCGTCTCAGCCTTCTTCTTTCTGGCTTCCGGATGTGTCCTATAATATTCAGTCGATTTCCCCATCCTCTTCGTCCTCCTCATCATAATCATAATTCTCTACGATAATATCCTCTCCATCCAGATACGAGGCTTTATCCCCGAGTCTATCTCTCATGCTCTCATAAGGATCGTCTCCATCCTTTATCTCCCACACACATACGTGTGGACCTATTATATCAATCAGCATATTAGCCTTATCCTCGCTTATGCCTTTTTCTATCATCTTATCCCTACATTTGTAAAAACCACATGTCTTGTTAAATACTGATCCTCCTACATAAAATCCTGTTGGCTTATGAATAAAAATTACTTTCATCTTTTATACAATTAATATTATCTATCAAATTTATTTATTTTCCTTTATCCAATCTCCATAACTCATATCCATATCACACACCACCGTATCGGTCGTGTTGTTTACCACATGGAACAGGAACTCCGGGCATCCGTGGCAGGCGTTGCTTCCGATCACCACCGCTCCGTGCCTAGGGCAATCCTTCTTTACCATGGTTCTATCATATATCCGTATATGATTATCGCTATACTTTTCAATATATCTCATGGTATTAAGCAGTGATGGCAAAGACATCTTATATGGAGATACATGTTCTATTGGTATATCCAATTCACCAGATAGGCTTTTGTAAATATCCTGCACATCCCGTTTTGTCCTATACGCAAATATATTAATCTCAGTCATTACCATATCCATACTCCTAAGAAGATCCGGCTTAGCCAGCCTCCCCATCGGCTTCCCAAAAGGATCGGATCTCATCCAAGCTCCACACTTCTCGCACCCAACCTGCTTCCCCTCTACCGTATTTATTATAGTGGATGGGGTTTTACAGTACGGGCATATAGATCCGTTTAACATAGCTTTTTGAGCTAAAGACAGTTCTTTCATTCTGTTTCCTTTATTTCAACATTAAATAAGCTGCAATATCTATTGAAATTCCTGCTTTCTATTTCCATATCCTCCTCATACCTGTTAATTGATTTAATAAAATCATCGTAACAGTCCTTGCACATCCATTGATTGATTACCGCCACGTAATAGCCCACGGACGTAGGTCTGTTACACATATCGCAAATACCTAAGCACCCATATCTGGTAAACTTATCCATCATCTCCTGTCTTGTTATTTCAAGCACCTTGAATCCCTTGTAATTATCAACTACTTTTGCCATTGTTATTATTGTTTTGTTTAATGATAAAATAATCAGCTATATCCATTCCCTCATTTATATTGGGCTTTGATTCAAGAAAATCACTTATCTCGATATTCATCCCCCTCATATCCCTATCCACCTTCTTCTTCCACTCGTTAAACGCCGATCCCTTGTCAGGATACAACACTATCCTCCTGCGCCCCAATGTCTCTATCATCTCTCTTTTCAGCATATGGATACCTCCGCATGCCATGAAAAGTCTATCCGGATATACAATGTTGCATATGACCGCCGTCTTCTCAGATTCAACTATATACACCGGAGCGTCTTTAGGATAGAAGTTGACAAGAAACTCACCAAACAAACATTGTCTCAATAAATAATCTTGACCATTCATGACATGAACCCAGCACACATGATCCATAGGAATCTTCACCCTCTTGCCATCAGGTCCATAATCCATTATCTTACCTGTCCGGATCGTCCAGTTCTTGTCAAGTTGCCAGAACACGCAACATTTACCCCAATCCCCGAACCTCATCATCCCTACCTTATAGAGGTTAAACGCCTTGTTGGTATGATATGACCCAAATATATTGGATAAATAATCTTGTAGATCCGACGTCTCGAAAGGATTAAGCGTATCAAACATCTTACTCACCGGAATACAATTGGCTATATCCGGGTCTACCGGGGGTCTGTATCTTCTTAATACTTTATTTGAGTCTACAAAAAGGTCGTTGTCTTTAAGCTCATTCCCTGTAGGGTATTTAAAATAACCACACCTGTTTTTATGATCACATACCCCAAACTGTTCTCCAACGATCTGACCGGTGGTTACGTCCACGTACGGCGTAAAACACTTATCCTTGCCGCATTGCGGGCACGTCAGCTTCCTCCTTGGTTTGCTATGATCCAGCTCATACCGATGAACGCTCTTATTGAACTCCCTAAATTCCATCACCCTCTCCTCTCATTCATGACTCTATATATATAGTCCCTCAGCGGCTCTTTCCTTACCAACTTATTAACATCAAACTCGCCTTCTATATCTAAGGATCCGATTCTTGATGTAACCGTATAATTAGTTTTCTCGAACTTATACTTTCCTTGAAGATATACTACGGTAGCCATATTCAATATAGGGTTGTCAGTCTGTCTCTTCAACTTATATTGGCTGGTCTTTGCGGTAGGATCACCCGGAGCGAAGTTATATATCTCCTCTATCTCCAATATCTTTCCATAGTTCTCTAATATCATTCTTCTATATAACTCAAGTTGGAAAGCATACTCGTCATAGAAATTGCCTTTCCTGTTTGATTTGAAGTCCAATATAGCGAATATCCTCCTGCATCTCTTTATCTTCTTTTTCTCCGTCTTAGGCTGACCTTTCTTGGCTCCCGTCTTATAGAACTCTCCTGTCTCGACCTCTATCTCCACCATCTCCGGCTCGCCATCCATCTCCACCACTGCGTCCACCGAAGAAGCTACTTTCAATCTCCTTGACCTCAACATCTTTTCGATCAATACAGGTTTTACATGTCTTTCCTTGCAGAATATGGCAAATGATATCAGATCCTCTATCAGTTCATCAATGTTATCCACTAATATCCGCTCCATCCTATACTTGTCTATTCTTAGCTTGGCTTCCTTGACCACCTTCCTGATCCATGTCGGGATCAGCTTTATGTTAACCCCGGTCAGATACAACCCAAATAGATAATGCATGATAGTACCCAGATCAGCCCTGTAGTTAGCGTACTCATCAGGATCCTTACCCTTGAGCCTCATCTCATTCTTCCACTTCTCCAAGGCTCCGGACGTATCACAATACCCATTGGCGATATTGTTAGTGGCTCCATCGTATATGATAGGATACCCATCAACATCCATCTCATAATACACACGTTTGCCGGCGACAGTCATTCTATATAACACAGGTGTCGGGATATCCTTTATCCATTCAGCGGCATAATACTGTTGCTCTGTCTCCAGATCATACTCAACCTCCATCTCCTCGTTAGGCTCGTTTTTAGGCTCTTCAACAGGCTTTTCCTCCTCGACCATATCTTTCTTTGGGACAGTTGATAAAACGTCTAATATGCCAAAGAAAGCGGTAAATTTAGGATCTGTATGATATGATCTTAATACTGGTAATGATGATCGCCAATAATATGACGACGCATTCTCGTCCTTTATCTTGCCTAAAATCTTGCCTAAAGCCGAACATCCTATCTCTCCATCATCCGCAATAGCCACATTGTGTCTCTCGGATAAACGAACTTTCATCTCATCAAACGATTCTTGATCGCTTATGACTTCCATGATCGTCCCATAACTATATACTGTGTCACTTATAGCCTTATATCCTAGGTCTAAAAGTAATCTTTGTTTTCTTCTATCCATGATAATAATCTGGTTTTTAATTTACCATCCTCCTCGACTTTAGGTGCGAGATCCCTCATCCTTCTGGCTGCCAACAGCCATACGTTGCCAAACTCGTCCAAGAGCCGGCTGAAATCCATCGTATCTAATAGATAATCGAATCTTGTATGCTCATCAGCCGTCAAGTAGATAATGTTATCATTATCCTCAGCAACTGATTTATATTTCCGTTTAGGGTATAAGTGGCATATGTTGCTTACCCCCGGGCATGGTATGTATGCGCCGGTAGCAGATCTCCTTGTCATACTCAATCTAGCCACATGGGCGCCAAAGAAAACGGCTATGCTCTTCCCCTTTGGCTTGGCCTTCACCCGTATCGCCGCCCTTTCCTTTGGCGGTAGCTCCTTGGCTCTGCATGCGGGACACAACCCCTTACTCCTTATGGTTACCATCCTTCCGCATCTCTCACACGGTAACATCCTACCTCTCATGCCTTTTTCTTTTTATAACTTTTGTTGAACTCCATAAGGCTCATAGCCCCATACCTCTTAAGCCTATTAATCTTACCCTCAGTCCAATCTTGATCCTTGAAGTTGATGATCGTATCGAATATCTGAGCTAGTTCCCGGATATTAAAACTCCTGTTTTGTATCTTCTTATAGAACCCCGATCTGCTATATCCTAATTTAGAAGCTAGATAAGTTTTGTTAGACAATGTGAGGATACGATAAATTGTACCCTCCATTTTACTTATCTCCATCAACTTCTTGGCTATGGACGACGTGGTTTCGTAGCTAGCTTTACTGCCTACTATCCTCATTTTTCTCCGGATTCCTGATCTTACCATCAAACTCGTAGAAGTCCATCAGTTTCTTCTCTTCCTTGATACAAGTGACAACGAAATCTGATATGGTTCCTTTCATGCCTTCCTCGAAATTCTTTTTGGCATGATCAAGGTCATTGGCCCGAACGATGTAGTTAAACGCCTTGCGTTTCTCATTGTTCGATTTCTCGTCTATCGTAATATAATCAGCCGTGACCTTATAGAACCGGTCTCCATCCATGGCAAACAATTCCGCTATCCTGAATCGTTTGATATCAACGCTAAACTCACCGGATATGAATGGCTTCATCTCCTCTATGATTCTAGCCTCACATTCGGTATAAGAAAAGGCATCTACTAAATACTCTTCCTTTACCTTCTTCTTCATGCCGTTCTCGGCATCGGTCTCATAAGAAACCGTACATTTAAACCAATTGTGCATTTTAATCTATATTATTGTTAAACAAAGGATAATCTTTTATTCCTTCACGAATATATCTTTCCGTATCATCATCCACGCCATAAGCCTTCTTGAAAAATATCATAGCCTTATCCGTATCATTATCCACCAGTGGTAGATATTCCCTTGCAAAAAGCGACCTAAGATAGTTCATATTATCAATCCTATGTCTTATATCGGCTACTTTATCCCATATCTCGGCCCGAATTTTACTCATTTTCTTCATATTTCTCTCATATCTCTCTAGCTGGTCTTTATATTCCGCCTCAATCTTATCGTTCTTATCCTTGATAGACTTATAGGTCTCCTCGTCTTTCGTATCAAACATCGGAGTATGTTTGATATTAATTATATCCAATTTGCTGTATAGCTTTTCATTGGATACGGTGAAATCATATCTAGTCCTGTACAGATCAAAGTCACTTAAGAACTTAGCTATTTTAATAGCATCATCCTGATCAAGAACGGCTATATTCAATTCTTCTAAATAGTAGAAGAAATGGGATGGAGAAATAGGTTTACAGTCATATGTCCTCATGATTGGAGGCTCATCCATAAATCTGACACCTTCCTCCATACATCTTGTTACGATCAATTTCTCTACCTGCTCATCAGTAAGATCATATATCTCCTGATCGGTCATCTTATCAATTGTCTTCATCATCCTCATCCTCCGATATCGTTACAGCCTTTGTAAACTTTTGTTTATAAACCTCACTCATAAGGCAGGCGAAAGTCCTATCATTCATACTAGCCATAGTATTGGCCTCTACCATAAGATTCATCTCGATGTTCTTTACCAAGATTTCATAGTTATCATCATCTTCTTTATAGAAAATGACTTTACCACCATACTCGAAACCATCATCCCCGGTCTTAACCATATCGATGATCCTCTCTAACTCCTTTACAAATTTACTCTTTTTCATATGTGTAATTTTTATGTGTCTACAAAAGTAGACATTTTGTTTTTGAATTAAATTAAATAAACATTATTAATAGTTAATACGCCTAGGTGATTATATACCATTTTACACTAAAATCGTAAAATGGTATATAATCACCTTATCCTCCATATATCTTAAGCCCTTTTATATTGTATTTGCTTATATCCATACACAAATTACACCCTCCATGACAACAACACCACGAGCAAAAGGCTAGTCGCTCCTGCTCCGGCCTACCTTGAAACTCCACTGCCGCCCTATACCATGCCGGGGATAATACCCTGACCTTCTCCGGTACGGGCGGTGTCATGAGCACCGATCGCCGCCTTCCTTTGGCATCCTCCCTACCTCTCATCTGGATTATCTTTTAGGTAATTATATACTACTTTGCACTATTTCTAAAACAATAAAAGGACACATGAT